ATACGTTTTTAAAGGCAGCACTAACCGCTTGGAATACATTGATTGACTTCTTATTGTGATGGTGTGAATGAAAATTATTATCTTGCACCAAAAAAAAAGAAAGTCATGAATTGTAACACTTGTAAAGATGACAGACCTGATATTCTGAGATCTAATATCTGTATCGGGTCTGATCCGTGTAATGACTGTACGGACAATTGCGAAATTCTTCCAAAAGAATGCGATTGCCCGTATGGTCATTTAAGCGATCATTGCATTCATTATACAGGATGCAAGACATTCATATCCAAATTAACTCCAGGCATGCCTTATAATGAGGTTATGCATAATATAGAGCTGGTTTTTGAAAACATAGATAAGTTTTTGGATAGGATGGTTGAAGAAAATACGCTTTTAAAACAAAGAGTTGAAAAACTTGAAAAACAACTTCAAAATGGAAAAGAGTGCACAAATTGGTAAGGACTTAAGTGGTAAACACGTATATGTTCCACATGTGGACGAGACGCCGGTGCCATGCCCGGACGGATATACATGCACGAACTGCGTGTACTGCGCTGACGGCATCAACGCTGGCTACTTCAGTCTGGCTCAGAAATCTGATCTTACGGCTTTAATCAATGCAATGATATGCCGTATGGAATACCAGGATAGGGAAATAGAATTTTTAAAACAAAAAATAAATATTTTGAGTAACAATGGCAATAACAGGTAACGGTTGTTTTGGCAGTCATGGTGGGTGCGAACGCCCGCATCATTGCAATATTCCTTCTTCTAACATATTCTATGATGGAGAAACTATAGAAGAAGCTGGTTTGTATCATGGTATGCCTTTAGACGGAGCTTTAGCTAATTTAGCTAAATACGTTTCAAGGGCTATTAACGTAAGTGGATCTGTCAATACAGAAGTGTTTGACGGTACTTCTCATGTGGTTCTAAAGAAAGATCCGGCAGAGATTTTGCTTGTATCTTATTGCGGGGGTGTCGTACCTTCTGATATGTATAAAGTCCAGGGTCGTACTGTTAGGTTCTGCCGGGATATGTGTCAACAGGATGAACTTGCTGAAGTGAGGGTTGTGTACCGAGAAGAAGCAAATAGTTCTTATGGGTTCCATTGTTAATTTAGGAGGATAAGAAATGGCAGAAAAATGCAAAGGATTTATATGTGGGGGTAATCTCGTTGATGGCTCTGTGCCTTCTGATAAGTTAGATAAAGAAACCATTGTCGAGCTTATTAAAGAGATTCTGAAAGAGGAAATGCACGAATCTTGGCTTAAGGAAATAATAGAAACCATACTTAAGGAATCTATTGATTCAGATTGGCTTCGTGAGTTCTTTAAAGAAGTTCTTAAAAAATACGCTAAAGAGGAATGGTTTAAGGATATTATCTGCGGCTTAGGATGTGTTGGCGTACAAGAGATATTTGATGTTATTCCTACTGACATAACATTTGAAGCCACAGGCGGTACGGCTACGGTACAGGTTGTGGTAGATGATGGCGTTGAATGGGAACTGACACTTTAATGAAGGAGGGTTATTATGAGCAAAGAAAGAATATATAAGATGGATGATGGTTCTTGGCTTACCTCAGATAAGAAGGAAGGTGTCGGTCGTGATAAAATGAATTTCGATGCTCCATCTTGGAAAGGAAGGGAAGATAGGATCACTATCCGAATTGTGAAGAAGTCCGATACCGAAAGCATGAAAGCCATTACTTTCAAGCAAAAAGGTATTAAGATCACAGAAGTGTCGGTTAGTAGGCTGGAGTTCCCTATATCTGGTGGAGATAAGCAGGTCCTTATTACTACCAACTCCGCTTCTATCAATGCCCTTATTACGGGTGAGAAAGATATAAAGGGTGTCATAAAAGCATTTACCACCGCTTCCGGTCTTAATATTGACGTCAATGATATTAGGCTTGATTATGGTTTCCCTGGTGATCCGGGTCTTGAAGACACGTTCCAGGTTTCGATGATTGTTTCCATGCCTGGCAATGAGGATGGGAATGAAGTTAATGAGAACATAACTATAAATGGTGTACTGATTCCTATTTATCAGCCTGGAAAGGTCGTTCCTTACATTAAATTGGATAAGGAATTTGAACAAATTGAGGGTGATGAAACAAGCACGCAGTTAAGTATAGAAAGTAATATAAAAGATTATGTTATTGAAATAGTTGAATGCGAGTCTGTGGATAAGGAGGAAATCTACCTGGACAAGGATGTTGTTGATCTTGATTCAGATGGATCACCGGAGGTAATCAACGTAAGTACAAATCCTGAAAATTTAAGATGGAGGATTAGGAATGAAAGTAGATAATTGTTGGGCGAACATAGATAAGAAAGAAGGCGGTCTTAACAGTAAGGTTAATATTTACTTTGATGAAAATGATACTGGTGCCAACAGAAGTGTCAAGATAAGGGTGTCTTCCAGGGACGGTAGCGTATCTGAAGAATGTACGTTAGTTCATAAAAAAAAAGAACAGGTAGTTTATAGAAATAAAAGACAGTCAGCTCTTTTCACAAAAGAAGGATGTAATCCTGAGACAGAGAAAGGGGAAGAGCTTGAGTACGTTGTTGAGGCCGGAAAATACATGTCTATCATATCTCAGTCTGATGCTGATGACAAGGCTATGAAAGACATTGAACAAAATGGTCAGAACTGGGTTAATGAGCATGGTCGTTGTATAACCATATTATGGTACAATGTCAAGAAATCAAAGTCGTTTAGAAAGAACGATTGTGATCCTGATACCGAAGAAGGAAGTTTGGTTACGATGACAATCGAAGCCGGGCAATTTTCTTCTACCATAAGCCAAGAAGATGCCGACCGTAAGGCTGAAGCTGAGTTGAATGCCAAAGGTCAAGACTATGCTAATTCTCATGGTACTTGCAATACCATAAAATGGTACAACGACAGGAAATCCAAGATGTTCCAAAAGACAGATTGTGAGGTGACTGAAGTTGGATCTATGGTAGAGTACGTTGTAGAAGCCGGCCGCTTCTCTTCTTCTGTTTCTAAGGAGGATGCTAATCAGAAGGCTTTGGATGCCTTGGAAGCTGAAGGTCCAGGTTATGCTAATGAGCATGGTACATGTGAAACAAATTTATGGTATAACGTAGAGAAGTCAAAAGTATTTTATAAAAATGACTGTGAAGATGGGTTTATCGGAGCACCTTACACTTACACAGTAGAAGCCGGTAAATACACATCAGACGTAAGTCAAGAAGATGCTGATAAGAAAGCTCTTGATGATATAGAGAGAAACGGCCAAGAACAAGCCAACCTTAATGGTGAATGCATTGAGGATCCTAATTATTTTATAGGAAAGGCTTCGGCTCGTGTTCAGAAAAATGATTGCGATGCCGAATCTCAGACCGGAAGCTTCGTTGATTTGACTGAAAAGGATCTTGCAGGATATCCAGATGCTTTTGTGTCAAGGGAAAGCCAGGAGGCAGCTAATGCGCTGGCTGAGGCCGCTATGGAAGAACAGAAACAAGATCTTGCAAATAAGAAAGGTACTTGCATAGATAAAAACCAATTTGTTGGTGTATATAGCAAGGTATTCACAAAAGACAATTGTGAAGGAGAAGGCGTAGGTTCGCAGGTAACGGTAGACCAAGACGATGTAACTGGTGGTCCTTTTACTTCATACGAAAGCCAGGAGGCGGCTAACGCGCTCGCTCAGGCTGCCGTCGAGCAGCAGGGCCAGGCCATAGCCAACCGGGACGGCCATTGTACGTGGACTGGTAAATACAGTGAAGAATTTACCAAAAATGATTGTACTGAAGGTCAGGTAGGATCTAAGATTACGGTAACCGAACAAGATGTTGTTGGTGCTCCTTTCACATCTACCGTAAGCCAAGATGATGCTAATAACAAGGCCAAGGCTGCTGTCAAAGAACAAGGTCAGGCTATTGCTAATAATAAAGGCAATTGCGAAGATATGACGGTCTATACCGGTCATTACAGCAAGAGATTCGTTCCCGAATGCGAGGCTTGTCATAAAGGTGTAGAGATGGAAGTTACGGCTGAGATGGTAAATGGTAGTCCTGTTACGTCAACGGAAAGTCAAGAGGCGGCAGATACAGAAGCTCGTAGGATCGTAGAAGAAGGCGGTCAGGCTTATGCTAATAAAAACGGTAACTGTACGCCATTAAGCACCGATCCTGTATGGGAAGACGTAGAACCGGAAGAACTTAGATGTAGCGAAGGTAAGTCTCAGAAAAAGCAACGTGATACCAATGAATGTTCTGAAACCCATAATCAGGAACGTTGGGTAAACGGCGGAAATAAGGTTTGTAGCTGGACCGGTCATTATTCAGAAACGTTCCAGAAGAACGACTGTGAGATACCGGATTCAGGAACAGAAGTAGAGGTAAGTGAAGCTGATGTTGAAGGTAATCCTTTTACTTCTTTCGTAAGTCAAGAAGATGCCGATAATAAGGCTAAGGAAGCTGTTAAGGCTCAAGGACAGAATATTGCCAACCAGAAAGGTAAATGTAGGTTCGTAGGCGTATATAGCAAGGAATTTACGAAAGATAATTGCGGATCATGTCAACATGGCGTTCCTCTTACTGTAACACAAGATATGGTAGGTGGACCGTTCTATTCTAATGAAAGTCAGGAAGAGGCAAATAGGCTGGCTCAGGAAGCCGTAGAAGCACAAGGTCAGGCTTATGTTAATAAGAACGGAACGTGTGAAACAGATAACACCGACCCTGTATGGGTAGATTCCGAGCCGCTCGAAACCAAATGTGAAGGTGGTAAATCTTATAAAAAACAGGTTAATACCAACGAATGCTATGGTGGAGAAAATGAACGATGGGTAGAAGGCGGAGATAAAGTATGTACCTGGACCGGAACATATAGCAAGCAATTTACAAAACAGTGTGCTGACGGCGGTGTCGGATCTAAAGTTACCATAGACCAAGATGATGTAACCGGCGGTCCTTTTACGTCTACCGTAAGTCAGGAAGACGCAAATAGCAAGGCTCAGGCTGCCGTTGAACAGCAGGGGCAGGCTCTTGCAGACGCGCAGGGAACTTGTACCTGGACCGGTAAGGCAAGTAAGGTCTTCACCAGAAACAATTGCGGAAGCTGTCAGCACGGTTCGTCTGTTACCGTAACCCAAGATCAAGTAGGTGGTCCATTTACGTCCAATATCAGTCAAGCTGATGCTAATAAGAAGGCTCAAGATGCTGTAAATTCCCAAGGTCAGGCAGTAGCTAACAAAAACGGTGATTGCGTAGCTGATAGCACAACTCCTTCTTGGTCGGATACTGGAAGTACCCGTTGTGACGGTTGTACGTCTCAGAAGCAACAACGTGACACCAATCCATGTTCTTCTTCTTACAACGACACAAGATGGGTTAATGGAGGTGGAGAATCTTGTACAGACTGGTCTTATTACGGAACAGGAGATTGCGTAGGTCATACTCAGTATGATGCTTATCGTGATAGCTGCTCTGGTAGCATAGATCGTCAATATTCCGTAAGTTGTAGAAATTGCTGTAATTGCGGATCTTACGGATCTTGGAGCGAAAGTGGATGTGGAACTGGAAGCAACAGCAATAAGGTAAAATACGTTCGTTACGATGATTGTGGAAATCAAGATGTAAAATACGAGCTTGAAGTTGGAAAATGTGGATATGCTCCATACGAATTTCAGTTCCATGATGGAAGAACGAGCAAGTCGAGGTCTGTAACTGGAGAATCTCAGGATATTGAAGAAGTTATCATAAGTACCAAAAGCGGTTCATACATAGGTTTTTCTGTTAAGTCAAAACCTGATTGGTGTTCTGTTGATTACAGAGATCAGACATCTGAAAGTATGAAGGCTGTGGTGACGTTATCTGCCAATACAACATCTTCTTCCAGATCTGGTGACATTGTTTTTGTTCAAAATGAATCTGGAAAGACAATTACTCTTAGTATTTCGCAGGCAAGACAAATGTTGTATAAGTTCACATTCGATGATAATACTACTTCAGATAAATCTTTATCTGTTCAAGCTGCATCTAATGATGCTCAATATACAATCAAAAGCACATTGAATGGTTCTTATCATGGTTTTGCCACTACGTCTAAACCTTCTTGGATTACGACTGAGTATAAAAATCAGGCTTCTGATAGTATGATTTGTGTTCTTAAGATAACTGCCAACACAAGTACATCTTCTTCTCGTACTGGATCCGTTGTGCTTACTCAAAATGACAGTGGTAAGACATTGAGAATAAATGTTACACAAGCTGCGGCAGAAAAGCCTCTTGTTACTGTCTCTTTAATAGGTGACAGTTCTCGTCAACAACAATCTGCTACTATGAACAAGAAGGGATGTAATTACAGTTGTCCAAGCGGAAATGCGATAATGGCCATGTACATGGAAGGGGATGAAAATGGAAAGTTCCAATTCTGGTATGCGCCATTGATACCGGAAGGAGGTCAAAGCGGTGTAAATGTGACTTACGGAGGAGAGACTCAAACAGTAACAACAAGTACGAAGAACGGAGAACGTCTTAACGTACCTGCCGGATCTGTTGTTACTGGTATTTATTGTACGAGTGTCGAAAATGGATATTTCGCATTGAAATACAGACCCGTTTATATAAACGGAGAACCTGTTTCTACTCCTTCTGCTTGTGGTGGATCATCTGATACTTGCAATACTAAAAATTGTGGATGCTGGGTAAGATGTAGCTTTAATCCATTTACGGGTATGGCTATGGAAGGTGACGAAAATGGATGTGTTTATAGCTTCTGGGGTAAGCCGACTGCATCTGTTAGGTTGTAATAGGTATATTAGGGGCAATTGATTTAATTGCCCCTTTTGCTGTATTTCATTTTGGTTATTAGAACAAAAATGATTAATATTGCACATCATTCAATTTTAAATTTTTAGTATCATGGCTTGTAAAAAGAAAGCTCGTCAGGGTGGTGAAGTCGATAAGAAAGACAAACCTAAAATGCGCCAAGGCGGTAGTGTTGGAGGCAAGATGAAAAGAAAGAAGACGAGCACTAAAAAGTGATTGAAAACCAGGGGAAGGTGCTGATAGCCTTCCCCATTTTAATAACATGACAACAATTTATCATGAGCAGCAATTTTATTAGCAAAGGGCAAAGGAATGTCTGTGTGACGTTTGTAAAGTACTATCCTGTATTGATGCAGGTTATTATGTTAGCCAGCATTTTTGATGAGTTTTATCCTTTTAGTATCACTAATTGGCTGTATCCGATATTAGGTCATTCTCTATCATGGGACCTATTTCTCTTGGCTTTTTCAAGAATGTTCAGGTTTTGTATATGGCATAGGTTATTGATCTATAGCATGATTTTTAATATCTGTGTAGAATGGGTTACGGTTAATATTGAGATGCCTATTGAGCACAATATCGTAGTGTGGTCTGTTATGGCTGTTACTCTGTTGATAATCATTGCCTCTATTGTTTTAAGATTTAAAAAGGGTTGCTTTAAAGAGGATGAAAGAGATTCTGACAGAGACGCTGCGTAAAAGCGGTGCGGCGGTATGCGATAAGATAAAGGAGATGTTTTTAAGCGGGGAATGTGATCATCTTACAGCCAACGATCTTGAGACATGGACGCAGCTTGCTAATCCGGCTAAGTACTATACCGGAGAAGAGGCTGTTCCTTATCTTAATGTAACTTCTAAAAGATTTTATGAATATCGGAAGGCGAAGTTAGTTCCTGATCCTGTTAAGATAAAGGGATTCCCTAAACCTTTATATACGAAAGTTATGTTGGATGAGGCTATAAAAACCATATCCGGCATGAGTGAAAGAGATATTTATATGAGGATCTTGAATGCTAAATCAAGAGAATCAAGAGCAAAAGAAAGGAGGGGAGCATGATCACTAATGGTGAATTTGTATCAAGAGTCGTAAACGGTATTCATGCCCTTGACAAAGATTCGCATGTTAGTCGGAGATGGATATTGAATATCGGTAGAACTAAAGCCGAATCTTATACAGCCCAGAGGTGGGATGACGGGACGTTACTTGGCGACCACCGGCTCCTAACTTACGTTACTTGCCTGGAGATGATTGAAGTTGATAAAATAGTTTGCTGCGATGCCGAATTTGCGTTATGTAATACACTTATGCGGTCAAAGCATAAACTTCCAGGACTTCTTTATTCTGCCCTTAGACCGGCTATTACCAAGGTGACTAACGTAGATAACACCATATTTTTTAAGTTCGCTGAAATAAAGTCGTATCGTAATGAACAAAAAAGACCGTATGCTAAATACGTTAAAGAACGGCGTCCTTTTTATTATGTAGAAAACGACTATATTTATATACCGGATTTTCATATAGAGCTTATTAACGTAGAGTTCTTTACAACAAGAAGAAAGAAGGCTCTGGAGTTAATGGCTTGTGATCCTACACCTAAAGGGTGCGAGTCTGAATGGGAATACGAATTTATCTGTCCTATCAAGCTAATTGAGTACGTGGTAGCAGAGACGATAAAGGAAGTAGCGTTCAGGCTACAGATTCCTGTTGATGAAAATCCGAATCTTGATTCCAATCAGAAAAGTCAAATTGTTCAGTGATTCTTTTTATTGGACACCCGGCCATAGTTATATAGTTTGGCCGGGTGTTTTTTTGTACTATTTCAATGCAAGAACAGGGTTTCCCCATTTTCTTTTCCATTTATCTCCGAGGTAATTTATCAAAGAATTGTAATCTTTGATAAAACCGTCATCAATAACAGAGGCTATGACGTTCTCTATAGCTATTATGTCATTGAGCTCATCTTTGCTGGCAGTATTCCTTATCCCATCTTCGTGTTTATTAAAAACAATGAAATTAATAGCTTTAGCAACTCTCTTTATATTGTCTTTCAAGTCATTCTTGTTTGGAACTATTTTGCTTATTGCGCTACACATCCTAACGTATGCATCGCCGGCTTCGTTCCGGTTTTCTATCAAGCCATCCGTGAGCCAAATGACAACCTCTGCGTAAATCTCTGGATCCATCTCTAATGCAATCATAACAAACAGATAGGGATTTACAAACCATCTCTGATTAACACCCTTGCCTTTTTTGTAAGCAAGATCTAATTTTGATAGATCCATTATATTGTTGATTATCAACCCATTATCATTGAGGTGGAGGTTTCTCCGCCTCAATAAATCCCTGTCGCTCAGCTTATTGACAAGTTCGAAGCATCTTTCGTTGAATGACATTGTAACCACTATGTCATTAACCTTTTTATCTTTTAGCCCTTTTTCTTTTCTCTTTTTATTCATGGCCGAAACGGCGTCTGTTATACACACATAACCGTCTTTAGACATAACAGAGACGTTCATTCCTAACAAAACTCGATCTTTTGATTGTAAAACAACATTCGATTTCATAACTTTACTACGTTTTTAAAATTAATACTTATAAGTCTACCTGTCCGTGAGGATCGGTAGACTTTGCAAATATAGAATAGTATTTCAATGCAACAATACATTCTAATGTTAATTATCTGAAATGTATAATTTTAATTTTTGAATAATGAAAAGAACATCAATACAATCACCGTATTTTGCAGCCTACTATCATCGTCTTATGAAGAGAAAGAATGGTTTTAAAAAAGGCATGATAAGAGACAGAGGAGAGGTTTTAAGACTGTTGTCTATTATATGGAAAACCGTATCAGAACATTATGTGGAAGCTGATGCCGGTGTTTACGTAGATAACGTAGGATACTTATGCCATGTGCTTATACCGGGGCAGCGCTTTGCCGTCAGGCGGGACCTGGACATCGTGAGCAGGCTCGGCACCAACGGCTACCTCTACAACCACCTGGCTATGGATTTCGCAGACTCCAAAAGATATTACCATTTTGTAATACAAGATAGTTTAAAAAAGAAGTTAAGGGTTAAAATGAATAAAGGACGAAGATACCGATTTATGTACAATGAAATACTTGCTAAAAGAAGAGTGTTTAAAGATTTCCAGATTAAGAGAGTTTTCGAAGATAAAGAATTAGGACATAGAAAGTCGTAGAAAAAAAGTAGCGATCACCCTTTGTGGATACAGGATAATCGCTACTTTTGCATATCCGTCTACTTTCGCAAGCTGACGGATATAATGCTAACAAAATATCTTTATACAAATAAAGCTCTATGGAGGCAAAGGTAAACAATTTTCAAAACAATGCGAAGGATAGTAACATTATTTTGACGTCAGAATCCAACGAAATGGATTTATCTGTAAAATTATCTAAAATTTTTAGCTATAATGGCCATAATGTTTCTTTTATAAAAACTTCTTATGGTATATTGCTAAATGCCACACAGATGGCAAAAGCATTCAATAAGAAACCTGCCGAGTATCTAAGGTTGCCGTCTGTAAATCAATTAATTAAGTCAATGGTGGGATTTTCCCACATTTCTGAGAATCAGATAGTTACAACTATGCTTGGAAGTCCTGAAAATGGAGGAGGTACATGGATGTTTGAAGATCTCGCCATAGATTTTGCGAGATGGTTGGATACTGATTTTAGATTATGGTGTAACTCGAAGATAAAAGAATTTTTAACATCAAACTTGGTTTCTATTCCAAATTTTACTGATCCGGCAGAAGCAGCCGAAGAATGGGCTAAGCAGTATCGTAGAGCTCAGCAAGCGGAAGCTATTGCTTTGGCTGAACATAAAAGGGCGGAGCAAGAAAGAATGGAAAAAGAAATAGCTGTAAATACGTTAGAAGAAAAGAAAGGGGATATAGAGTTTTCTGAGTCATTTAAGAAGGTGGATCATGAAAACATGTGGCTAATCAGAGATGTGGCGAAGAAGCTTGAGCAGAATGGAATCATCATCGCAGAAAAGAATCTTCGTTTGTTTCTTGAGGAAGTCAAGTTTATGTTTAGAAATGGGCAGGGTAGATGGGAGTTATACAGTGATATTGTCAAAAATAAGTTTGGTGTGTATAGATCATATTTTGTAGATAAGTATTCTGGGGAAAGAGTTAATCAGCAAACCATCTACATGACTGGTGCCGGATATGAAGTCACACTTAAGGGGATAAAAGGGAAATGTAGAAATGTGTTTCTAAAATATGGCAAGTTTGAAGATCCTAACTTTTGAAAACACAAAATAGGGCGTTATACATATTATTCATATCTTTGTGGAGGTCAGGTTCGTTTCCTGTCCTCCATTTTTTTAAGAGATGACAGTCGAAGATTATATCATAGAGTTAAAATCGTCTTTAAGATCATTTGACAAACGTGATCTGATAGATGAGGTATCCATCTACAAATGGGTAGAAATCGCCCTGAAGAAGTTTGGAGGCGATATTACTATGCGCAAAGAGGCGGTAGTGGACGTCAAGCGAGGACAGGCTCGTATGCCGGGAGATTATTTTGATCTTATTCTGGCATTCAAATGCGATTTCAAGGGATATGAGGTGCCGGAAGGTGATAAGGTAATACCAGAGCTTCAAAATACAATAGCGTGGAAAGAACGTACCGAAAGAAGTTATAGATGGTGTTCTTGTAATGAATGTTGTAAAGAAGAATGCGAGAAGGTGATAGTTGAAAAATTTTATATCAACACCCACGATCGCGATCATGAAGTTCGTTGCTATTATGATCGGCCTGTAATGTTAGGTCTCGCTAAGCCTATGCTTCGTGATTCTTGTTTAAGTAAATGCCGGAATAAGGTAGTAAAGGATAGTCCGTATGAGATAAACATCGTAAACGGATTCCTGTATGCTAATTTCGATGGTCCTATTTACATGCAGTACCGGTCTCTTCCTTTTGACGGAGAATCTAACATAATTATACCAGACACGCCTCAAGGTCTGGTATTGGATTATGTAGATAATTTTGTGAAGATGAGATTCTTTGAGGAACTGATGTATAATGCCGAAGCTCAGGGTGCAGCCGATTTATTTAAGTTGTATGCACAACAAGATTTGGTTAAGTTGAAAAATGCGAAGACCGAACTTAAGATGATGGGTATGACATTGAAAGGCATGTACGAACCTCTTAGACGGCGCCGTGCTGAGTTTGAGATATATACTAAGGCGTATCCAGTTATTGATGATATACTTAAATTGGTATGATTGAGGTAGCCTTATTTATATATTTATCTGGCGTTATCGCATCTATGATTGTTTGGTCAATCAGACAATTCAAAGGAGAGGCGAGTTTGATAGAAACAATGTACTGCCCGATAGTATTTTTGTTGAGTTGGATATATGTATTTGAAATTTTAAAGATTAAATAATATGTTGGAAGTTAGTGCAAGCGAAATAGTAACCGCCGACAAAATGAGAGGCGTAGGACCGGCAAATATCATCTTCACAGCCGGACCGAATCCGGTGGCCGAAGATCGCCGTGGTGTAGCTAAGGTAACGGCTGGTGGAGAGAGTAAGAACGTTACAATCACACAAGCTGCCGGCGAGCAGGTCGTTGTAATTCCTGAGTTCGATTATCTTGTTCTTAGGTACGGATGGGAATCGGAAGACGGTTCCGATTTTGATACGGCAACCGGTTTTACTAACACAGGCATATCAAATGTGGATAATAAGTACGTTGGATGGAGTAAGCAGTGGGCTACCACCCAACAACAGGTAGGTGATTACCTTATTTACGGTGGTGATAACATGCAGTCCGGTCTTGAAGGCGCGCTTATTAAGATGAAGACCTTACTATCAGCGCCGGGCATGGACGAGTCGGAGCCTAATATCAATGCTGATATCTATGGTAATTGGTATGGAAATAGAGGGCGAGGAAATGTTGTTGTGTCTTTTACAGCCTACCTTGGAGGAGAGATGGTTAAACAAGGATTTAACTTCATTAACGAAGGCGGCGAAGAAGTTTACTCCGACAGCATTACTACCAACGTTTCGGCTCATGGTGAAACCAATTACCAAAATATAAAAGGTTTGTACACTAAGATGGGGACGATGGTCTACAATAAAGAAAAACGAGATTGTGTGATCGTAATAGGGTAATGGCATGGAAGATCTGTGGAGTAAATACGATAAGATAAAAGAAGTCTTCTATAGGGATTTCGTTTATGATTCCAGCTACAAAGAGCAGGCCTCGTGCATTCCACTGTCGTCGGTGAAGGACGGGGCAGGCTGGGTGGGAGACGGTACCATCAACCTGGCCCAGTATCTCCAGTTCCTTTATACGGAAATGATTCTTGGTAACAAGACAGAAGATGATGTTCGTAATGCCATACTGGTGCTTACCCGTCTTGCTGATACTACTTATGATCTATTTTTTAATAACAATAAAGGTATTTATTTCAAATTCGAAAAAGGATTTTTCTTAAGAGATGACATACATGGTGAAGACGCAAACAAATTCGGTCTTTCCAAAATAAGTTCCGGGTACACTAATGGTATAGAGTTAAAAGACGAAGATCCATGCTTCTCCCCATTCACTTCACAAGATCAGATCTGGAATCTGGCTCCTATATTAGCTTTCTTATCAGAAAAAGGATTTGAAGAAGCCGGGCAAGTAGGATACGATATTTTTGAGTACGTTATTAGAAGCGGGCACAAGATATACAATCCTTATTACAGCGCCTTGCTTCATCATTGGACATTCCTTCCTGATATGGACACTGATAAAGTCAAGCCGTGGGATAGGGTTAGCAACCGTAACAAGAATCTTAAATACAAAGTTAAGGTTAAGAGAGGGGCTAACAATTGGTACTTCTCTGGAGGGTTCAGATGGGCTTTTAAGAAGTTCGGAGGCGAGTGCAGTACATTCTGGCATTGCCTATGGTATAAACCATTTATATTCTTAGCAGATAGAGTATATCATCCATACATATGTAAATGGTTTGGTATTAAGGTTAAGAATAATTCTTATTATTGTCTTGGATCCACAAATGAAAAATCATGGTACGGTCCTGGATTTAATAAGAGGCTGGTTAAGTTCTTTAATAAGTCTTTGGAAGGATCGGAGTTATTTATGCCTCATCTTGTCTTCTTGCAAGAAGCCGAATGCGTTGAAGGAGATAAACTCAGGGCCTATTTAGATAAATGGGAATGGGATGGTGTTAATTCACCTATTGAATTTTTGATATTGTGTAACTGGTACAAAATTAAATTCGGAAAATGAAAATCTATTACAATTCTAAGATAGCTAAGTTGTTTACGTTCATTGACGGCTATAAAACAATTATGCTGTTTGGAGCCGTATTTACCGAACGTGATGCCATATCATTAAAGGCAGAATATCATGAAGGGACGCATTGTAATCAATATCAGGCGTTGTTTGCTACGGACTTTATAATCATCTCAATCATAGCATTAGTATCTGGTCTTAACGGCCATGCAGGATGGTGGATGTTGTGGCTGCTTACTATCCCGGTATTTTTGTACTATGTATGGTATCTGGTTGAATACCTAATAAGATTGTGTATATACCGGAATCACAAGAAAGCATATCACAATATCGTATTTGAAAGAGAGGCCTTCGATCTTGAAAATGACTGGAACAAACCTGGTATATTTAGAAGAGAGTCTGAAGGGTTTAGTTTCTTGGAATATTACAGAAAGGAGTATTATCGTGAGTAGGAGAAGATATTTTGAAGAACAAAGATCTGGTAATGGAGCTATTTATCATTGTGTAAAAACAGAAATAGAACCTGGAGATAAAATCAGATTATTTAATTTAATGAATAAAGTCAAATCCGATACAATTAGCCAGGATAAGATAAATAGTGTACTGAATCAACTTAGAGAAGGTACGGCTTTTAATATTCATACCCAGAGTCCAGTTTCTTTTTCGTTTTCAAGCACCTCTACCGGTTATGAACCAATGTCAATACGGATTACATTTGACCCGTATCCTACAAGTGAACAACAGGGTATTATATACAAGTTTCAGATAAATGACCAGAGGTACGTTTTTATGTTTTCTAATAGATACGATGGAATGAGAGATCTTATTAATAATGCAGATGAAGATGTTGATTGTATTACTTCTGCAACAGAGAAGAGTAGTATGTATCGCAATGATTCTTTCTTTGTATTTGTTTGATTATCTATATTAAATATAATTATATGATTTACAATAAGTTATTATATATAGGGGGGGGGGTAATTCCTGATATATTATGAGGCGTCGTTTTTTTGATAAAAATAGGGAGCTTGAGGACTTTCTTATAAGGTTTTATCCAGCCGGGAATTACACATGGATAGTTCCTGATGGCTGTTTTCTCGTAGACGTTTTTTTAGTTGGAGGCGGAGGTAGCGGTAGCTCTGCCGGCGGTGGAGGTGGTTATACCAAGACCTTCAAATCTGATAGCAAAGGTTGGAAAGACGGAGAGGCTATTGCTGTAAAACCAGGTCAATCTATTTCTATAACAGTAGGAAAAGGAGGAGCAAAAGTTTATCAAGCCGAACAAAATTCTCCTGGTAAAGATGGTGGTTATTCTCAATTCATGAGCTCGTCTTATAGAGCAAATGGAGGAAAGGGAGCTAATAAATGGAAGGGAGGAGGTGGTGGTAGTGCCGGCAGTTCATCATATACACAAGATGGTGCTTCGGATGGTGGAGACACTAATGGAGAAGAGTATGGAGTAATCAAAGGTCAAGGTCATACCACCAGAGATTTTGGAGAATCCGGCGGTAAAAGAAATGCCGGTGGTGGAAGCGGAGAAACCAATACCGGAGTAGTATTCCAAGGCGGAATATCCGATTATAGTGAAGGATCTGGTACAGGAGGATCAACAAACGGATCCGGTAAAGGAGGCGGAGGTTATGGCGGCGGAGGAGGCGGCGTCAGATACTCTATGGTTTATGCCGGAGCCGGCGGTGATGGCACTGTGTTGATTAGGGGTAAAAGATATAAGACAGGGTGATTATCTGCCATTTTACGCTCACTTTGAAAGCCCATGATTAAATCTCTTTTGTTATCTTTGTGACAAACAGTTACAAAGATGGCATCAGAAGATAACAGAAACATAGCGGTTCCTCAAACAGGTATGAATCGCGATCTGCATCCGTCGAGTCTTACGGATCAGCATTATACGTTTGCCTTAAATGCCAACATCGAATCCGAGGATGGTAATGTTGGGATGAGATCTAACGAGCATAGTAATCTTAAATGCATTGATTTCGATGGGTTTAAAGTTATTGGTTACAAGAATGATCTTACTTCAGGCAATATCTATTTTTTTATAACAAATCCTGAAACAGGCGTATCTAAAATAACTTATTTCAAGCCTGAATCCGATACAAGTATCTTATCCGATTCCGATATAGAATCTATGGTAGAAGGATCGGAGTCGTTGTGTTCTGGCATGAAGACCTTGCTGGAAGACAACGATCAAGATCCGTGCCTTAAGTTCTCTATCTATCATCCTATAAAAACCATAGAAATAAAGACAGAGAAATGTGGAAAATGTATTTACTGGACTGACGATTATAATCCTCCCAGGTATGTTATTGTAGACAAGGCTCTGACTCCTGATGATGAAGGAGATATTTGGTATCATTATCATGGGTATAAGATATGTGATAAAGAATATGATAGGGACAAATTCATGCAGGAGAATGGTTGTTTTCTGGCATGTGAGAAACTTAGGGTGTTTCCGCTACTGGACCAGCCATGCGTGGAGCCGGTACAGATAGAGTACGGGGGCAGCCTGCGTGCGGGCGTGTATCAGTTTGCTGTGGCCTTGTGCGATGAATTTGGTAACGAGAAAACTAACTATACTTCATTAACTAACCCTGTTCATATATTTGACGAACAATATATTAGGATAAATGATGGTAAATGGGGAGAAAGAACTAATCTTGGTATAAGACTTAAGGTGTCTAATCTGGATAGGCAAGTCAGCCATTATAAGGTGGCTGTTATTCAGAATACTGTTGGATACAATGGTGAAACACAACCTGTAGTGGATTATTTTATAGAAGGTATTCATCCTATTACAGAGAAGACTATATACTATTATTCTGATCTTAATAACAAAAGAACGACATTCGAACACATTTCTTTAAAAAGAGCCATATATAATACATCAAGAGGAATAGTGTCAATCGGAAACCGTCTTCTTCAATATGGTCTTACGGCAGAAAAAGAATGGAATTTACAGCCTGTAGTTTCTCTTATGGGGCATTTTCTAAAATGGCAGGCGTCTGTAGCCCACGAAGATTTATATAAGGATGGTAATGCTTGTTCGTTGTATGTGGGATATATGAGGAATGAAGTGTATCCGTTTTCTATCTCGTTTAAGACATCTACTGGTTATAAAACTCCAGCATTCGTTCTTGTTCCCCCACCTTCTGATAAGGCAAGAGAGGAAATGAACAAAGACAGTATCCCATACCAGTCTATAAACGCATATGCTCCGGATTGCTCAGGTGTTGATAGGAAATATGTATGGCAGTATAGCAATACGGCAGGAGATGGGGTATTGATTGACGACGATGCGGTTGTTATAGATGAAGAACAGAAAGAGTGTAACAACCCGGCTACTGTAGGTCAAACTGTTATAGTGGAAAGCAATTTCGCTACTTTTAAAGGGAAATCAAGATTTATTATCGATTATGATGATATTGTAGGAACCCCTATAAATTATTTGTCTGAAAATATAGGTCTTGTAGCTTGTAATAATAAGGAGAATGGAAACAATGAAAGACAGATATGTAATATAGCTACCAAATATAGAGAAGACGGAACACAGGATTATATGGAGCCAATTGATCATATTAGGTTACCAGAAATGGAAGGAGACTGCGAAGTCCCTCATCGTCAAGAATCTATATTGTCAGCTCCAGTTCCACTAATAACAGGCCTTGTAGAAGATTATATCTATAAGGTTCTTAGTGAAATGGAACACGTCTCTACAGATTATCTATATACCACAGGAGGAGAGAATCAGAATAAGTATTCTGTGTTGTTTAATTACGAGACAATGGATTCTTTATCTGAATGGATGGAGGAAGCATTTTTTGGGTATAGCGCTGGCAGCATATCAGGTGATGGCAATCAACACCTTTGTTCTGAGTTTTATCCATATTTACAACCTGGATCTGTTTTAAAAACCGTGTCTGATGCTATATACGTATTAGATACCATGCCTTGTACATGCGGATGTTATATTGAGAGTTATTGCTCTGATCCTACTGTGTCAAGAACTGATTATAACAACTTTCAAAATTATAATTATCTTCTTGGAAGTTATATCCTTCATATAGATGGATGGAGCCAAAAGATAAATGGTGTAGGAGATTGGAGAGCTGGTAGATCTACCAGTACAGTCATAAACAATCAGTATAGATCAAAGAACGGGCCCAGGTATTGTATTGAGCAATTTTGGCCTGAAGCTTCTGAGAAGTTGCAAGATATGATATATAAAAATTCGGATACTGGTATAGATGAAACTGATTGGAAATTTGAGGGGTATGTGAATAATGCTACATTTAATAATCCTACAGGGGATAAGCTTAATATTGGATTCGCATCTGAATTTGTGGTATGGAAGTTTGTCAGAAATGTAATGACAAATGCAAGATTTATTAGGATTAATAGACCAGAAGAGTGGGACATAGAAGGTTATAAAGACGAGAACAAGGTTCTTTATCTTGAAGCTCTTGGAAAGGTAGATGGCATAATGGATGCTGTGTCTACCAATTACGTTCGTGTTTCTTTTTGGAAGGATGTTGAAACATGGTCCCCTCTTGGAATAGTACCAGTTGAATTTGATAGACCTGAGTATGAATCATCTCATTCCGTTATTGTTAACATAGCAAGACCGGCTTTCGGAGAAATAAATGAAGAGTTTTTTGATTCTATAGGTCAAAATTATTTTTATGTTACAATAGAATCTCCTATTGTAGCGGTTCCTTGGATAATGACGTTTAGACAAATTCAATTTTGTTCTTATAAAAATTATGATACCCCAGAAGAAGAGGAAGAAGAAGGAAAGAAGCCTTCCCGTGCTATTCTTGGAGTCGCTTTTGCTACAGGTAAAACCATATATCCTTATATTTTTGGTGTAAGAGAAAAAGAAATAAATAAGGTTGATTTGTCTGTTGATTCAATAACATTAAGATCGACGGTAGTATTTGCATCTAAATGTCAGACATGTGGAGATAGGCCTATTAATTGCAAGCCTCGTCCTTATAAATACGGGGATTTTGCATATTGGGAATCATCTGAGAAATATCCTGCTAATTTTGAACTTTATGATAGTAGTAGGATGAAAATAGATACAGGAAGATCTTATGATGATCCAAAAAAAACAGAATCTTATTCTAATATTATTAATAAGTTAACAGAATATTATGGTGCTCCTTTGTCAGACAAAAATGGATTATCTTATTTCAAGGGCCATTCTTATGGAGGAGTAGATACTTCTACCGTATTTTGCCAACAACCTATACGTCATTACCGGTTCCCAGATAACAAGCATATACCTTTTATGAACAGTGATGAACGTGGATATGACATAGCTTCTGAAATATATCCGGTAGGTATTATGGTGGATGAGAACACCATACAAGTATTTTTGGATTTTGCGGTGGATTCTGGTTTGATTACGCAACAACAAAGAGATACGATTGTAGGATATGAACTGTATCGTGGAGATAGGAGGCTAAATAGGTCGGTTGTGGCTTCAGGATTGGCCTACGATATGCTTAGATACATAGGAGACGATGGTAATGTAAATATCTATCCTAATTACCCATATAATGACCTATCACAGGATCAATATAATTATACGTCTGGCAAAAGAGACGAGTTTATATCCCATCCTTTCGACAAAGGAGGAAACGTGTGGTATTCATTTTGTTCGCCTGATATTTATTTCAACAAGCCCGAACTTCCAAATGAAGTATGTATAGACGGGTTTCAAAGAGGAATGTCTGTAGGCAGTTTTATACCTGTCGAAGATCATCCAAAATGGACTATCTTAGGTCCTGCCGCTTATACGATGGCTGCGTCACTTGCCGCAGTTGAATCAAGTGCCACAATAGCCGCTATGATAGCAGAAGAGCTTCAGATAAGGGCTCAGTCTGGATACATAGGAGGGTCGGCTGGTCTTACCGGAGGAGGATTCCTAACGAATTTAAGTGTGGCCATGCTGTTTTCTTCAATGGTGTCAACCATCAGTCAAACTCTTGCTAAGGGCCCGATATTGTACGGTAAGTACCGTTATGATTGGCTTAATACGTTTATAAACAATGGACCAAGACGTAATCATGCATGGTATTATACTTCTGTAGGATTATATAATTCAATGATAGGTATAACGGACCAGGATAAGTATGAACGAAATTTTGCTCGTGGTTTATCTTCTGTTAAGTACATGAAGTCCGGTGTATATCCTATGATGGATGCCAGTATGTCATCTAAATGGGGAACCGGTAAAAACGATAATGAGGGACGATTCTTATTTGTTAATAATATAGATCGTGAATCTTCGTTATTTTTATCATTTGGTGATCCAGGTGAAAAAGGAGATGGTAAATCGAAATATTTATTGGAATATCCGAACTATGTCTGCAACTACGACAGTAGCCGTATAGATGATTCGGTTATTGCTGGAAGAGATGTTGTAGCAGGAAGAACATTCGAGCAATCCAAATCAGTTTCATACATCTGTTCTCCGTATATGAGGCTTATGCGATATAGGCCGGATCAATATGGTCAAATAGAAGATATAAAATGGATTTCCATAGGTGGATGTGGATTTTTCACTAATGAAAAGAAACTGATGTTCGGTGGTGATACGGTGATAACCAGATTTTCATTAAAGAGAAAATTTCCTGTTTTTTATAATAGTGCTTTTGGTATTGGAGATATGATACCTTTCCCTTACATGGATTATAGAAATGTAGGATATCCAAGATATTTTGTTAATTATGATACAGGGGAAGATGCGCTTGAAACCACGGATAACGAACGTTTCAATAGTTGGACATCATCTAATAAAGGAAAATATGCTTTTTACCCAAACAGGAAGAGCTTGTATGAATTGAATGGTGATACCTCCGGTAAGTATGTAGATGGCAGATTTTATACATGGTTCTATGGTATTCCTCAGTTCCTTGTAGAGTCTGAAATAAATTGTAATTTCAGATTAGAGGGCCCTCAGCCTCATGAATTATTCTATCCAAAAGTAGGAGATTTTGTTTGGTGGACACAAGAAAAGAACGTATCTATCCATAGGGACAATGATTACAAGATAAGTCCTATCTATTCATCAAGAATGACATTAACACCTAATGTATTGCCGGCAACATACGAACGTCGTTTTTATGATTGTGCTTACCAGCGACCTAATGGTGTTATATGGAGTAGGGCTGACGTATCTGAAAACAGTCAAACAGATCCGTGGCTAACGTACAAGCCTATGGACTATCATGAGTTCCCAACCAGCAACGGTAAGCTTATTCACATGAAGCGTATTGAATCTGATCAGATCCTTGTCAGGTTCGAGGACCAGGTTTCACTCCATAACGCCATAGACGTAATCAAGGAGCGCACCTCCCCAGGGCAGGCTGAGATGGGCACCGGCGGTCTGTTTGCGTCCCGGCCTCTGGAGTACAACACGACCGACCTTGGTTATTCTGGAACCCAGAGTACTGAAATAATTAGTTCAGAATTTGGTCATTTCTGGGTAGATACTAAAAGAGCACAGGTGTTTATGACCGACCCGAACGGACGTAATCTTAAGGAACTTAGTGTAGGGATCAGGCATTGGCTTAAACGTCATCTTCCGTTTAAGATCCTTAGATACGGAATAACTAATATCTTAACCGGTACAGAAATGACAGAAGAAGATACGGATAATAAATTTATCGGTCTTGGCCTGTCTCTTGGATGGGATAATAGGTATAAGAGGGTACTTATCACGAAAAAAGATTATATACCTGTTAAGAACCCGGCATATTACAAATATGATGGTGGAAGGTTCTTGTACAATGAAACAGAGGTGTTGTCAAACGATAAGGAAATATCTTTAAAAGACGAACAGTATTTTAAAGACGTGTCGTTCACTATCGGATATTCGTGTCTGAAACAAGAATGGATTTCTTATTATTCGTTCTGTCCTGACTATTATATAGAACAGCAACAATATTTCCAAACAGGTATAAACTTCCCGGCATCAGACGAAGAAGGTGGCTTATGGAGTCATTTGCTGACGAATAAGAGCTTCCAGACATTTTACGGATCAACATATCCATTTATATTAGAAGTTCCGATAAAAGAGAAATATAATGGTTCTACGCTGGCTTCTGTTGAGTATGAGCTTGACGCAAGGAAATACGTTGATGATGTGAATTACACACTTGACAGGAAAGTAGGTTTGGATACGATAACTATCTACAACGACACAAACAACTCAGGTGAAATTCATCTTGTTCCAGAAGAAAAGAATAATTTAGCGCAACGCATATCGTATCCGAAGATCGTAGGCGACCATACCGAGGTCCTGGATACTGAAGTATATAGAAGACATAAGTTGAACGACTTCTTTAATAGGGTTGGCGATGACCGATCTGAAACACCTATCTGGATCAAGGACGATAACGATATAAATAAGTCGGTTAATCCTGATTCTCTTAATTTTAGACGGTCATGGCTTGATAGGTTGCGTGGTAGTTGGATGCTGATGAGGATAAAGAAAGTAATTAGCAACCGGAAGATTATATTCCAGTGGTTGATCTCTGAAGATAAGATTAAGAATAGATAAATTACAATATTTAATAAGTTGAAAATAAGTAGTTTTTATTTTGTGATTTAATAATAGTTTAATATATTTGTAGCGCCTATCGATCCATCGCGGACAGATAGGCGCTTATTTATTAACAATAAAACGATGTAAAATTATGAAAAGTAACGTGTTATTGCAATCAGAAAGCAGAGAATTGTTGGGTAGGAACATCTCTGTTATGTCAAAAGACGGTTTTGTGTGTATAACAGAGGTAATGGAAGCTTTGACTGAAAAGAGGGAAAAACAGGGTTTGGCTCCAAAAAGATTAGATGATTTAATGAGTACAAAAGGATTTCAAGAGAAAATGTATGCTTTAGTTAAGAGACTGAATATAAACAATATATGTACTGCGGTAAAAATCGCAGTACAAAAAAACGATCTGTGTATTAGCAAGTTGACTGATCTTAAAAAATATCATATGGCTTACAGAAAAGGAAAAGGAAAAGATCAGAAATGGTTTGTGGATCCTTATTTCTTTGTAATGGTTGCATTGGAATTAGATCCAGATATATATGCGAGTGTGGTTATATGGCTTACTGATGGCCTTATCAAGAATAGAAATATGGCAGGTGATGCTTATATAAGAACATGTAAATCTGTAGGATCACTTGTAAAAAACAAAAATGAATTATCTGATAAGATAAAAAGGATAGCAAAGGCTATTAATTTTATTGTATTCAATAAACATGAGGATGGAATAAGAAATATGGCAACGGAAGAACAACTTAATGATATAACGGAATTGGAAATAGCCATAAGTTCGATAATAGACGGAGGATTTATAACAAACTACAATGATCTTATATCTTATTTAGGCAAGGAGTGGAAAAAAAGATGGGGTAATCCAATTATGGCTCTAAAATAATTTATTCAAATTAATCTATTTTAAATCATTTTAATTTGTAAATCATATTTTAGTGTCTATATTTGCATCGTAATCAAGAGAGATTATAATATAAGACAGTGGTGATGGAAGGTGATACTTCGGTTTATGTCACAGGTTCGAGTCCTGTATTTTTCATGTAAGAAAGATTAGATCAGTTGGTAGATCAAAACCTCCTTTAAAACACCTTCCAAGTTATCCCTGTTTTAATAAAATATACAGATGGTGAGGAGTCCGGTTACTTCGAAAATTAGCGTAGTGGTTTAACGCAGCATCAGGTACATTTGCTTTTCATCGGTTCGAATCCGATATTTTCATTTTAGATCCGGCTCCGCTTTTCCTCTGTTTGGAAGACATAAGAAACTAATGAGTGGTGATGGGGTTAGTTACTTCGAATTTAGCTCAGATGGATAGAGCGATACTCTTTTAAAGTATAGGTCGATGGTTCAAATCCATTATTTCATTGTTTACACTAACTTCAGCTTTTCCCTCATTGAGTAGTCATTTTGATATATTTTTTTTCAAGCAGTGGTAGTAATATCACTGCTTTTTTTTGTATAACACTTTAAAGAAAACAACAACAAATGGGAAAGTTTAACAAAAAGGATGAAGGTGTTAAACCTACGATCGTGAATCACATGGGAGAGAAGGCGTATAAGCCTAACGCAGAAGAAGAGTTGGTATCTACGGTAATGACTACCATGTTGTCTGATTCTTATTATGAGAAAGAAAAAGACAAGGTGAACAGGATTAAGGACCTTATGGATCAGGTGGATCCGTATTTCGCAGCGCAAACAGCATTGTATGTCAGGAGAGAAGGAAAACTTAGGTCAGTAACGCATCTTATGGCTTCTGTCCTTGCCAGCAAAGCATCGGGTAAGGAATGGGCTTCAAGGTTCTATAATAAGATCGTTATGCGTCCTGATGATATGAGCGAAATCCTTGGCTGCTATGCGGATCTTAACGACAAAAATCCAAAGAAGTTAAGGGGTATATCCAGTGCTATTAAGAAAGGGTTTAAGACGGCCCTGGAAGGCCTTGATCCGTATCGGATTGATAAGTACAAGATGGACAGTAGAGTCATTACTATGGTTGACCTCGTAAACTTATTTCACCCCAAAAGCAATCAGGTTAACAAAACAGCTTTCCAGTACCTTATAGAAGGTCGGTCTTTGTCTGGATTATACGAAAGCAAGATTCTTGAAAAAGAAATGTCTAAGGCCGGTCAGGATAAGAAAGATAATAAAGAGAAGAAAGAAGCTTTAGGTGACGCTATTCGGGACGTGGTTTCTAATGTGAAAGGCATGCCTATTTTTAATATGGTTCGCAACCTTGTAAACATAATCAAATACGCTCCTGATCAAATAGATGAAGTTTGTAGGCAGCTTACAATAGAAGAGAAGGTACTTAATTCGAAGATGCTTCCTTTCCGTTTTGCTTCAGCTTACAAAGAGGTTGAAAATATAGGTGCTACCGGTTCCGAAAATGATATTGTATTTGAGTCGGATAAAAAACGAACTAAATTAACAGCGCGTAACAAAGATAAGATTTTAGATGCGTTGGAGAAAGCCATAACCATCTCCTGCAAGAACCTGCCGGTATTGGAGGGGCGGTCGGCTATCCTGATTGACCACTCTGGCTCTGTACGTGGAGATATGGGAGGATCTTCTGAGGTGTCTGCCTTTAGCAAAACAAGTACGGCTGTCATTGGTAACTTATTTGGCTGTATGATTGCTTCTGTGTTTCCTGACGTATTTATTGGTATGTTTGGTGACAAACTTATCAATTACGAATATGATAGAAGTAAAGGTGTTTTATGGAATAACAAAAAATCTTTTACTGCCGGAGGAGAATGCGGTGGTGCCACTGAAAACGGTCTTTTTGCATTCTTGGATAAGTGCGTTAAAGATAAGATCAAAGTAGATAACTTGTACGTTATTTCAGATATGCAGATAGGAGACGGTGAATCTGTTGTATGGGAGAAAAGTTCCAGTTATGGATATGGCAAATTCGCCGAACTTTTGAAAGGGTTCAAGAAAGTGAATCCAAATTGCAAGATCGTTTCTATTTCTATTCAAGGATATGGAAGTGAGATGTTTTACAGAGGATCTAATATCTTGAACATAGCTGGCTGGTCAGAATCTATTTTCGATGTTATTAACAGCAAGTTCTGCGGATATAAGAATATGATTGAGGAAATTAAGAAGATAAAAATATAAATCTTACATTTGTATTGTTTTCATAATAAGATTTCCATTATAATAAGCCGGAGAATGAATGGTGGCATTCTTCGGCTATTTTATTTACCTTTGTTGAAAAACAGTTTGTTATGAAACAAGTATTATATAAAAATGATATATACCCCTATAATGTAAGGGTATTGCTTGGAGCAGATGAAGAGTATATAGCAAAGACGTTCGCCAACTTGGAAGTAGAAGATCAGAGCTGGGAAGGATGGACTGACGATTATGGCGGCAGAACTATTTTCGTGGAAAACCGAACCAATCACAGGAAAGAAATATGTTTCTTATTTCATTCGCTGTCTGACATGGATGTGAGAACCATAGGACACGAATGTCTGCATGGTCTTTCCCTTTATTGTAAGTATCTTAATATTAACTACAGTTTTGACGCCGGAGAAGATGAGCACGCTGCTTATCTAATGGGATGGTTGGTTGATAAGGTTTGTGGTGCTTACCATAAGTTTAAGAAGGAGGAAGAAAAAGATGGCAAAGAAAACTAAAAAATATGTAAATGACAAACGACCAAAAACATTATGGAATAAAATTGGTCCATTTGTAAAACTTAGAGAATATCTGGCATCTAATATAACACCTGATGTGTATGCCAATGAAAGAGGATTGAAAACCAAAATAATGGAATTTTTTGGTCAAGATGTTCCGAAAGCCAATGTAGATGATTTTAGTCAGAATCTTTGGTTTAGATTCTTAAACCAACCAAATAACCTGAAAGAGGAAAACGGGATTGTTAGAATACCAGACAATATCAAATCCATTATATCTGACAGGATAAATGGTGGGTGGGAGAAAATGGCTAAAAAATATGGAAAGGAGCTTGATTCCTTAGATAATAAGATAATTGATGGAAAAGTTGCAGGCAAGGACGTATCTGATTTGGAGGAGTTAAGGGATGTAACAAGTAGGAAACTTGGAATGGTAGAAGAGGGTATAGATCTCTTAAAAAAAGCCAGAACCGGGGAACATCAGGTATTTAACGAATATAATTTTATACCGGATGCTTACGGAGATTTAAATGATTTATCAGGCTTATCAAGTTTTACCATGTACCGTGATGATAGAGGTAGGATGGTTGTGAAAGATAAGTACGATTTTTATAGAAGCGATCAACCTTTTGGTGTTGGGGTTGTTACTAAGACTCTTGATACAATAGGATATCCTTTTGAAATAAGGGATTATGTAGAAGATAAAATCCCATACGAAGAAAATGATCCAAACAAGATCCTGTTTAGATCCATTATTGATTCAAAGAATGATTTGGATAAAAGGATGGAGATAAGATCCAAAAAACAAGGAGGGGATTCTTCTAAGCCGGAAATAGATTGGGATTTATTCAAATCCAAATATGAAAATATGAAGCGTGTGGGTAAGGGTAAGCATCGTACTATGGACGTAGAAGGGATGAATATGATCTATGATGCTTTATATGATAAAGGTTTTAATCAACGCCAGATAGAAGCCGTACTTGGAAATATTATTGAAGAATCTGGTGGAAACCCCTACGCTGTATCTGAGGATGGAAAATTTAGGGGACTTTTTCAAGAATATTACAAAAGATATCCGCCAAAAGAGTTTGAAAGAGATAAAGAGAGATTTAAGAGCGATAAGCGTGGATATATCAACTATATGATAGACAGATTTTATGATCATGTTCAAGATGCTGGGAAGTATAGTATAAAAGATACTAAATACAAAAAAGCTATTCATGCAGTAAACGAATTTATGTCAGAAGATCCAGATACGGATTATTCGTATCCACTTGTGTATGCTTTTGAAGCTCCATCAGATAAAGAAGGAACTTATGAAAATAGAAAGAGCGTATCAAATTTGATAAGCCAATCTTATGTTTTGGATAATGTTGATAAAAAGGATAATGATAATACTATTGTTGATGCTATTCTTGGAATAAAAAATGATCTTGAGCTACAAGACTCTATTTCCACTACAAGAGGCGAAGCCTTTAAAGAAGCCAGGAAAAGAGGTCTTAAGGAATTTACGTGGAATGGAAAGAGATACAATACCAATATCAAGAAAGAAGGTGGCGTGGTTGGTAAACAGCGTGAAGCATATGAATATTTTACTAATAAAAGAGGCATGTCTAAGATACAGGCGCTTGCTATCATAGGTAATCTCATGGCTGAATCCGGTCTTAAAGATGACATATACGGAGACAACAGAACATCATACGGCATACAGCAATGGCATAATGAGCGCATGGATAAGCTATTCAAGCACGCCAAAAAGAAAGGTCATTCTACACCAACATTCAAAGACCAACTTGAGTTCTTAGCTGATGAATACGAAGGGAAAACCGGATATTCTAATTTCTTATACACAAGAAAAGGAAAAGAAGGACCAGGGTATTACAACTACAGCCGGCAGGACTTCATGAACGCCGATAACCTTAAAGATGCTGTAGTAGCTTGGAACCAAGGAGCAGGACGTCCTCATAAGAGTGTTATAAGAAACGATGACCGTTATAATTATGCTATGGAGGTTGCTAAAAATCTTGGTTTGGAAATTGAAGAAAATTCCGTATCTTCGTATGGTCAAATGGGATTCGGAGATGATGCTGAAATAGCAGCATCGGTAACACTTCCAGAGGTAGAAGTGGTAGCCGCCCTTCCTAACCCGGAAGTCCCGTCCCAGGAGAGACAGTCCGAGGAAGAGAGATTCCGTACATGGACTGAAACGTATGGTAAGGACATCATAAATCATTTACTGACGTTAGACGGGAAAAAGGATGGTGATGACAGTGATTACAGCATGATGTATAAACAGCATGAAAAAGAAAGCGAAGAGGATAAGAAAATGGCTTTGATTAATGCCGTGCTTCCCAATATACAGCTTCGCATTAAAGGCGTCACTGATAATTAGAACAATTATTTTATTTCTCATATTAATAAAGCGAAGCCGGATTTGAGACTCGTTATGCGGATACCGAAGGTTGAAGAACGATATCAAGATAATCCGGCTTTTTTATACTTCGTAACGATTACAATTTGCAATGATAGGAGCTAATGATCCGAACCTACGCTTGGGCTAACGCTATCCTGCCTCACAACACACGACGGCCTCTCCTACCCGCCTGCCTGCTTATCTCGTGGCTACTCGTGAAACTGTTATCGCTTCTCTCAACCTCACTCCCTTCGGTCGATTCGGTTTCAATCGCTTTATATAGATATTGAAAATATAAAAATATATTTTCGTTCTTTCGCATATCTCCCTCCGGTCGATATCCTCAATCACTTTTAATCTCAATCAGGCTAAAAAGTAAATAGTCGTAATGATAAATTATTAATTGTTTCGAAATCTCACTCACTACGTTCGATTCGATTCCGAAACTATAAAAGTATATTTAAAACAGTATTGATATTTAAAAAATATGAATAACATATAAATATATAAAATGAATACGACTGAATGGAGTATGAATGGAATATATAATAGGGGAAATTCATTTATCCTATTATACCTTTAGATAACTTGTCCCACCACTGATGTTCAGTGACTTACGGGTACGGTACGAATCGGTTACGTTTACCATGCCTATATGAAACAAAAATCCCTGTATCCTATTTTTCTCAAACCGGATACAGGGTCGTGCAATTTCTTTACCGTCAGTATGAATACTTTTCGTATATTTGCACAAAACAAACAACCAATGGCAAAGATAGTAGAAATGACATATTGCGACAAGCTTCACAAATCACTCCTTAAAAAGGAGGCGGTTTCACCCCTTGAGGTTATCTATAATAATCACAATCAGTTAGGCTATAATGTAGTACGTAGACCAGCCGGTCAATGTTTAGGCAATTTAAAGTATTTTAATCTATTTTATAACGGGAGATTTGATAGGTGGTACAAAGTTGATGAGAAACAAAGGGTTGGTAAATACTTTGTCATCACCGACTACTGGAAGGATCGCGTGCGTTGCTTCATGGTCTGGAACTACGGATTTGGTCGTTATTTCCCGTACAATGATTTTGTGGAGGCTATGGTTTATGATTACCGTCGTTTTGGTCGTCTCTGTAAGCCTCGTAGCAAGAAAGCTCAAGAAGCTGAAGAAAAGTGTGTTAGATTTTATGTAAGGTCTCAGATAGACTTGATGAGAAAGGGTGGATATCAGTCTTTTAGGGCTCAATTCGCAGAAGAGCATCCTGAATATTTCATTGGAAAAGAACGTACCACATTTAGATGTCTTAATGGAGCTCTTAGTAGAGATGAGAAGATAGCCGCCTGCCATGCTCATAAAAGAGATCTCAGAACCAGCATATTGGATAGCTTTGCTGATAGGATTGCCAAACACCCAAGCACGGCATGGTCCTGGTTTTCACATGCAACAGATAAACAAGGCAAGAACCGGATGTGTTTTTCGGGGAAGGCTTTGATGTTTTTAAATAAGCGTCTTAGAAATAATGGTCTTAAGGAGTTATCTGCATCATATTTGTATAAATCATTCAGGATGAGATTATTAAAGCGATTTGATGGGAAATACAATTCTGTTCGTTCGTTCCTTAATGCGGTGGTGATGTCTGCCTTATCTTCAGATGTTATTGCCAAGGCTATGAAGAAAATCCAGAGCCCGGTTGTATTATCTATATACAGGAAAGCTCTCAAGTTGTACAAGAAGAAAGAAAAGGCTGTCAACGCTCCTATAAATAAAGAGGCTCCACCTCTACCATCTTGATTTTTAAACTGATTCGATTCCGTTGGATTTTCTCGTCCGTTTCTCTTATCTTTGTGAAAAAAGAGAAGATATGAGATTACGAATCATAAAAAATCGTCCAATATTCGCACCAGGAGGTAGTGTTCAAGACGTTACCCAGCAGGCGGACACGACATCTAATCCTTATATCAATATGGACATGTATAATGTTCCTGGTATGATTGAGATAAATGAGGATATAAACAAGATGGAGGCTGGTTTTGATAATATAGTAGGTCCTGATTATTCTACTATAAAATTACAGGAGCCTTCTATGCCCACCATGAACGTAAATAATAACGTCACCGTAGATCCGTCGTCTATGCCGAAGGGTACTGTAGTGGATGTTAATGATGCTAACAATGAAAAAGATAAGCGATCTCAAGACGGCAATCCTCTTGATCCTATGACTATGCCGTATTACTCGCCTGATCTCGGTGGTCGGGCTCAGATGTTTGGTGCCAGTCTTGGCCGGATAAGAGCCGGTAATAAGGTGGGCGCTAACGTTGCTCAAGCTGCCTTGTCTGGTGTTAGTTTAGGATTAGGTCTTACCCGTAATATCATGGGGGCTTCATCTGTTGCGTATGCAGCCAGCAGGGACGAGCAGGCAGCGAGGGAAAAACTTGCCAAGGAGCGCCGTCAGCAATTCATCAAGTGGGAACGTGAAGGTGGTGGCGTGAATTTAGGTAACGGTCAGAAGATGGATACGTCCGATATGACTGGAGAATACATTTATCCTCTTCCTAAATCTATGGATGATAATGCTAACGTAGAGATAGAGAAAGGCGAGTATGTGCTGACTCCTGACTCCGTAGGACCTATGGAAGCCAAAGGGAACAGACATGAAGATGGTGGCACTCCCGTTGATTTGCCTGAAGCTCATATTATTTCAGATTACCGTACTATCGATGATGATTTTGCTTCTTATATTAGAGAAAATTACGGTATTAAGGCAACGTCTAAAGATACGTATGCTACACTCCTTGATCGATATAAGAAAAAGATTGGTTTGTCTGATAAGTATGAGGAACAGGAAAAGGTGTATAAGAGATTGGATAAGAACGAGGATGTGAAAGATAAAAACACATCTGAGTTGAATAAATCCATTCTTTCCAAGTACGTCAATGATAATCAAAAAGAAATAGACGAACTCGAATCTCAATTTAGGGCTTTCGCTGAAATCGTTTATGGTAAGCAAGAAGAGTCGAAGAGAAATGAGAAGATGGAGGCCTTCTTTAGAGAAGGAGGAGTCGTTGACTTAAACCAGGTAAAGAAGCAGGCGAAGGCTTTTAATATTTCCGGGTCAGATGCCAAGAACTGGATATATGACGAGTATGTTAAGCAAACCAGAAAAATGGCTGAAGGTGGACCTACTCAGAAGGAGCTGGAGGAACTTAGAAAGAATGCTATCGGCTACAATAAGCTTATTAATCAGTTATTTGGACGAACTCTTAATATGACTGTATCTGATGTTAGTGGTCGTGAGCAGATTCTTAATCCTGATTCCAGTGTCAATGCCAACCAGAATCTCCAACATAGAAGCAATTTAGGATACGGCAGGGTAAATGATAAGGCGGTATCTAATTTGCTCGACATAAACCGATGGGCCAACAAGTACAATACGGATGGTGATTTTGATACAGAAGGTTTTCAGAAAGGATACAACAGGCAATTAAATGCATTGTGGGCGTTAGCTGATGTAGGCGCTATCACGAATGCTGATGCAGCCAAGAAATTCAGAGATGAGTACGGATTCTGGGGCCAGGACGCCGGAAGCTACGGAGGGAATCAGGCTTATAATTCATTTGCCGTAGATGATAAGTTTGGTCAGACAACAGCTACTCGTTCTTATTATGGGTTGGACGTTGTTTCGGCAGAGCAAAAAAGATTGTTAAACGAAAAAGGGATAAAGAATTATGTTGACTTATTTGGTGATAAATCTGATGCCGCTAAGAAGATTCTGGGCTCCGATTATAATAAGTTTGTTGCTTTAAGAGATAGTGGGTTAATGCCGGAAATAGACTTCGTTCTTGAGTCTGTTAAACCAGAAATGAAGCCTATTGAGGCCGGTCCCATAGCACCAGACCTTACACCGCCTAAGATTGGATCTCCTGGAAGGATAGAGGTAAAACCGAAAGCAAGTACGCCTACGACTGCAACCGACACCGATACAGAGGAGGTGGTTGAAGACAACGGACCTAAAGGACAGGGCAGACCGGCGGCGTTCGGTCCTATCTTCCCGGAAATGCTAAGAACCCTTGACACTGGCTTGGAGATAGAAGGCCTGGAAAGACATCAGGCTCCGAGAATAGACCCGGTTCTTCAATCTGCTGATCAGTATATCAACGAGCTCAACCGTGCGACATCGGCTCAGTTAGACGCAGTAGGTGACGTGCCCGACTCCCAGCGGGCTGCTATTCTGGCTAATATGAACGCCATAGCTGGAAGCAATATAGCCAAGTATGTTAATGAAGTAAATTTCAATAACGCAAGGCAAATAAACGAAGCTGATAGGTTTAATGAAATGGCTTATGTTCAGACAGATGATAAGAACATAGCAGAAAGGCAACGTTATGAATCTGGGTTATTGAAGGCTATGGCTATAAGGGATGAAAATCTTGCTCGTTATTATGACAGCATAAACAGTGAGATACAGAATAAGTTCAATGTTCGTACATCATTGAATACCATAGCTTCCATAGCTCCAAATATGAGAATGCTTCCAAGTGGTCAAATTATTTACGTTCAAGGTAATCAGGATGTGATGAATATGGGTGATTATTCTACACCTTACTTGAGAAGTTTAAATGAAGAAGATGATGAAATTAAAAGAAGAAGGAGGACCAAATAGTGGCTTCACAGTATAGTATTTTAAGGCAATATGCCCCGTATGTTAGTCCTTACAACATAGATCTTGTTAAGGACGTCATGATGTACAAACAGCAGAAGGTTGATGCTGCTCGTGAAAAGATCTATACCCAGGTAGATTATCTTATGGGTCAAGAGATAGATAAGCCTGAAGCCCGCGCTTATATGGAAGATAAGATGTCAGGTGTGATTGCTAACATCAATCAAAAATTCAAAGGCGTGGATCTTTCTTCTGATGGTGTTACGAGAGCCATACAAGGAGAGATAAGTTCGGTGTTGGATGATACGGTCATTAACGCTATTGCCGGCACAAAAGAAGGCAAGAGGGTTATGAAGGAAATAGAATCTATAAAACAGAATCATCCTGAACTTTATTCTCCTATTAATGAATGGCATGCTTTGGATCCTTATTACAAATGGAGGTCAGATGGTAAAGCAGGATCAAGGTTAGGAGGTCTTCATTATTCTCCTTATGTCGATTATACTAAGGAGATAAATAAGCTGGTTAGTGACTTTAGGAAAAATAACGAAGGCAAGAAGATTCAAACAACAGAATATGATGTTAAAGGTAATCCTACTGGTGGGATTATAGAAGTTAACGTAGATGAACTTACAGATTCCCAGATAAGGAATTTTGTGTCTGCTAACTTATCTGAAAACATGAGGAATCAGATGAGAATAGAGGCATCATATATGGCAGCTACCAATCCGGTGTTCAGTAATCCGGATTTGGTTAGTCAATACATTGGGTCTTATGTCGAAAGATACGATAGACACATAGGAGCATTGGAAGCGAAAAAGAAATCAGTAGGGGATAATAAAGATATTATTGATCGTATTGACAGTCAGATACAGGAAGCTAAAAATCAGAAAGCAGAAGCCAAGAGGGAGGCAGATATGATAATAGCTTCGTCAGATCCGGTAGCGGCCGCTAATTTTGTTGTTACCAATAATCTTTTCGATAAGATGACTGATGCATGGAGATACGACAATACAAGTTTTGAAAGGAAGAAAGATGATCTTTATTTTGCAAGGTTGGCAGAGGATAGGGCTCAGCAAAAGTTTTTGACTGATAATGCTAAGTCTATGGTTGAAATATCGTTGGCAAAAGAGCAGCTTGCTCAGGCCAAGATTGAAACCGAATACATGCGTACTTACGGTGCCAAGATGGGAACTGAAAGCTCATCCGCAGGCACGACAGGTGCAGGAGGTATGAGAGTGCCTATGGCTCCTATGGACGGGCCTACGGCTATTAACTCTGGAACAGGTAAGACAGGATCTGTTAATTTGGCCAATATTCCTTACGAGTTACTTAAATCTCATTCTACAGATCGTAAAGCCAATTTATTGAAATTATATAACTCATTATCTCCTACAGATAGAAGCAATATCGTTGCAGCATCATACGAAGAAGAAAAAACTGATCCAGGATTGTATGCTAATATGACTCCTGAAGAGCGGATATATTCTTATTTGAAAAACAATGGAGGTCAGAAAAACGGATATTTCGGGCAAGGCAATAACAGATTATCTGAAGCTTATGATGCTTTACTTCTTTCTGATTCTAAGGCAAATGGAGCTACAAAGGCTATAAATAACATAACTGATTATCAAATCGATAATATAGTTACTGAAAAAAATAAGGATATTATCAGGAAAGTTCGTAATGCTAAGTTTATGAAAGGAAATTCTTTTATAAATCTTACCGATACAGATGATAAGGCTGGAGCTTTCCTACTCGCCACGGCCATAACAACTGGCGTATCTGATGCTGTAGGGTTTAGAGAGTACATGATGGATCCTTCGAGAGGAATAGATATTCTTAGTGCTATATCTCCGTCATTAGGAGCTAAGGCGAGTGCCGGCAAGTTGGGGAAAAACATATCTGATGCTATTACAGGCGAGGATAATGGTTCTTCTACTGGTACGTTGGCTCTTATTAATGGAATGAAGAAACTTAATGGTGATCCCGATTTTAATATATCCGATTATATGACTATAGATAAGGATGGTGATATAGATTTAAAAGATTATCAAGAAGGGGAGCCTTTGACTATTACTCAGTTAAGATATGCTGAGAAAAATAGTAGGGTGTCTGACATGATAGCAGGTCAGATGCAGGACGAGATAAAAATGTCTGTATCTCCCGATCAGATTTCTGATATTTTGTCTCAGTATCATTACCTTGATTCTTACAAAAGATACAATTGGAATGCTGATTCACCTGAAAAGTCTTTGCAGAAGGCTCAGTTTAGAAGATTGTCTGGTTACATGGCAGGAAAGGTAAATAATCTGGATCCTACTGCTATTAATACCATCAATATGGACGCCGAGATAGATAATGGCACTGTCAGAAGGTTCTTGACTGCTCAAGTAGGGTCTGGTGAAAACTCTTATGTTACAGAAAGGGTAGAGATCACAAATGATGAGCTTCTTAAGGCAGGTATAGATCCTTCGGTTGAGGAGCGCAATTATCCAGTAGATGGTTACAAATCAAGTTTTGGAACTTGTGATTTTGTAGATACCGGAAAGAAGGAAGGCTATTCTTATGATAAGTATCTCATACGTAATGGTCTTCCCCGTTTGGCTTCTAAGGCTGATGTCAAGAATGATCTTTATGATATAGTAAAGGTTCATGGTTCTTACCTTAAGCCAGAAGAAATGAATGTTGTTAAAACCCTTGTTGATAATTTTATTGACATGTCTGATAACATATCAGTTCAGTTGGAAGGAATGGATGACAGGGGTTCGAGAGAGGCAGCGGTCAATTTCTATGACAAAAGGACTAAAAATTCTAAAAATCCTGCATTGTTGTTCTCGGATTTTGTTCCTTTGGATCCAGGTAATGATGAGTATGCGGATTACTGGAATAGCATTCACCAGAAGTGTCCTCAGTACTTCTTTGTAAAATACGTGAAGGAGGCTGTTCAAGAGCGTCTTGATCAGATGAGAGATCCGTATATGAGAGGAATAAATATCATGCCCAACATGAATGACAAGTTTAGTAAGTTGAACGATTTTTTGCAAAAAATTTATGGCTGATAATAATATAGATAGATATAATCCTGCTGCTAAAACCACTTACGAAGATGTGGCAAGGCAAAGGAAATTAGCTGAAGAAGAAAATTACACTCCGGCTACATTACCAGAGACGACAACGCCTCTGGTTCCTAATTATATGCCTGGTGAAGGTGTGTATGCCCAACCTAAATTTCCGGATTACGCATCAAGGATAGCTGCTGCCGAATACGAAGAACCGTATATAGCCAAGGAGATAAGCAACAGCTACTCGGAGGCACTGGCTCGTAACAGCTACAGGGGGGCTACACCTGCCGCGCCGCCCCTTAATCCCTATGGACCGAAGGTAAGTATCCGTGAAAGTCATCAGATGGGTAATGATGGGGTATGGCGTACAAAATATCCCAACTATATTCCGGGTATAAATAATGAGGATTATTATGCCAGGAGACAGAGCGGGTGGAGTAAGTTTTGGAATGGTGTAGGTAAATTCGCTTTAAAGTCTGCATTGTACGGTGCGCAAGGAGTTGTGTCATTGCCTGACAAACTTATCAATATGGCATCTGAGGGAAGTTACAAAGCTGCGTTAAACACTAACATGGATAAGTTTGTAGGTGATCTTGACCAGCAAATAGACATGCTTCTTCCCCATTATTACAAGAAAGAGGTAGAAGATTATAATTTCGGTCAGAAGCTTTTTAAGGATACCGGTAATTTCTTATGGAATGACGTCCTTGGTAATGGTATGTCTTTTACCGTAGGAGCCATGATATCAGCGTACATGACCGGAGGACTTGGGGTTGGATCATTGGGCAATATAGGCGCTAAATTAGGTGGAAGAATCGGAGCTAAGTTGGCAGCAAGGCAAGCTGCCAATAGGGGCATAGGAAACCTTAAAAGCGTGTTTAACGACTATGTAAGAAAAGGAGTTGCCACCGGAAGAAATGTAGGGGAGGCGGCTAAGACCATGACGTTGCTGGCTACCAGTGCCGGATTCGAGTCATCGGTTGAAGCAAATTCTTTTATGAAGCAATCCGAGTCTGATTTCAAGGATTATTATCGTAAGATTTATGGTCGTGATCCCAATGCAGAGGAAATGGCTGTTTTTCGTAATTCTAATGCTGATGTAGGTAGTGCTATATTTGCCGCCAATATGGGTATAGTAGGATTATCCAACTGGCTTCTTTTTGGTAAGTATATAGGGTTAGGAGGCAAGGCTATACCTGGTTTGGAAAAGAAGCTCAACAAGCATTTATTTGGATTAGGGACGGAAGTTGCGAAGCCGGGAGAGATGGCTATTAAAATAACCAATCCCAATATAGGACAGAAGATAGCAGGCAATGTTTTCAATATCATGAAAAGACCGGTATCTGAAGGATTATGGGAAGAAGGATCTCAAGGTGCTGTCCAGAATACGGCTGAGGAATATGTTAAGTCAAGATATGACAATGTTGCTATGAACGGGGCCGTTGATGTTCTTGATGCTATTTCTGAAGGATTTAAAAAACAATATACGTCTAAAGAAGGATGGACTGAAATAGGAATCGGTGCTATTATCGGTTCTTTGTTTGGTATGAGGGAAGGCTTCTTTGGAGTGAAAGAGTATAGTAATAATCAGATATTGCTGGAAAGGCAAGTAAATGAATATAACAAAGCATCTTCTAATCTTAATACGGCGGCTTTGAATACGTTGAAAAAGTCAATGAGTTTAGGGCCTCAAGTTCGTTCCGATGCTCAGTCTATGACCGGCAAGGAGCTTGATGATGCAATGTTTGAAAAGATGTCGATTGACAACCAAATGGGAACCTTAGAGGATTCGGCTGAAAATTTCAGGCAGATGGTTGATATGATGCCTATTTCGGAAATAGCCGAAGCCAACGGAATGTCTTTGGAAGAGGCAAAGAAATACAAGGATTCTATTATTGATAATTATAATAATCGTCTTTCGGATTTCAGATCTGCCCAGAGTTTTGCCGAAGATCTTATAGGTGATGATTCTAAGATTGAGTTTAGAAAATACGTGGCTCGTAATGCTTTTCTTGGTCTTCAATCGGAATCAAGAATGAAAGACATAGCTTCTGTCATAGAAACGCTTTCGGGTCAGCCTCGCGTGGCATATGCACTAAGTACGTTCTCCCGGCTGTCGGACAGGGCAAGGGAGCGGGCGATGGCTATCCGTGGCATACGGTCAAGGATAGAAGAGCTTGAATCCGAAATAGAAGATCTTGCTACTCGTCCTCGTAACGTAGATGGAAAAGACCCACAAGCTGAATCCATACAACGAAAAACCAAAGAATTGGAAGATCTTAGAACCAATTATAACAATTCGTTGTCTGAGTTATCAACGTTAATAGGAAAAGAGTTTTCGATAGAAGAGTTGGTAAGTAAAACCGAATCTGTTTTATCATCGCCTCTTTCTCCCATAAGTTCACAAGATGTAATAGAAGCCTATGATACGCTTGTGGCTTTTGATGATTATTTTAATGTAAAATCAAGACAGGAAAAGAAGTTTACAGCCAAAGACAAAGCCATGAGATCCTTGGTAAATGAATACCGAAGGAGTTTGATGGACTATAGGAATATGAATAACTTCTTGTCTAAGATGCTTGATAAAAGATTCTTAGCTGAGGAAAACAGGGGATTTTCAAAAGCGCTGTCTTCTCTATGGTCTACTCCTTATAAGGGGGATGATAAGGTTCCTGATTTTGCAGAGCCTAATAAAGTTGGTGAATATGACACTGATGAGGTAGTAGATCAAGCTGTGTCAGAAGGTAAGATTTCGGAAGACGAAGCTTGGACTATCAAGGCTTTTATGCATGCTCTTGATAAAGTAAGGGAAGATAGGATGAAGGAAGCAGAAGACGATATAAAAGAGTCACCGCTTACGGAGTCTGTATCGGATGAAGATTATGAGGCTGCTATGGATAATCCTATTATGGTTCCGGTTGTAAGGCAGTCTATAATTGATAAACTATATACAGGTAATGCCGATCTTCTTACTGCGAGAGAAAAAGATGTGTATGATAAATACAAACAAGATTTTGATGATTATGTATCGTCTTTAGGTGATAGTCCTGTTAATCTCATTAAATCATTATCTGAAAAGGCTGACAGGCTTACAAGTCCGAGATCAGTATATGAGGAAAATAAAGCTATTATTGATATGGCTAAGTCTAATTTGGAGCCAGATCAAAGAAAGGAGCTTGATGATGCTATTTCTTCGTATGTTGATATAATGAACAGACGGGATAAAGGGGAGAAGGTTGACGAAGATAAGCTTGCCGATTCGGTATTTACCATAGAAGATCTTGGCCAAGTTGGAAACATCACAGATCTCCTTCCTTATATCGAACAAAACAGGATTATTGATAAAGGTCGTATTTCCGAATCTACGTTAAGTAATTTTGGGGAGGATGATGCTAATATAGATTCTCTTGTAAATGAGTTAGACGAATCTGATAATACACCTGGAGCTAACATAGATAGTGCCCAGAATCCAGAGACGTTGATGGTAAGAAGAATCTCCAATGATGGCAATGAAAGGTATGAAATTGCAGGTCTTAGAGCTGATAAATTTATATCTTCTATAAAATCATTGGTTCCTATTCAAATAAGCTCTGAAACGAACGCTAATGGTACTAAAAGGTATTCTCTTAACATAGGTGGAGAAACGGCTACTATAATTGAACTGCCTTATCATGCGAGATGGTCTATAGACAAAGAATCGGCTCGTGTTCTTAACCGTTACACAGACGTGTCTATTCAGGACGTGGGTAATTCCTATTCTTTGGTTTATAAGCGTCTTGATTCAGATGAGTTGGTTCCGTACAGAACAGGTGTCGGATTTGGAGAGAATGAGGTAGATAAAATAGATCAGGAAGCATTATCTTCTTTGAAAAAAGGAGATAAGGTTAATCTCGAAATAGATGTAAATGATACCTATAATCAGTCTCTTTTTGCCGAATACAATGATGCTGTTCAGTCCGGAGATAAAAAAAGAATAGAATCTGCTGAAAATAAACTGGTATCCAATATGGTTATCAAGGTCATGAGTGGAAACAGATTCGTTTCTGTTGTAAAAGCTGACACAGGGGGCATAGATGGTATAAGTAAGATAAGAAGAGCGGCTTTCAACAAGTGGAAGAAGGACGCCGGCCGGTCGGCTACCATCGGCGTCGGCACGCATGTTGTTGCCCAGACCCTTCCCGGAAGACCGGTGTTTAACATGAAGGTAAACGGTCAAGGATATGGCCAGGTAGAAAATCTCCCCATTACCGAAAAAGGTGCTGAAAAAGTATCTGATGTCGGATATGTATTAAATGGCAAAGTCGTGCTTAAGAACGGATCTAAATACACAGGCTTCCCATTTGCTTATTCTATATTAAATGACAAGGGGAATAATTACAAAAATGTAAGAGTTCCGGTAGTTGTCATCAAAGGTAAAAACGGTCTTAATTATCTTTTCCCAGTTAGTCTACGTTCTGTAGAATCAGAGGAAGGGCAGAAATGGATGTCTTTTATAGATATGCTACTTGAATCTGGTGATTCTGAATTGCTACAGATGGGTCAAGATGATATACAAGATCTTAATGCGTATCTAACCAAGTTAGGTCTTGATCCGGCTTCGTATCAAGTATCGTATTTGAATCCTATTTCAGGTCTTAGAAAAGCTCGTGAGGCTATAGAAGAATTATCTACAGTTCCTGATGTTGTTAAGTGGGTAGAAGATGGAAGTAGGAGCGTGAAAGACATTGTGACGTCTGAAGTAGAATCTGGAATAGATTTCGAAGGTGAGATGTTTGTTGCTCCTAAGATCAGGATTCAGTTTGGCAAATCATCTTCCAGACCTAAATCGCTTATAGAGGATGATCTTCCTTTCTCTGATGAGGGTAAGACCGTTACTTCTAAGGTAGAAGATGTGGAAGTTTATGAAGAGGAAATGCCAGAGGAAGGGGCTGCCCGGGAGACTCAGCCGGCGCCATTAGCTCAGCCGGCTCCTGCGGCACAAGCTACGCAGTCTTTACCTGGCAAGAAGCGTACCTCCAGGAAAAACTTCTCTCTTATGTTAAACGAAATAGAATCTCATATAGAAAAAGAAGGATTGCCGTCTTATGCTAATATTTTTGATTTTATAGCAAGGAAGATTGTAGGAGGTGATTTGAGGTTTCTTCGTGAGAGAGGTAATCCTAAAAGCCTTAAGGAAGAAATGGGATTAGAACCTAAAGGAACAGTAGGTGATAAAATATCCACTCCTTCCAGTAAAGGTGGTAAGACCTTAGAAGAATACGTTTCTTGGCTTCGTTCTCAAACAGATCAGGTGGTGGTTGATTATGTTGGGCCAAGATCTGATGAACAAATTATATCAGAGTTGAAAAACTTTTTGAAATATATTAATTTTGTTCCAAGTAAGGCTTTAAATTATTCTCTTAGAGTCAATGGCATGGATACCCTAAAAGAATATGGCACAAAAGAGGAAGTAGAAAAAATGGAATCTGATATCAATAGTTTGGTTTCTAAAGTTTTGCCTACGGTGGATAATAAAACTGTAGAAGATGTTTCTACTGCAATAAAATCAAACAACTTGCCTGCCATATGGAGGCCCGTGGAAAGCCTTGATATGACAAACGAGGAAAAAATAGAGTTTTTGAATAACGTAGCAGATTTCCTTAGCGGCATACCAGAGTATGCCGCTGTTGTGGAGTCTATAGAGTCAGAATCAGATAATATTTTAAATGATGGAAAAGAAGGAAGTGCAGAAGGCGGTGCAGTACGCACTGAGGAAGATGGCGATAAAAAGGGAGATGGAGAAGGCAAAGGACAATCCAGAACAAATGTCGAAGTTGAAGGAAATGTCGAATTACCTGGATCTACAAAAGGAGAAATAGAAAAAGACGAACCTCGTATATCCGAAGAACCGCTTACTCACATATCAAGGGTAACATCTCCTTATTTCCTGTACGGCGGTGATGAAGCATATACATCTGTTCCGGCTAAGGTAGAACCTATACCAGAGAAGATAATGGGTCGTAATGGCATTAAATTTGGTATGAGTGTAGTCGAGTTAACCAAATTAGGGTACAAAAAAGCTGGTGGAAACTGGATATATAAATTCTATATGAACTCAGGTGTGTATGATTTGTATAATATCAGTACCGGTGAAGCGTTTAGGGCAAAACCGGATCTTGGAGTTAAGATAAGTTCCAGTGCATTCATCCGCTCTTTATCTCAATCTGGTAGAAAAATACAAAATATGATGAGTAATATGAGCCAGGAAGAGATAGATAGGAATAAGAATCTCGTAGAAGGTTCTGATAATTCGGATTCGATAAATGAGTTAAATAAAGAGTGTTGAGTATGAGAAGGAGATTTTTTAATGCTGCGGATAATTTCGTGGGAGGATGTTATAATAAGTTATCTAATGAGGATATAAAAAGGCTTGGAGGGAAAAGACCTTATGTATGTCAGTTTAATAAAATTCATGTACATATAGGACCTGTGTTAAAAGATCATGATTCTGATGTTAGTTACATAATGTTTAATAGTTATTGGAATCATGGTGGTTATGAATCTATGGTTTATAATCATAGCAATAATGGTATTTTTATATTAGGTGAAAACAAAATTGGTAACATAGAAGATCATATACAAGATCTAACATATTGGTACGAATATGATCCAAGCATTAATGAAAATTATTGTTATTTTTATTATGAGGCTAATAACAGCGGAAATGCTATCAAGTTGAATGGTGAGTTTGGTGAGACCAGTACTGTTTTCAACATTCCCAGCTTGGAAGTCACCACTCTTCGTGATGGCAGTTTGAGTTTTCCGGAGATTTATATAGAAGGAATTTGGGATCCGTCATTGTATAAGTCGGTTTTATAATTAACTTTGCAAAAAAGTTAATTACAATGGGTGTCAAATGTCAGATAGAAAAAAAGGAAAATGAAATAAAACGGGTTAAGGCTCCTAACGGGGAGCCTTCCGTTCTTTACGAAAGTGCTTTAAAAGTATTAGGAAACAGCGAGCGGGCTCTTCAGGTATGGGCTAAGGCTTACACTCCTGGTTTTTTGTCGTATTACGGTCATTGGAATAATCCGGCTCCAGGGGAGATATTTAATACCGATCCCAATGGCGAACCTCTTTTAGAAGACGTGCTGTCGTATATGAAGCGTCAGACTTATTTTGCTGATCCTTTAACGGCTCAGGACATTAAGGATGTAAGGGATTTCCTTTTGTCTACTCATTATTTTTTCAATGCGTCTTCATTGTCTAATGCTATTCTCTTCGATTTTTATGTAGATGGCAGTTTGATACTGAATGAGCAGAAATTAAGGAGATCCGGTTTGTATGATGAAACAGAGATAAGTCGTATTTTATCCGATCCTTCTGTTTTAAACGAGGTTTTGACTTCCATGAGAAAGTTAATAGATTCTTCTATTAACGAACATGATAGGGAAAAAGATAATTATTTTATGTCTATTGACTATCAGTATGGTCCTATTGTTTACAAGGAGGGAGTGTTTAACCAATTTGGTAAAAAGGTACCATATAATCCTTCTGAGCTTTATTATGCTATGCGTAAAACAGTAGCCGGCATAAAAAACTTTTCTGAATTTTCATCTGCTTTTGAATCGTTGAGAAATTCCTATCCTGAACTGGTTGAGAAATTCGTTTCTGATAAAGAATTTGCCGAATCTATGTTTGATGAGTTCTCATCTACGAATAAGATTCCGGTAATAAACATAGAAGGGGATGATGTGGTAGAAGGCAAGAGAAGATCCTTGTCTAAGTTACAAGATCTGTCTTATTACAATCCTGGCAAAATAGAGTTCCTAAGAGCTCGTATATCAGCTTATTTACATAGGGCTAATGCCGACACCGAATCCGATTTAAGAAGCATGATATGGGATATAGAAGAGGCTTGTACGTGGTTTGGCATAGATATAATAGGGACATCGGAAACTTATGATGGCACAGAAGAATCTTTGAATAAGATAGATAATTTGATGCTGGATCTTGATATTTATGTGGCCAGGCATAATGATGTAAATTATGCTCCAACGCTGGCATCTTCTATAGATGATGTTCTTGGTGATAGCACAGATTATTATTCTGAATTATTGCCGGAGTATATGGATAATTTGAATATCGTTTATTCTGAATCCAATATAGACCCAGTAGAAGCGTTTGAGAAACATTCATTGCTTAAGGTAGGAGATAATCTATATCAAAGGATCAGCAAAGATGATATTAACGAGATGTATCAAATATCAACAGTGTTAGCCAAGCACAACCTAACTCATTTTTCTACTAAAATATATCCTGAATCTTGTTTTAAGAACGGCGTTTTGGATAAAGAGAAAGTACGGAACGTAGATAATAATACGCTCATGGCTTCCATTAAAAAATACGTCAGATCGTTCATGGATTCTCAGAACACGGAGGACATGATAATGACCAGGATGGCGTTTGGACACCCGGCGGTACTTGACGTTCCTTACGTGGATGTGGATCGGGAGTATAGTCGATACATGAACAAAAAACAAGATAGCGAAAACCCATTATCCTTATTCGATTTATACCAATCTTACCTTGACAACAAACTCCATAAAACAAAATTATATGATAATGCCTATAAGTATCTTGACTTCAAACCTGGTCCATCTTTGGGCCTTATTTCTGATGATCCTGATATTTTGAAATCAATAGAATTATCTTTATCTGGAAAAGACAGGTTGATGTTGTTTGATTATAGCATGACCAGTACCGACCCTTCTTTATCAGAATTGTTTTATTTGGAGAAGTATGACTCTTCGTATGCCGGGAATGATTTTGAACACTATTTTTACACCAGGCACCCGTATCTGTTAAAAGAAAAATCGGGCCCTAATATCGTAGAGCAAGATGGTGTTATAACAGCCGAAGGTATTTATGATAATTTTATAAGAGTAGGTAATAAGATATGGTCTAAAGTAAGCGAGAGTAGTTCCGGCTCTATCTACCAAAATCTGACAGGAACCGAATCGGAGGTGAAATACGATTCTACTCAGAAGGCTAAGACGGTAGAAACTGACTACGCTCCATACCAAAACAGATCTGGCTTGACGCAAGACATGACCGTAAGCAAGTCTGAATTGGATGATCTTAACAAATTGGAATGCAGGTAATTTTTGTGTACATATATATAGTTTTTTCATAGTTATAATTTGGGAAGTGAGGCTTGAGAAAGTCTCACTTTTCTTATATATGTACGTATATCAATAACATACAAGAAAAGTTAGATTTTCATTGTTTATGGATTATTTTTGTTAAGTTTGCAATATTAGTTTCAGGAAGGGATTATGGGAATAAGGAAAAAGTAAGAACCGAACGTAACTAATAACAGTAGGAAATGAGAATCAGTACCATCAAACGTAATAACAGCATTCATCTTATGTATAAAAACATTATGAATGATTTAGGTCAATTAAGAACTGTAGTTTCAAAATCCTATATTTATAATCTGATACAAAATCAAACCGGATTAAGTATCAGAACTATATCCCATGTCTTGAATCACACAAAAGAACAGGATACAGATTCTTTGTGAAAAGCATACATTTTCATACATTTGTGTGTTCTTTAGTTTTTAGATTTAAGTTTTTCATGGTATTAGTTTAGATTAGTGTAGATCAGGGTTCGCAGTGATGCGGGCCCTGATTTGATTTAAAAAGTATTAAAATATTTGTTATTTAAAATCCTGTTCCTATCTTTGTTCCAGAAACAATGAACAACGAGATCCCACCTCTGGTTGTTTGATGTTGAAAGATATTTTTGGCTCATTAGGGTTTGTCATAGTGGGATCTGACATTCTCTTTTGGGCCTATTTTTTTATTATGTGTAATAGTATTATTTTAAAATTAGAAGATATATCTTCTATCAAGAGGTATTTTGAGTTTATCTTGTCTCAAACAGAAAAAGGCGAAAAGTTTCCCATTAAACTTGATGATGTTTTCGCTCTTGTGTATAGTAGAAAGGATAAGGCTGTTAGAGCACTTATAGATAGCGATCAATTCATGCAAGATATTGATTATAAGGTTTTCCCCCTAAATGGGGAAAACTCAAATGGTGGTAGACCCTCTATGGTCTACATGTTGTCTGTATCATGCTTAGAATATTTTATAGCCAGAAAAGTTAGATCGGTTTTTGAGGTTTATAGAAGTGTATTTCATGGATGTGTTTATAATGAAAAAAGAAAATTAATACCTGATTTCTCCAATCCAGCAGAGGCAGCAAGAGCATGGGCCGATCAGTATGAAGCTGCTCAGAGAGCTATAGCTGAAAAATCTCAGGCAGAGGCAGAGAAGCAACAAGCCTTGAAAACAATAGAAGAGCATAAGCCTGATGTAGAATTTGCCGAGTCTTTTAGGAAAGTAGACCATAACAATATGTGGCTGATTCGTGATATTGCCAAAAAGTTAGAACAGAATGGTGTTATCATCGCTGAAAAGAATTTACGTTCATTCCTTGAAGAAGCTAAGTTTATGTTTAGAAACGGTCTTGGAAAATGGGAGTTGTATAGTAATGTTGTAGCTAAAGGATATGGTGTGTATAGATCATATTTTGTAGATAAGTATTCCGGAGAAAGGGTTAATCAACAAACTATCTACATGACAGGATCCGGATATGAAGTAACCCTCAATGGCATAAAAGGAAAACTTAAAAATGTATTTTTAAAATATGGTAAATTTTCTTGAGTTTATTTATAGGTAGTGTTTTAAAAGAATAAAAAACACTACCTTTTTTTTGTTTCTGTCTTTTCTGAAAATACTTCTCTTCTATAGGAAATAAACACACCCATATTCCACCCTGCAATCATGATCTTTGTTACGTGCTTCATGCACGTATGTTTAACAATTAAATACTATAAAATTAGGTGATTATATACCACTTTACACCAAAAGCGTAAAGTAATACACATTTATACGGAAATTCGTACCGGGTTACACCAAAACCCTCTACCTTCTGGTAACATCGTTACATCAAAGGATTCTTTTTCCGATTTACGGATGATGTTAAAAGCACCATTGATATCAGCATTAATTGTCTTACCAGAAGAGGTTTTAAACAATCCTCGTTTAATCCTTCTTCCTTTGTAAGATTCATGTTTGCAAATCCGTTCATTATCTAAAAAGCTACATTTTGAAGTATAAGATTCTTCAACGATCTTAACATTAATACCTTCTAATGTAGCTTTATACGATATCATACTGATAAACGAATTAAAAGGAATAGATACAAAGTTCTGATTATTACGCTTTCCAATATTGATCTCTTGTTTCCAGCACTTGTTATGACCGATTATGATCGTATTAATACCATTGGAAACTACATGATTAACCAATATTCTACTTGCTTTATGCAGATAGTCTTTGATCTTGTTATTCCTTTTGTCGGTTAATGACCTTATTTGTTTTGAAATCTGTTTATTGTCTTTTAACTTAGATTTTAAGAATGCTAACCTTTTGTTATAATATTGGTTAATAGACTTTAGTGGTCTACCATTGATGATAAAACAAGAACCGGTGTTTGAAACACAAGATGCTAAATTATCCAATCCTATGTCGATGCCAAGATAGTTCCCATTATCGGACATAAGATTCTTTTCCTTCTTATTGTAAACTATTTCAAGAACAATATACCCATTCTTAGGAATGAATCTAAGTTGTTGAATATTTTGCTTGTTAGTTCTTGTTGTAAAGGAAAACTGTTTTGGTAACTTAACAATGCCTTGTTTTATCCATTTTTGAGAAAAAGCATTTGTTGCAAAAACAGCAGGAAACAAACCACCCTTGTTGAGATACCTTGGCATTCTTACTTCCTCAGAATACTCACCTCTATTCTTTTTATTAAAGAGATTGAAGAAAGATTTAAAGTTTCTATCAACCATCATCAACACTTGTTGAGCAACCGGTGCTGGTAAAGCACGATAGTCAACATCATTTTCTGTTCTTAACTTCTTTTCAAGAGAATAGTAGTTTAGGTACTTATACTTTACAGTATTATCATCCTTGTATTGAAAATAATACTGTCTAACAACATATAACCCTTTATTGTATAAGTTTTTACACTTATGCAATAAGTCATAAAGCTCATTGTAATAAACAGAACTTGGCTTGATTGTATGTTGTTCGACTAATCTCATGACACAAATATAGAAATTATTATTTATATATGAAAACAAATTGGCGTATTTGTGGTGTAAAGTTGTATATAATTACCTAAAGATGTTAAAAATTGGCTCGAATCTTTACCCAAGATCTGAACCTATTTTTTTTCAATACCAGGCCCGATGCGATTTTAACGTATCGGGTTTTTATTTTAATTCATATTGTTTTATTTTAAATCTAATTAATTCATGAATGTCGTACTTTTGTTGAAAAAGTATTTTTTATGGAAAATAAGGAAGATTACGTTGGTTACGAAGATCAAGAACTGTGTAACCGGTATTACAAAGAGGCTGAAGCCATGAGGCAAAAGCAGGACTGGTCTCGGCTTAGGGCTGTCCCTGCTCCGGCCAAGGGAACGCCATCGCCCGGCTGGGGTCAGCTTGGACGTGGAAATGATGTCCGTGTTAAGTACGTTAGCATCAATTCAGGATTAGGAGGGGGCAGATTATGACTGTAGAAGAATTGGCTAATAAAAGATACAGTGGCGAATTTGTTTTCATGCTTGGTCATTTGGAAGGTATAACAAGATTCGTTTTTGAATGTTTTGATCCCAGACCTGATCACGAAGGTAAAAATACTTATATGGTTTCCTATTTTGATAAGGGACTTCGTAGAAGAGATGTGGTAGATGTGCCATGTTATATGAATGTTTTAGCAAAATAAATTAAAATATTGTAAATATCGTGGTTAGAATCGCATATTTCGGAACCGATGGCTGCCCTGGTCATCATGTTATTCCAATACGAGGTAAATTTACGGAAGAGGATGTTAAGGTAATAGAATCTGTAGATTGTGATGATTTTTATAAGGTGTTTGATGTCATGCGTTTTAAGATAGCTGAGTTTAAAGGATGGACGATATTGGGAATCCCGGCAAGCTTAGACGATCATAGACCTGGAAGCAAAACCGTTATCTTCATAGAGGGTGAAGCTAACGAAGCTGATTTTATAGAAGTCACACAAGAGTATTCTTTTCTTAAAAATAAGGTAAAGAAACTTGCCGAATTGTATCATGATGGAGAATGGCTTGCGACTGGTAAATTGAATCAAGATCCGCCTACTAACAAGGAGCGGTTTCAATTTACGTTAGACAAGGATGATATTATTAACATGATTAGGGGAGTCGATTTAGATCCTTATTCTGATGTGGCGAATGAAATGGAGAAAATCGGATTGGGATCATCATCTGATTCTTCATATGAGGGTCCCACATAGTCTTGGTTTGTTAACAAAGTAGAACTTTGGCAGAAGAATAATGTATGGGATAGTTTCTCCGCTGAGTTTTTGTGGGGTTTGTATTGTAGGATAAAGAAAGTATAGTAACAATTAATTTAAAACAAATCATGGAATTAAAAGATTTTAAAGATGTGGTTAGAGTAATGACAAAAGAAGAGTTCGAATCAACAATCGAAGAAGATATTAAATTCGTTGAGGGATTCAAGAATTTCTTAAAACATGATGATGCCACGAGGATAGTAGAGCATATCAAGTCTGTGTTAGAAGCATCAGTAGATTACTGCTATCCTAATCATCCTGAAGTAGAATTTGAAAAAGATTTTAATATACAATACGATGTCAATAATATCTTGAACAAATACGGCCACACCGAAATGGGTCTGTATAAAATACAGCTCTATGTAGAGAAGATTTTGGGTAGTATTCAAAACAAGAAGCCTGTAGACGTGGGAGAAGTCTCTGACGGATACCACACTTTCAATGAATTGTATCGGTATCGCATGTTGTATAACGCTGCCTTCTTTAATCTATTAGCCAGAAGCGGACAGGTTGAAGTTTGCAAATCAAGGAGACACAGCGACGGAGAAAAATGCTTCGGTTCTGATGATTGGTTTATTGTGATGGCGATCCTACCTACCGGTCAGGTATCTAATCACTATGAAAGCAAATACTGGGATTTGTTTGATGTTCCTGAAAGAGAAACCGCTTTCGAATACGATGGTCATACACCAAATGAAGCCGCCGACAGACTTGAAAAGTATCTCAAACTGCCTCGTCATGGCATGACATTCGAAAAGGCTTTAGAACGGCTTAAATTAGGTCGTAAGATAAAAAGAATCGATTGGGGTAAAAAGTATATCTGTATGTTTGACGTAAATATATTGATGATAGATACAGGTAAAAAAGTAGCATCAAATTGGAATCCAACCGAACATGATATTATGTCTAATGACTGGGAGATTGCGGAATGAGCTTGTTTGTATGTTCAAAATGTGGCTGTATAGATAATACAGCCACATCATGTTACTGGGCTATTATAAGACCTTGTAAGAATCGTATTTACGATAAGTCGCTAAAGGGATATGAAGGCAAGCCTCTTTGTTCTGAATGTGCCGCTATTGAATATGATAAGGATGATAAACTGGTGGTGGTTCCTGGAACGTGGCATGGTAGGTTCAAGAAAGAATGGCCTACTGAAGAAGAAAAGAAGCATATTGGTAAAAACGGTATTTTAAATTATTGATTTATGTGTGATAAGGAAATTGTTGTATGTGCAGCTATATGGGTTCAAGATCACAAGAACAAGCCTCACGGTCCAGTAAATATACCATCTGGAACCGTATTTTGTGGATTGAGACACTGTTCCATAATATCGCAACTTGCGGCATACGGAATAGCTCATAAAAACCGCAGTGTTCAAGGATTTTTGACAAGCAAGAACCGGTTTTTAACAAGAGAGGAAGCGTCTGAACTTGTTAGAAACAATAATCAGGAAATGGTAGTAGATAGGAGTGTCATTAGAGAACAGTTGTATTCAGAAGATTTATATTAGTGTATTAAAATGTTTAAATGAAACTTGTTGAAAGACATATAGTTAAAGACAACTGGTTTGAGGATATATGCCTCAAATCTGGTTTGTTGTACAATTATGTTCTTTACAACATTCGTCAAGGAGTCTTTTCTGGTAACTACTTAAAGGAATTTGATTTATCAAACAAACTTTGCAAAGAAAACCAATTTGATTTCAGGAATTTACCTAATCATGTTTCACAGCAGGTGATTAAACAGGTATTTAAAAACATAAAATCCTGGATGAGATTAAAGAAGGATTTTGAAAAGAATCCTTCGAAATACGGTAATCATCGTCCTCATCTTCCTTCGTATAAGAAGGGCAAGAAACAAAACATGGTTGTTTTTACTAACTGTGATTGTAGGATAAAGGATGATGGTTATATCCATTTTGTCAAAAACACAATTAAACCGATCAAAACAAATGTAAAGAAAGATGAATTAAAACAAGTTAGAATCATACCTCAAGCCACCTGTTATGTAGTAGAGGTAGTTTATGAAAGAAAGGAAATTGATCTTGGTTTAGATAAAGACAATTTTCTTTCGATTGATTTAGGATTGAATAATTTATGTTCATGTATTAGCAATGTAGGATTAATTCCTTTCATTGTAAACGGACGGATTATGAAATCATTTAATCAATGGTACAATAAGAAGAAAGCTAAGTTGATGTCTTTTGTTGGTGATAGAGGATCTTCAAATAGGATAAGAAGAATCACTTTGTTTAGAAATTGTTGGATAGAAGACAAGTTGCATAAGATAAGCAGATATATTGTCAACTTCTGTAGATCAAACAACATAGGAACAATCATCATCGGATTAAATAAGGAATGGAAACAGGAAATCAATATTGGTAGGCGAAATAACCAACATTTTGTTTCTATTCCTCATTCAAAGTTAATAGATAAGATTGTTTACAAAGCAAAGTTATTAGGAATCAATGTTGTTATTCATGAAGAATCCTATACATCAAAGATAGATCATCTTGCTTTTGAACCTCTAAAGAAACAGGAATCCTACTTAGGAAAAAGAAAGAAACGTGGATTGTTTCAAAGTTCAATTGGAAAACTGATCAATGCAGATATTAATGGATCAATTGGAATAGCAAGAAAAGTAATTGGTGATTCTTTTATTGGAAAGATAATCGATAGTGGATTTGTGTTTAATCCAATTAGAGTAAATACTTTGTGATACAAGGTTGAATCTAATAAATAAAATGAGTAATTTTAATAACATTTGTATTAACTAAAAAAAAATAAAACAACATGGGATTTATAATCAGAAAGTCAATATCTTATGATATGATGGACGGCAATCAATTAAAGTATGAATTTGACAACAGGGATTTAGATCATATCACATTTAAAGGTGATGGTAAAGAATCTTTTTCATTTAACAGAGTACTTGTTGAAAATTTAATTGAGACATTTGAGACTATGCAGGATATATACTCTGATAATTACGGAATTAAGGTTTATACCGGTAATTGCATAATTCAATTGAACGTAAATCCAAAGGACCCCAGTGAATCCTTTTTTGACGTATATGATAGAGATGAGATGAAATTGATATACGGAATAAAGATCAGTATTCTGAAAGAAATGTTTATCATATGATTACCAAGCAGGACATACAAGCAGCAGCATCGTATATTTTCCGAAGCAGTTTTGTCTCGGAGGACCAGGCAAGGAAAGCAATGGTAAAAGCCGGCAATAACGCTACCAAGATCCTCGTCAAGACCTTTAGAGGCAAGTTGTTCAAGAAAGCTTTTGAAAGAGCCCGTAGAGGAAAGGATATCAGTTCTTTTGAAAGACAGGAAAAAGAAAGTGGTTTCAATTTTCTACATAATCCTAATAATGGTCGTATGCAAAGCGGTCATATTATAATAGATGGAATTGGTCTGTTTAAACAAATAATTCATGAAAGGTAAAAAAGTTGATATTCGTTTAGGCAGAGGTCTGGCGAATCAGATTAAGATAAACAAAACCATCCCAGTGTCTCATAAACCAAAAGAAGAACGTCGAATGATGTTTGTTTGTGGTGATGATATTGCTTCTCTTATAAAGCGGTTTGAAAATGAATCAAAGTAATATAAAGTCGGACATGTGTCTTGTCCGACTTTTTTTATATATTTGTGGCATGGCAAGAGGTTATTATTGGATACCACAAACAGATGAAACGTTAAATGGCAGAAGCTATTACGTGGCTAAGATAGTAGGAGATATCACGTTTGATACTAAACGAAAAAGAATCGTATTTCAAGCTGATAGGTATTTCCCTGTAGGATCTGTTTTCCATTTTACGCACAATTGCTTCAATTATATCATAACTTGCCGACTTCGTAAGCCGGGGCTTTGGTTTGAAGCCAGGAGAGAGGATTCGGGCCCTATTTGCCCTGAAGATATTGAGCGCTTTGAATCGGGAAGGTTTATACACCGAGATGGGTACATGCATTACATATAAGCTGAACTTGACGATTTTTCGTCAGATTATAATTTTTTTTCATATTATTTTTAAGCCATCAGACTGAGAAGTTAGGTGGCTTTATTTTTTATGATATGCTTGATTTTTAACTACCTTTGTCTCATAACAAAAATGTTTTACTATGACATCAACGTGTATTATTAAAAGAGATAATAAAAATAAAGTTGTTTCTGTCTCTACCAGATCAGGGGACAGGTCTATGTTGTTTGATAAAATAGCATCTATTCCTCTTATGGAGAATAGGGAACGGGCTACTACTGTTTTTAAAACCGTATTTTCTAATAAGTTCTTAAAGGCTTTTGGTGACTGGAGAAGGAATGTGCCTATCAACAAACAGGCTTACAATAAGGTAAAATCTAACATCGGCCTTATTCCAGAGACCTATAGAGAAAGGGTGCTGGATAAGGCTTCTAAGATGAGCAACCCTATTCTTGTGTCGAAATCAGATGCACCTTATGGGATTCAAGAATCAGGCTTTGGATTTTATAGCCAAGATCTGGGTGATAATATTATGTTGGTGGATGCTATGGTTCCGTCAAGTATCTCCGTGCCGGAAGAACCAGGAATAGACTCAGGGCAGTATCTACAAGATGCTATATCTTCGGACTTCACTCCCGTATCTATGGTACAGGATAATGATGTTAATTATATGGTTATAAAAGACGGTCTTAAGATATTTAGTCCAGAAGAGCTACCAGAAACAGATTCTAATCCTGTGGGTGTAACGTATCAGACTGGAGAACCTCGTTTGTTTTTTATGAATGATCGTAATCAATTATTTGAAGATTACGGAGAAGCTCTTCGCTCTGGCGGGAATGATATCAGAATAGGATTCTTATCAGGCATCGTTCAAGAATCTACCGTGGATGGAGTGGCAGACATTACTTACAAGGCTGGAAAGTATGTTCTTAATAATCCCAAGTCTTTTATACCGGTCATGACCGCTTCTGCTTCTACTTCTTTATCAACAAAAGGCGGTATAATTAACTACCTTATAAAGAAAGGTCTTTTGTCCGGATCCAAGATATTCGATCCGGAAACAAGAAGCTATTATATTACAGGAGAAGGACATACAGGACAAATTAGACTTTTCAATTCAGCCTTATCCTACACTGAGCTCCGTAATCATTTTGGTTCCGATGTTTCCATGAACGACCAGGGTATGATAACCATAAGCTCGTTGGATAATAGTAAGGTAACTATGAGGCTCGCCACCGGAGGAACGGAAAGGGTTAGCAAAGAGCAGATAAAGAACGATCTTAAGTCTGGAAGATACAATGAATTGGATGCTAAATACGATCATTTTGATGCGCTTGTAGTTTCATTCATATTAGAAGACAACGATCTTTATGCTGATACTAAAGCTAAGATCGTATCGGATTATAGCAGGCAGGAACGTGACCAACGAAATTCTATTGTCGAGATACTGAAAGCTCTTGGCGTTAGTGTCATAGGTATGACCGATTATATAGAGAAGTACCAAACCAAATACGGGCATGAACCTTCTGCTAAAGCATTGGCGGATATTGCCAATAACGTAATAGCAGTCGGCGAAGATGCTACTTTGTCTGATTTAGTAGAAGAAACATCCCACTTCCTTGTAGAGGCATACAGAGATCAGAATGCTGTTGAGGCTGTTCTGCAAGATGTAGAAGGTACGGAAGAGTGGAACCAATATGCAGGTCAGTATTATAATACATACGGTAAGGTATATGAAGGAGCTGAGCTTGATAATGCTGTTAGGAGAGAAATTCTTGGAAAGATCCTCGCCAGGGAGATGCAGACCGGCACAGCACAGGCGCCGGTAGAGCCCACCTCCTTCCTGGGGCGCGTCCGGCAGCTTCTCTCTGGAATCGTAAGCTGGCTTAAATCAGCTTTATCAACCCAAAGACAAGATTTGAATAACGTTATTAAAAACATTCGTGATCTTGCCATTACTGACATAGATAAAGGATTTGACACCTCTCTGTTAAAGGATAATGACTTTACATTGTATTCCCTTTCTTCTATGAACAAGAACAAGTTTCTTGAGTCTAAGATCCGGGCATTAAGGAAAACATTAAGAGACTTACGTCAGATAAGCTCTGATAGGGCTGTAACTACGTCTATGACCCTTGCGCAGCTTAAGACCATAGAAGATAAGATAAATAAAGTAGAGACCGAAATAGACAAGAATGAGATGGCGGCTGCCATGAACAGCATGATCTCCACAGCCGAAGCTCAGGTCAGATACTTAAGTAATGTGGTGAACACCATCCTTCATGGTGATACCAAAGACGGTAAGCTTCACTTCAATACCAATGATCGAAAGAACGTAGATATTATCAACAATCAGGTTCTTCCGATCATGAACGATCTTCGAGGATATATCCGTAACAGAAGTACCGAATTTGATGAACGTGAAAAGCAGGATTATACAAATAGGATCAATACCGTCATTGCCGACATCAATGGTATTCAGTCTGATATTAAATCAGTACAAGACCTTGATGAAAGTACGTTGCTTGATAAGTTAATGAACGAACTTCATGTGCCGGCAGATAAGGTAAAGAGAGTAAAAGAATTTTTTGACAAGGTTCAACACGATGTTTCTTGGATAAGTAGGTGGTTTGGTATATTAGAGCATTCTTCCAGCCCGTTCAATAACGCTCTTGGAGCTATGATTGCCAAAGACAATTACAATGCGATGGTGAATGCCCAGCCCGCCATATCCGACTTCCTGGCATATGCTAAAAAGCATGGTTTTAACAAATCTGAATTTGAAAAACTGCTTCAGAAAGTAGACGGCAAAACTTCTAATTACCTTCGTAGTGCTCTTGATATGGCTAAATACGATCGTAATAAGAAGCTGGCGCAGATGCGAGCGTTTGCGACTGCCATGAACATAGAGATATCAGAAGAAGAAATTGGTGATGTGGTTGACAATAACCGTAATTACGTATTTAAAAGAGAAGTAGTTGACAAGGATGGAAATACGGTTACTGAAAACGCTAAATTCAAACCATCGTCTGATAGAGTTAATACCGATATTTTTACCATCGAGCAGGAAAAGATTTATACAGAACAGATGGAAAAGTGGGATGCTGAAAATTCGGAACTGGAATTTAGCGAAAGTTATGCCACAAGAATGGAATCCATATACAAAAAGGCTGAAGAAGAATTAGGGCATCCGGTTTCTCAAACAACCAAAGAATACCTTAATGCTCTATCCAGGCAAAAACGGATATTGAGGCAGCCTTTTATTGATAGCGGTGGTAATTTTGATGAGGTTGCCTATTTTAAAAGCAGCAATTACGAAGAAGAAGGACTGCTTCGTAAACAACGTAAGGAAGCAGCTTCAGAATACATATATGTAGGAACCAGGAGAGTGGAAAAAACCGGCGACCAACTTAAGATGGCTAAAGAAATACAAGCTATAAATGAAGTTTGGAGAAAGGAATCAAATAATGTTACCAATGCCGTATCAGAATCGTTTTTGCAAAAATTAAGAACGATTCAGAGCGAGTCGGGAGGAGAAGCTGCGCTGAAGACGCTTATGTTGGGGGGTCACCTGTCATTCAACGATCGGTTTTGGAATGACGTAGAATCGGAACAGTCGGCGCGTACCGAATCAAATAACAAGGCTTCGTATCTTAAAATGGCGCATGATATCATTAGTTCTACGACAAGTGATAGAGATGCGACTGACGTGGATTCTATTGTAAAAGATATAGAAAAAAATAAGGCCATTATCAAGGAAATAATCGGAAACAACCGAGATGTGGCTGATATCGGAGAAATTAACGAAGCGACATTTACCTCATCTGAAAGAGATGCTTTTAGGGCCGCATCTGAAGCTATTGAAGCTGATTACGCTATCTTAATAGATTATGCTAAGATGGTGGGTCTTGAAGATATTGATAAGTACCTTACTAAAAGCAGTAAGGCCGAAAACGAAGTAAATCAGTCTTATTTAAATGCTCTTGCTGACTCCAAGGAAGTGGAATGGAAGTTCGTACAACGTCATACTACGGCGAAGAAAGCAAAAAGGATTCAGGCTTTAAGGGATAAGCTGTTTAAGGCTGCTGATAACCGATATCTGTTTACCGTATCTGAAACCAACTACCTGTCAGAAAAGCTTGGTATAAGCAAAGAATTAGACGGTAGAGATTTCAGGAATGCTGTTAATGCTAAGATGGCCAGCTTGTTTTTAAATAACACAAGAGAAGAGGGCATAGAAGAGACCAATGCTATTGTTAATGAATTTGCCAGGAGCCAGGTCTTTTCGTACTATAAACGCATGGCGCCTACCGGATATGCGGCTATGATCGACAAAATCGGTCGAGGTGAGATAGATGTGGCGCAGATGGTTAAGGACGTACAAAACGGTACATCCACCCAAGATTATGGCATGGACATATCGTACCTTTCTTTCGACCCTGCAAGGGCATGGGTGGCTGAATCCGAGGCCGAAAATAGCGGTCGTAACCCTGATTATGTAAAAGACCACGGGTATGGTCATCGTATGCCCAAGAAGAGCCTGTATCGTGATGAATCGTATTTCAACGACTTCGGCATTAAGTATGATGCTGATGGTAATGAGGTCGCTACTAAAAACGTAGAGCAGTGGAATATGATTCAAAAACTCAAGGAAATAAAAAGACAATCCCTTGATCTATACAAAGAGCAGAGCCCGAACCTGTATGCTATTCCACAGATATCAAAACAAGATATAGAACGTATAGAAGGATTGGGTATTAACTTCAAAAATACGGTTCGTAATTTTGTATCAGATCTGTGCCTGGACAGAGTAGACGATTCTTTATACGGTAAAACCAGGCAAGGAGAAGTGTATGATCCGGAAGACAGACTTAGGTCTATACCTAAATACTACATATATGAATTGGAGAACCAAGATGATGTATCTCACGATTTTGGCTACTCTTATTCGATGCTTATGATGCAGTCATCGTTATACAACGAAAAGCAGAAGTCTATAGAGCTCGCTCAAGGACTGGAGCAGATGTTACTGAATAAACAATTTGAAGGTGGTAAAAAGGCTGAAGCAACCCAAGCATATCAGATGTTCAGGGACTTCTTCAACGATCATTATTATGGCATTAGGATGAACACCAAAAAACTTACGGTGAACATCGGAGGATATACGGTAGACCTTACAAGAATTATGATGGCTGTTGAAAGATTTATGTCGGTCATGAACTTGGCACTGTCCCCGTTTGTGGCAGCTACCGGCGCCTTAACAGGTCATATCAACCTCATCATGGAATCTGCCGTAGGACAGTATATAAGTAAAGATTCCCTTAAATACGCATCGGCTGAATTTTCACGCCTTGCTCCATCTTGTATAGCAGAAACCGGAGACATAGATAGGAAAAGCAAATTATATGTCATAGGTGAGAGAATGGGGATATTCAATATCCGAAATCGTATGTATGGTGCCGGATACAATAGAGTGGCCAGGACCTTAATGCGTTCACCTATGTATGCTTTTATGGAAATCCTGAACTACCCTCTTGATCCGCAGGTTATGATTGCTACTATGGACAATGTTCGTTATTACAAAGGTCGGTTCTACACGTTCCAAGATTTCAAGATGGAAAAAGAACGCAATAAAGAACAGAGTACCATAAAAAGAGAATGGAATGCATTAAAAGATCGTACTTTATGGAGTATGGTAGACGTCGTGGATGGGAAGGTGGTTGTAAAGCCAGGATCGGGTGTTACTGTTGAGGAAGTTGAAACCCAGATGGCTATAACCAGGAATCAAGTCCGTAGCTTGTCGCAGATATGTAACGGATCTTTGAATGAAGAAAACCGAACTGCCGCATCGCGCAACTGGATAGCCAGGTTCATGACCGCCCACCGAGGATGGTTGGTGCTGGCGGCTCAACGTCTGTGGAAAAGACGTGGCTTCAATTTCCAAACAATGCAAGAAGAGGAAGGACTGTCAATTACGTTAAAGAATATGATAGCCAAAACATTTAGCTTAGCTTCCGAGTCTGGTATGAAAAACATCATAGATGCCTGGAACGAAAATAAAGATAATATGAATGAGGTAGAGAAAACCAATATAAAACGCCTCAGTGTCTATGCCGGCACGTTTCTTATCATGCAAGCCGTATCTATGCTTCTTGCCGGATGGCGTGATGATGATGAAAACGAAGAAAGTTGGCTTACTCAATTTGGATCCTATGTCGGATTCAGAACCATAAACGAAATAGCTTCACAGATGCCGTTTATTATGGAGCTTAACGTGGTAGATATCATTAACGATCCGTTTGTTATGGGGCGAAAACTGAAGGATCTTACCGATCTTAGGAATTATTCACTTGATAAAGTAACATCCGGTACATACAAGGGAGAGTTTAAGTTATTTAGGCAACTCGCCAAACAGACGTTTATCAAACAATGGTATAATATCAAGACGCCGGAAGACATAGCGCGCGCCTATAATTGGTGGCAGCAGACAAACAACAAGTCAATGATGTTCTTCATCGGCGCCACTCCTGATTCGGAAGGAGACGATGATGTTAGTTACAAATAGACGAAGAATATCGGACTTGCATTGTTTTTGTATGATTCCAATATGTTATATTAGCATCGTCAAAGAGTAGATTGTACGTTTTTTTGTTCTTACTTGAAAGATTATGTAGGTTTAATTTTTTCTGAAATTGTTTTCTTACCGGTTCTCAGTCAGAGATGATAGGGAACCGGTTTCTTTTGTTATGAAAAAAATAGTATCTTGCAAAAAAAAAGATGAGAAGAAGATTTCAAATAGGGATGGGGGTAAATCCCTCGCTTATAATCAATAAAGGCATATACATCCAACATGTAGATGGAGGATTATATACAAAAGAAAATTGGTCTAATAAAGGATATTCCAATGATCTATGCAATGGAATAGCCCTTGTAGATAAAGTGTGTTTTGTTATAGCCACCGAATATATTGGCACATTTCGTTGGGGTAAGGATGGAGAAATAGACAATATATTTGCACAAGATAGTTCTCATATGGGAACTATTAAAAAGGATTATTGGGGGGCGTGAAAATCAGAATGCGTATCTTGAATATGATACCAGTAATACAGATTACGCTTTTAATAAAGCTAATAGCTATTTATTTAAAAATGGTCAAAATGGATATGTAGGTGGAGCCGGAGAGTTTTTTTTGATATCATTGTATGCGAATGAAATAAACGAATGCCTTTTAATGGTAGGAGGTACGATAATGAGTAATAAAATGTGGACATCCACTCAATCTACACAATTTACCTATTCGTGGTATTATGATATAAACATCCAAGGAGATCATTTGAGTACAAGTACAAGGAATAATCCACGTTATGTCCGTCCTTTTACTGAATTAATTTTATGAAATTATGAGAAGAAGATATCAAAATAATGCTAAACTATATGAGTATAAGATAGTTAGCAACTGCATAGGGGGGGGGTGTATGTAAATAATGAGCTGATAGGAACCGTCCCTGATGGCGGTGAACTTATATACCAATCTTAAAAAAAACGGTTGGATACTGTGTATATTCAAGGCGGTGTTCCAATAGAAGATAGGCAAGAGATCGATAGTCAGGTTGATACGACAGAGGAATTGCTTGAACAGGATTCTGTGGTTCTTGCTATTGCTTTAACAACCTCTCCTTATTATGGATTTAGAGTAAGTGTGATAGCGCCTGATGAGTTTACGCTAAGAACAACCAATAGGATTAATAGAACCTTTTTAATAACAAGCTTTACTCCACCTGCTGCTATATACGGTGTAAACTTTGGTGATCCTATTGTCCTTAATTATGATAGTTACCAATATGAGATGCCAGATCTTGTAATTGATGGACCTCATGATAGAATAGTTAGGGCAGATCCTAATCTTACTTGGGTTGTAAGATGTACAGACGCCGACTTTACACCTTTGCCATATCCAGAATCATGGTCTGGCCAAGGTTTAAATTCTATGTTCTTATCAGAAATGAAACGTCTTGCTCCTGGTGATCATCATGTATCATATACAGCTTATATTAATTTGGACTTGATAGATGATGACGGAAGTAAAGTTCATACTGAATACCTGATATTAGAAAAAACACTTAATTTTACGATATGACAACAGTCCCCAACCGTACGCCTATTGTATGGTTGGGGACTGTTGTAGTTACCATCTTTTCTTGTATAAGCAGAACATGAAATAAGTTTCTAAGCATTAACTTCATGACCTCCCCTATCTGTGAAAACTAAACCAATACCTTCTATGATATGTCCTACTACAGGAGCTTTGTCAAATTCCTCCTTCGTAGCCCAAGTAGCATTATCAGGCATAAGATCCTTGAATGCGTCCGAAACATCACCTTGACACCAGCAGTTATTTGATGTAACAATGCCTTTCCCTTCGATATTGATATACATTTTTCTTCCACCACATCCAAGGCTGTTCCATCCGCTCGGTACGTTTTCCACCATAGGCTTAAGCACCCAGCTTACACCGTCTATCCTAACCCATCCAGGATCGTCTTTGTGCTTGTCGTACAAGTTTTGCCAAAAAGAGCATTCGTAGCACCATCCCCTGTCTTCCATGACAGTTCTTATCTCACTCCTTTCAAATCCATCTGCATCCATCGTGTGCGGAGAATGAGGCTGGTGAGGGGTGCCACATTTTGGACATATGAGTTTTAAATTCTTTTCCATATTATTTAACTTTTACGATCTTAATAGAATCTCCGATATTGTATTCCCCTTGGTATCCAACGAATTTTATAAGCCTATTATTATAAAATATTGAAATTCTTTCGTCTTCACCATAATACATTATACATCCATCTTCTAAAGGAAGTAGATCATATATAACCCATCCGTTATTAACCTGACTATCATCATGCGAACATGATGATAACACAAGTGCCATCAATAAAATAAAATACCTCATATTATTTTCAACATAAAAATTTATAACCTGTTTTTACAGCTTCCGCTTCTTCTCTCGTATCAAACATTAAGGTAGTGACAGCTCCTATTCCTTCACAAACGTAAGACACTTTCACCCGCCACCTAAAAACCCCAGAGCCATAATCGTCATAGTACGGCTCAGAAAGAACTTCTTCTACATACCCATCCAAATAATTCACGATTGCTCCTCCTTATTTTTAGATTCTGCCTCTTCGAGTATGTTGATCACCTTATCGACAATATCCGAATCAGACATTTTCTCAATAAAAACATCCATTGCCTTAGTTATGTCATTGGCTTCTTTTTCTTCAAGAGCTATTTCTCCACCGGTAATAGCATCAGATAATGATGTAGATAAGTGTCTTATCTTATCAATGCTCATAAACGTAAATGGATTACCACCCCAGCCTCCACCCATTTCTTTCATAATCTGATATCCACCTGAAATAAGTCTGCCTGATGTCATGGCCAAGGAGGATACGATTAGGGACAGTACCGCCGCTTCCGTCCGCTCCTCGGACACGCCCTTCGACCACACGGCTGCCCTTATAGCGCCGGCCAGGTCGTCTATGTATGGCATGAGGCAATCCTCCATCGCTTGTGTTATATCAGCTATAACCTCACTACGCTCTTTATTTATGTAGTAGATAGAAGCATTGTACCTCTTTATCTCTTTGTCCATATCATTTAAAAGACGCTTGATATTGTGCTTATACATAGGACCACCCTTAATCACTTCCTTTAGCTTAAGAATGTAATTATAAGCCTGGTCGTTTACGAACAGCGTCATGGTCTCAACCGTTGAATGAAGCGTGTTGAGACTGTTAAGAATCTTATCGAAATTGTTTATCAAATAAGCTCTTCTGGTTTTTGCTGCGTAGTTAATGTTATTAAAATTATTCATTTTATTCATTAGATTCAACCTTTTTGCGCCAGCATGATAGACTCTTACAATGTCTTCAATCTCTTCCATAGGAAGTAAATCCCATCGTAGTTTGTCGTCTATGATGTCATTTTTCACCGATTTGTTTTCTATGGGGTCTTTGGTAAGAATAATACCCATAATATCCGTTTCTATAACGAACGTCTCCCCATTGCAACAAACCTCAGCATATTTATCATTTACTTCTATGTCTGATACTGCCTCCGCTATAGCTCCTTTGGCGACTTTAAATTCGGCACTGATTATATCATCTTTCAATATGCGAAAAATAGATCCTTTTGGATAAAGGATATTTTTAGTATTATCATCCATCTTTTCCATTGCTTTATCGTTGTTTTACCTCATTTCGATAGTAATATAATCCATCTTCGTCTTATACCCTATCATTTCTGTTTTTCTCAAAATACTGTCTTACGGCTTCAATCGCCTTATCGTCATCAAAAACCTCTACAAATTCCTCATAGAATCTATTTCGTTCCATAGAGAACGTGTTGCTTCCTTCCGGAATGGTCCTGAATACAACTACTTTCTCTCCGTCTACGTTCGTTCCTATTATGTTATTGTGAAGAATAATAGAATAGCGCCCAGAGCTTTTGTTTTGGACGACACTATGTTCGAGATTGTAGAGTCTAAGTAGTTCTCTTATTTCTTTTACTCCCATATTATTTTACGTTTTTAGAAGTTACAGCCTCTTCTCCCCATTTCTTTACATATATAGATCTCATCATGTTCATTAAATTAGAGAAAGAAGAGATGGTTCCCATTTCTATACAAAATGCAAGATTAGATTGAAGCATTTCAAGTTCTTTTAACTGCTCTTGAGTTGCTCTGTTATCTAAAACATATTTATGTTTATTGAATACAATCCAGTTTAACTTATCAGCCATTTCTATATAATCAACATCTTCAAATTTTGATACAGACCTTGAAAGAGTATTGTATTTATCCCCTATCTCTATTCTATCCAAAATAAGTTTATCATTTAACCATCCAGTAACTTCTGCATACAGCATAGGATTTAATTCTATAGCGACTAATACCCATATGTAGGGATCACACATAACATTTCTGTTTGTTCCTCTTCCTGTAGTCTTATAGGCATTATACCACTTCATTACTTTTATCAAAGAGTTGTTTTCCACTATATCCATAAACTCTTTCAAGGTTTCACTTTTTATGTATTTCTGTTTTTTAAGAATATAAAATATCCTTTCTGCACTCTCCTTGTTCGAAAGAATATTTTCTATTCTCTTATCATTCCACCCCATCTCCACTCTTTTTCTTGTATATGCCTCTTGTAATCCAGTTAATGACATAAAGGAAGTTTTAATGTCCTGTCTGATTACCACTCCATACAATAACCTGTCTTTAGAAATCATAACTTTTAAATTATTTAATAAAATACGCTTGTATTAAAATTACACGACGTAAAAATATAGATTGTGTAACTTTAATACAAGCGTATTGTGTTAAATTTTACTTATAGTGTTTTTATAGACTCATATTATTCCTTCTAAATTTACTTTTATAGAACCATTTATGGTTTTAATGCTCCCATCTATGGTTGAAATCACATCATCTATATCATTTATAATACTTTCCATGTCATCAACCACCTCCTCCATATCAGTTACAGCCTGATCTGATTCCCAATATCTTTCTGAGTCTTGTAACGATTCCGGTATATTATCTCTCGCCTCAGTCTCTTCATCTAAAATCATATCAACATCATCTTTGGCTGAATTTATGTTGTGCTTCAACTCCGACAACTTTGATTTGATGTATTCAAAATCTGTTTTATACTTATTTACGTTGTTAATAACATCCGATATTTTTTTTCTTCTCTTGTTGTTCATGCCTTTATCTTATTATAATATTCGATAATCTTTTCTTTCCTGTCTCCTGGTTTTACTGCCATATTCTCAGCCAAGAACCTAAAATACGACACTGGTATGTCCTTGAATCTAATTCCTTCATATTTTCCAAACCACATTATTATACTGTCAAGATCGTCTTCTCTCCTACCATCTCCATTCACAGATTTAAGCGAGGCTGCCCGGCGAAGGATCTCGTCTTTGGTAATAATATCACCCATCCTTATATTAGACAGAAGTTGATCTCCGGCAAACATACACCAGCCCTTAGAAGGGAATTGTTCGATTGTCAAGTCTTCTATCCGACCGAAACGCCTCATGTTGTCGCAGCAATCAACTATCAGCGCCTCTTTCTTGTCAGGATGGATGCGGACGGCTCGGCCTAATATTTGGTAATAAGTTGAATATGAGAAAGTTGGTCGACCAAACATCACACAATCAAGTTCAGGAAAATCAAATCCGGTAGCAAGCGTTGAATAATTAAAAACCACCTTCAACTTACCTTCTTTGAAATCGGATATGATTTGCTCTCTTTTCTTTTTGGTTGTTAGCGATGTTACGACACCGGTTATGGCTCCCATCCTGGCATTCATGAACTCTGATATTCTATTACATGATTCGATAGAATCCATGCAAACCAAAATGGCTTTACGCTCGTTCATAAGTTGAAGAAGGCGCTTGTAGATAGAGTTGTTTAAGCCGTTTCGTACAATACTTTCTTTAATAGATTCGTTGGTATATTCGGCTCCGGTGCTGTTTAACATCAGAGCCGATTCATCAAACGACCATCGTTCGTACTTAAGTGGACACCAAAACCCTTGAGAAGTTAGTTCTTGTATCTGAGTCACATGAACTATTTTCTTGAAGAAGTTATGTTCGTCTTTCGTCAGCATATTGAGCTTGCTATAGTTTCCTTCCAGCATGGAACTGTAGGTTCGGAGGCGGCAGGGAGTGGCGGTGAAGCCCAGCACCTTCGCCTCTGGGAACCCGTTCATAAACTCCATAAATTCAGAACCTTCTTCAGGAGAATATCCTGAATGACATTCGTCTATCAATAAGGTATCTATCCCTATATCCTTCAACCTCGCTACATCTTTCTTTATGCTCTTTAATGTTGCATAAGTCATAGCCGACAGCTCCTTTATACCACATGAAGCAGAATATATAGTAGGTTCAGAACCGAATAATACGGCCTTCGCATAATTCTGCTCCAGAATCTCTTTTGAGGGCTGTAATACTAATGTCGGTCTATTTATTTCATGTGCTATCTTGGATATCAGAAGGCTCTTTCCACATCCGCATGGAGCTACGATTATGCCAGGCTTCTTAGATCTTCCTGTAAGAAACTTAAGCCCGGCATCTACTGCCTCTTTCTGGTAAGGTCTAAGTTCAAAGCCCATCACAATCTATTATATTATTTTTTGAAAGTTCTATTATCGCCTCTTTCAACATCTCCCTTGCCTTATTCTCATTATCTTCAAACAGGCATACACTGCATGTAGCACCTTTGGAGGGGTAGTCTCTGTAGGCTTCTGCTCTTTCTACAACGTACTCACAACAATAGTCGTGACTCATGTCTTTTGCTATACTTATAAAATGATCTTCTCCATCCATCAACACGCAATATTCAGCATCGTTTTCGCATGCAATAACACCTTTGTTTTTTAAAATGGATAGTACTTTATTTCCAAAAAGTCCAATATAGACCCATATACCTTTCCCTGCATTTTTGTAAAAAATATCCATTCCTTCTTTGATTGTGACTTTCTTTTCCATAATCCCTTATTTTATATCAGTAATTAAAACGTATATTTTAGCAATATCTTCAAGACTCACAGAAGAACGTATATATAGTTTTTCTTCGTACTCATATAGAGCGTACCCTTCTTTTATGTCTAATATCTTAATCACATGCTTGCCTCTTTCAAATGGATCCTCAAAGTATCTCTTATGTTCGTATCTTTGACCTACTTTGATTTTGTCAGTTTTCTTCTTCATCTTATAACGATCTACTGCTCTACCTGTTTTTATGAAAGCTGTCGTGAGTAAGTATAATAAAACTAAACACAAAAGGATCGCTACTCCACATATTAGATCTTCTTTCATTACACTCCTTTTAAATAGTTGAACCATATATCCTCCAGCTTCTCCTGAAGCTCAAACGCTTTCTTGAAATTCCCGCATCTTACAGCAACATCTCTCATGTATTCTACGTTTATAACTTCCGGATCTTGCCGGTATTTTGTTCTTAACTTTTGAACATCCTCGTATTTCATCGTTTTATCTTTTTAGACGGATCCCAATCCGAAGAGAAAGGGCATTCGCTTTTGTTATGTAATCCAAAGTCACAATAATAACACAGTGCTGACGGGCAGGGCAGCCTGTTTTGCGGAACAGGCTGACTTAGGGTGGCGCGCCGCTTGCTATACCTGGCTCCTTCTGCTCCCTGGATGTACGCTTGAAATGTTTTTACACTATTATCTTCAAAATCATACATTTTGGATAAAGTGTCATTTAGCATTTCTATAGATTTTGTTTTACGTTCCTCATCCACTTTAACCTTTTGGTATTGTCTGGTCCTGGTAAAGAAATAGATGTTCATATCTGGCAGAACTCCACCATATTTTCTATAGATGTAAAACGAATATATAGGATGCTGTAAATTCGTTTCCAACTTCTTAGAATCAAAAACCTTATTACCTGATTTCCAATCTATGACATAATGGTGAACCACGTTCTTGCTCTTTATAGCCAGATGAAGGTCTACCGATCCTACTATGTACACATGTGTATGAACGTCACCATTTATATCAACAGGCTTAGGAAGACGGTACGGCAACACAAAATCTTCTTCGACTCCAACTATAGCGCCGTGTCTGATAAGTTTCTCACATGGATTAAGATCACTATCAGCTATCATAAACCTATTCCCATCTTTTTTAAACAGATCCACAATCCAAGCAAGAAGCTCCCCGGATTGTTTCATGGCTATCATCATATTTTCCGGTGATTGCCAAGGTATGTCTTCTTGGTAAGCATAGTAACTTATCGCTTCTCCAAGATCTTTACCAGAAGGCTGTCTTCCGTTCTTAAAGAAGTATTCCAGTGTCTTATGGATAACCGTACCATAAGATGTAGCTTCTTGTTTTTCTGTAGACCTTTTACCCTCTACGTAAGTCTTATACCATTTCATTGGACAAGTAAGAAACGTATCTATCTGGGAATAAGATATGGCAAGACGTTTCACACCATTAAACTCCTTATATAGCAAATGTGTTTCCGGGACCATCATAAGTCATTGTCTTTAAATCCTTCCGGATAATATACGACATACTTCTTACCGTCTTCTGGTGTCATGGCAAACTGCATGTAGTTATTACGATTACGATGCTTGCCATCCAATCCTCGCTTCCAATACAGAATCCCATCTATATCCACATAAGACCGTCCGCGTTCGGCTCTAACCACGTCCGTGTGTAGCAGATACCCGTCGGAAGACACGATCCATACTTTATCACCTTTGTTTAAATAAGATATTCTTTTTCTTACAACAACCTTTTTCTTATTATCCAATACAAATTCCTCGTCAGTCATACTCTTCATCCTCCTCTTCTTCTGTTTCAAAATCAATTCCATATCCCATATTCTATTAAATATATTTAAAGTTATTTATCCGTTTTAATACATCCCCTCGGAGACCTTTCGGTCTCCTTGGTAGATGTAAATCCCGTTAGGGATAAGTCAGGATTTCTCCTGTTAGTACCCATCGCCAATGTTATTTAAGGTTTTCGTAAGCAACACTGTTCCTGAATACCAGAACTGTTTAATCACCCACCTTAGAGCTACAGACTTGGGCAAACATCCGTAGGTAACTATCTATTCTCAAATAACGTAGCCTTTGTTTCAAGGCTTAGGCTAATAACCCGATCTCTTAAAGAGATGTATTAAACTTTTATAATAGAATTATATTGGTTTAATACTATTTGGGGTTATAACACTGATCATAATGATTGGTCAGTTCTTCTGGTTCTAAATCTTGTCCAAAATCCATATTAAATTATATACTTAATTCTCCTTCTTCATATTTTATATTCACCTTGTCGCCGTTTTTGTAAGTTTTTCCAGACAAGCATCTTACTCTCATTTGCTCCTGTCTTCCATTTTTCGAAATATTTACCATATAATGATTCTTCCCTGATCTAAACACTATCTCCACCTCTCGGCCATTTAAATCTTCCGGACATTCGTACACCATTTCTTGTTTTAACTTAAGAAGTAACTTATATACGTAAAACAAAACGATAAAGAAAAGCGACCCTATCACAACCCCTACTAAATGGGAACCCGAAAAGTAGGTAGTCCAGCTATATCCAAGAATGAAATGTGTTATGCCCTTGAATGATATGATGTCCGACAAAGACATGCTTAAATCAGAAGCACTGTCAATGTCAATATCCGTATCCAGATCAGATCCTAATATCGATAACAAAAACTGTATAACAAAAGCAAATGACGCTATTAAAGCCATGCATAAAATTATGTCACTTCCCATATCCTTCTGTTATTGTTTTGTAAACAAGATCAGTCATATCTTTGATGGTCTCCATATCATAATCAATAATAACAATATTGAATTTTTGTTCCACCATCATTTCCAGTTCAATTTGATCAATAGAATCTAATCCAAGTTCTTTAAACGTCACATCTTCTTCATGAACTATATCTATTTCCGAATTAAGAAACTGAGTAATAATTATATCCTCTATTATCTTTCTGATTCTTACTTTTTCCATTGCTTTCTAATTTTGTTAAATAAATACGTTTTTATGTTTTTCAATCGCTCTTTGTCTGTTTCAGAACTTCCGGTAAACAAATAATCCGGATTGCCTTTAGCCGGCGGCGTAGGCAATTTAGATACGGCAAACAACCAATCCATTTCCTTATTCTTCTTAGACTCCAAATAAGGCTCGGTAGCGATCTTAAATTTTTCAGCTATTAAGTCAAAGAGCTTTGAATTTTTAAGGTTCATATGAACTGAAAAAGCCTGAGAAGGCGGTTTCCATATGAAGTTACATAAGCTCATTGTATAATCTCCTGACTCTGCTATATAAGATTCCGTTACCTGAAGTATGACCTCTTTCTTGAATGAGGTGTTACCCATAAACCAACACAATCTGGATTCCGCTTCTTTTCTGCTGACACCTATGTCTTTTGAATACGATTCGTACATTCCTATCATAATCTTCAACGTTTCCAGAACCTCGTCTGTCATTTCCGGTGTCTCTATATAATTCACAAAAGACGTTCCTTTGTTGGTCAATCTCATCACGCCTGATTTTAATTTCTCAACCAGGCCAAGCTCTATATACCTCCCAGCGTCTTCTTCTGGCATGGCTTCGATCATAACCGTATCCTTCTGTCTTATGGCAAGAAGATTGGCAAGATCATTAGGGGTCATGTCTGATGCTGCAAGTTGTCTGAAATTGATGTACATTCTTAATCAGCTTTAATAAAAATAACATTCTTGTTATCTTGTCTATCAACATGTTCACATGGACCAACAATTATGTCTGTACATAAACAAGAATCGTAATCGTCGAATATACACCTATCGCATGTATCACCTTCCACACATTTTAATCTTACAAGTCCGGCATCAAATACTTCTCCTACTTTAAATTCCTTCTTTTCCATATTCCCTCCTTGTTTTTAACTGTTGTACCCTTCTTTAATAATCGAATTTCTACCGGTAGATACCGACTGGCGAAGATCGTCATGTACAGAATCTACCGTAGAATACTTGTTTCTGGTTGTAAAAATCACTTCCAACATTTCCTTGTAATCACCTAAAGCTACTTCGTATCTCGGATCTACTTTGGCTTTTCTTTCAGCCTCAGCATTACTTTTAGCCAGCTCCCGGTCGAGGAGGTCTTCTTTGATTCGGTCAGCAATCATATCAAGTTCTTTTTTAATAACTTCTCCTGCTGCCCGAAGTTGACCTTCTACGTCACCAAGCTGGTCTTGGACGGTTCCTATTTCTTTCTTTAGACGATCGTATTCGTTAATCATACCCATATCACCTGCATAACCAGAAAAGTCCTTGATTATTCTGGTTCCTTCTTTAAGGAGCTCAATAACTCGTCTTTTACGTTCTCTGCTTATTAAAGACGGAAGACGATAATTCATATCCGCCACCGCCTTATCATGTATGGAGTTGATTAAAAACATCTCTCTTTCATCCCCTGCAAACTCAGTAAGAACCAAAAGGAACTTACTTATCAGGTATTCGTTTTCTTCTACTGTTAGTCTCATGGTTCTTATTTTTTTTAATACAATGACTGTTCTTCCTTTGTCTCTTGTTCTTGTTCCTGATTGTCTGTAACGTCTTCCACAGTATAGAGCTTGGGCGGCGTCGGCGGCTGGTTGGGGTTCACGAACTTCGTCCCGCCCTCCCCGTACATCCATCCATGCCCTGGCAGGATCTCCGGGTGGATTGTATTAGTAAGCTCTTCCATACTAACTTGCCTTACCTTCAGTATATGATGAAACACCAGTCCGGCTGTCCTGAATGATGTTTTGTTTTCAGTTTTAAACCTATCAAGAGTCTGATACCAATCTTTCCCAAATATCATATACTTATCCAGCCCGTACCTACGAGGATTGTGCAAACCTATCATTAACGTACATAACTGACCCAGCGTATCAGACTGGTAAAAATCAGAAAGACGCGGAGGCTGCTCTTGTGGGCTTTTTATCCTTCCTTCTATCTCTCTGTTGAATTGGGATATGATGAGGAAAAATATGTTTTTATATACTAATTTAGCCTCGTTCATAACCGCCACCAAATCATCTATAGCCGACTTAGGATCCAATCCCATTCTTTTTATCAAAGCAATATGATCGACTTTAAATATTATAAGACGTTTGTCTTTATGCTTAGTAGCTATATGATATACAGCCGCCTCAAACTCTTTTACCGTACACGGAGCGTCGATGTATATTATATTATTTCTGATTTCACCTTGAAGGATTTCAAACATCCTCATCTCTTCTACTGTATTAGAATCTTGCCTTCTTAATATTTCAGGAGCCCGTTTTTTCATATCCTGACTCATTCTGCGAAGAAGAAGATCTTGAGGATTCATTTCGAACTCGCAATTGACAAGAAAATAATCTTCTGCTTGTGGGTTGATCATCGGATTCATCACATTTTCCAATATCTTTTGGGCCACATACGATTTACCCACAGATGGCCGAGCCCCTATGGCAATAGCATGCTGAGGGAAAATACCTCCAAGCAAAGCCTCATCAATATAATCGTATCCGGTTTTAGCGGGGATAAGCTCTCCCCGCCTGTATTTTAAGATATTCTCATACGCCTCTTCCATAACCTGTTTGGAGGTTTTGAATATCCTTCTTATATCTATCCTATTTGCTATCTCCTCGTGCATTTTTGTCACCTTTTGTATCCGATTTGGATCCCCTATTAGCTTTTACTGATTTATACCTAAGACCGTTTTTGGTATGAGAACAATCTTTGCCTTTCCTCCAGCTTTTGCCTTTCTTCTTGTCCGTTTCGTAGTTTTTACGACCAAGCTCCCGGCGTTTGGCTTTCTGTTCCGGTCTGGCATTTATCTCCTTGTCCTTTTTAGCCTTTTTCTTCCTGGCTTCGGGATGAGTCCTGTAGTACTCTGTTGATCTGCCCATGTGCTTATATTTTTTTTGATTAATAATAGCACAAAGATAGGCAATTCGCGCCCTATTTCAACCTGCCGTAGCTCATATCAGGATCACACCAGACATACCCGTCTTTCTCATCATGAAGATACTCAGGACATCCTCTGCATGCGCTACTTCCTGACACTATTTGATTGTTCTTATTAGGGCACTTATCTCCAGGCTTATGCCATTCTATTCTCGAACCTGATCGTTCTTTGTTTACGATCTTCCGTAAAGCCCCTACTTAAAAGCAGGGGATCAATGCTTCTTTTGATCATCTATGTATTTTTTAATAACTGATTCTGATATATGCCCTATTGTTTCAACATAAAAAGATCTTGTCCATAATGAAGGCAGTCTTTTCCTTATTGTTTCAAATTCATTTCTTAAAACGAAAGACGTGTATCCTTTTAATTGTGATACAATATGGGAAATAGAATCAGAAGGTGTTGCTTTTATGAATATATGGATATGATCGGGCATTATTTCCATATATTCAATAGTCCATCCATTTTCCGTTGACTTTAGCAGAAGAAGCTCCTTTAATCTGGATTCTATCTCCCCGGTCAATATTTTTCTTCTGTATTTTGGACACCATATTATATGATATCCTATGTTGTAAACACTACTTTTGTTTGTTTTCCATCTTTTATCCATGTTTTTTTATTGCAAATATAGAAATTATTATTATATTTGCGTCATAAATATAATTAAAAATGATTTCATACAAGTACAACATATATTATTCAAAGAAAACGAAGTATTTCGACAAGATGCTTCGTGAATGTTGTTTTGTATGGAATCATGCGTTAGCTTTACAGAGAAGATATTATCGAATGTTTGGAAAATACATTTCTGTTAACAGGATACAAAAGCATTTCTCTAAAAAGATTAAAAGACATTTGCTTCATTCCCAAACAGTTCAAGAGATTCTTCAAAGATTAGATTCTGCATACAATCGTTTCTTCAAAAAGTTAGCGAAACGACCACCTAAGTTCAAATCACCTGAGAAGTTCAATTCTTTTGTTTTCAAACAGGGTGGTTTTACGCTGAATGGAAACGTTATCACAATTAATAAGAATAAGAAAAGATTTAAATTCTCATCAAGTAGAAAGTATGAAGGTAATGTAAAACAAATCAGAATAATAAGAGAAACATGCCGTCGTTACAGTTTGATAATCATTACAGATCATAATCCTGTTTCATCCTACGGAAAGACACATAATGGTGCATCTATCGGATTGGATTTTGGACTAAAAACTTATCTAACTAAAAGTGATGGTAGCAAAATCGATTCTCCGTTATTCTTTAAACAGTATCAAAACAAGATCAAGAAATGCAATAAAAGGATTTCTAAATCTGTTAAAGGATCCAACAATAGAAAAAGGAGACGTTTTGAACTTCAACAAACGTACAGGGAAATTGAAAATCTACGTAATGATTTCCAATGGAAATTAGCACATGAACTTTGTAAAAAGTATGATTTCATTTTCCTTGAAACGTTAAACATTGAAGCAATGAAACGCCTATGGGGAAAGAAAATATCTGATTTATCCCATTCATCATTTATCAACAAACTGGAGTATGTTGCAACAAAATATGGTGTAACAGTCCATCATATTGATAAATGGTATCCTTCTTCTAAAACTTGTGAATGCGGGCATGTTAACAAAGAATTATCATTAAAGGACCGCACATGGGCGTGCCCCAGGTGCGGGTCCGTAAATGATCGTGACTTGTTAGCATCTAAAAACATTCTTCGGAAGGGCATTTCCGAATTGGAGAGTATGGGTAATTCCAGCGGTAGAAATACCGGGGTTCCATACGTTTGTATCCAAGAATCCCATAGCCTTTAGGCGTGGGAGTATGTCAAATGACAGAACTGAAAGACTTTTCCCATCGTCTTCTCGCCAAACATACCTATATGTGTGTACTCTTCCGGTATAGCGAGAAATTCAGATAAATCTTTATACATCCTTTCCCGTTCCTCTGGCGTAGACCATAGTCTATCAAGTTCGGCATGGACTCTTATCTTAAGAGACCTCAGTGATGGCCCCGCAAGCCGGCCTTTAGCTTTTCCCTTATTCGGCCCTGATTCATGAACACCGACATAAGCGTTGCATGGTTTGCACATCATAACCATCCCTAAGCCTTTTCTGCTATATATTTTATCGGCATTGACCAACTCGGTTTCTCTTCCGCAATAAGGGCAAATTTCGCCTCTTAAAATCCGTTGTTGCCGCACATTGAGTTCCATACTCTATCCTTTTGTTTCTCTTTAAACTTTTCATACAAACTGCTTTCAGTTTCCATTTCCGAGATCTCCACCTCTACGTCCTCTCTTTTGAAAATTACTTTCTTGGCTGTAGGATACGCACATTTAGAGATACGAATAGCATTACGAATAGCGTAAACAAAATACGTTTCTGGTGATGATTCGATCACCACTACCTCGTTTAAAGTGTTTTTATAATTTTCCATGTTGTTATCTACTTGCTTCAATTACACACCCTGGATTATCTTCACATGCCTCTTTGTATTCGATAAGAAACTTAAGAAATGAATCATAAGACCCCCATCCGTTTTCTGGTTCGTATCTCAAAAGACTCTTTCTCTTGGAGATCATAATATATATACCTTTTGTGAGTATCTTCACCATCTCCTTAGTATCTATTTCCCTGCCCAATTCTTCCGGTCTCCAAACATAATCGTATAGTGTTTCTTTGTTTTCTGATACGAATATTTTTTGTGCCATCTTGTTCATGTTGTGGGTGATGTTTGCAACCCATTTACGATCCTCTTCTTTCTTCTTGCTCTTAATATAAACGTCCAGGCTCATAATATTTCTCTTTTACTTTGTTATTAATTATCAAATCTGCCACATCATCTCCGTCCCCTACATTCTCAACACTCTGAAGATAGTCCGATACTTTTATCCTTGACTTCATCATCATCCCATCTATCTTTTTACTCCATGTGTCAAATGCTTGTCCTTTGTCCGGAAAAGCTACAGTCTTTCTATCTTTTAAAACATCTATCACTTCCGGTCTTAAGTTCTGCAACCCACCGGTAGCTACAAACAACTCATCTGGTTTATTCACGGCGCATATAATAGCCGTCTTTTCTGACTCCACCAAATTAACTACCTTATCTGGATACTGGCTTAGAAGATGTTCTCCAAACAGGCATTGTCTAAACAAGAAGTCTCTTGCATGCAACGAGTGATAAAACATAACATGAGGCCGCTCATTGTCACCGTCTTTTTCCTTCACTCTTTTTACATCAATCTCATTCCCCTGGCTGTCGGTCTTTATATAAAAGTCCATGATCTTGCCGGTTCTACATACAAAATCTTTGTCTATCTGCCAGAATATACAACACCCTTTCCATCCCCATAAGTCCATTGTTCCGACATGATACCTTCTGAATACATCAGATACCCTTTCTTTTCCCCATAGAGACGATAAAAATCTAAATACGGTGTTTCTATCGTCTGGAACTACAGTCCTCTCAAACTCGCTAAAAGGTATGTAATTTACAACGTCAGGATTTACAGGAGGACGATAAGCTCTTATACACTTGTTTCCCGAAATCCAAAGATCTTTATCACCTACATCCTTACCGGTAGGTCGTTTATCGTAACCGCAAGTCCGTTCATGATCGCATCTTCCGAACTCGTTTCCAACAACCTGACCTGTTGCCACATCAATATAAGGGGTGAGGCACCGGCTTTTTCCGCAAGCCGGGCAGGTCAGCTTAAGTCGGCTCCTGCCGGGCCTGCGGTCAAGTTGAAACCGGGGTACGTTTTCGTATCTTCTAAAATCAAGCATTTTTAGCTCCTCTCATTGCTTCTATGATTCTATCTGCTATAGTTATAGACCATGACACCACATCTGGTACATATACTCCGCAATCTATTTCTCCTTTTCTATGCAGCGTTTTAATAAACTCAATAGAATAAGCCTTAACAAGATCGAATCTACGTTGTTCCCAATCTACGTCTTTGTTTTCATCATCCACAGGAAGGGTATCGAGATAATAATTTAAACTCCCATTTATCACACTTCCGTTGCTGTCATAGAACTGTATTTGGTCATAGTCGCTTCTTATAGTTGAACCACTGAAGGTGATTACGTCTATTATCTCCCCGGTTCTTCTAATTTTTCTTTTCATACTCTTCTTGTGTTTCTAACCAGTATAGGCATTGTTACATTAACAGTCTTGCCATATTTCTCGTAAGATGTGAGTATGCATATTGCATACTTATCCCCTATTTTCAAATCTTTCGATAATCTTAATCTTGAACCCCTTTTGATGTTAATAAAATAATCACCAAAAGGATTGATACATATCGGTTTTACGATTTCCACATAATCTCCTTTAGGAATAACAATATCACTCATATTACGAATCTTTTAGACATTTCCTCAGCAATATCATATACGACAATATGATCCTCTTCATTGTACGGCTTATTGATATTCAGCACTCCTTTTCTCACTTTAAACCTCTTATCTTTTCTGATATGATTCAACATCCCTTGTTGGAACACACAGTCCGCTTTCTCCATAGCAGCATTTTTATCAGACCATTCTTTTAGCGTATAACCTTTACTGTTCGTGCTTTTTGGAGAAAAATTCATAATACGTGCATCAATTCCGTACCAGTTTTTAACCATTCTCCTTTCAGCCTCCAATTGAAAAGCATGTTCATTTCGTATGTCACCTGATTTAAAATCTAAGATAACAATCTCTTCTTTCTCCACTTCTCTTACTTCCTTCTTCGGATCTCCTTTTTTGAACTGCCCCGCAGCCCTTTGATACACGGCTCCAAAATAACCTTCTTCTTTGTATTTGAATGTCATTTTAACCATCGCATCTATCGGCGTAGCTACCAAATAATCTTCTAATGACAATATTCTTTCAATCATCATCGGCTTAACCTTATACTCCGAACAAAACTTAGCAAACTTCATAACTCTGACAATCATATCGTCAAGATCATCTATGCTACCAAAGAATTTGTCAAGATTCTTTTTTGATATTTTAAGCTTGCCTTCTTGCACTGTCTTAACTATAAAACTTCGATTTAAGACCATATCTCTACCCGTCAAGTACAATCCGTATAGGTAGTGCATGATCGTTCCTTTATCTGCATCATATTCTGATACTTCTTCCGGATTGCGACCAATCATCCTCATCTCCTGTCTCCATTCTTGAAGAGCCGTCTTGTCATCTACGAATCCGTCTCTGATCATGGTTGTTACCGAAGCATATATCTTGGCTGTCCCATCATCCATCTTTCTTACATAAAAACGATTACCGTCTAATGTCAATCTTACGAATTTGGGAGTCTCGATCTTCTTTAACTCATCACAGATATAAAACGGCTCTAACGTTTCCTGATTTTCTGTAAACGGATTCGAATCCTCTTCTCCAGGGTTAGAAGCGGCTCCCTCCTCCGGAGCTTCCGGTTCCTCCTTCTGGGCCTGCTCTGGCTCAGGCGCCGGCTCTTCAACTACTGGAACCTGTCCGCCTCTTTCTGCTATGTCTCTGTTCTTTATTAAAGACATAACCTCCTTCTTTAACTGCTCTGGTGTTTGGTTGGGATCTGACACCGATATCACAACATCGTTCATTCTAAACAACGTATTTCCTTCTCCTTCCACCATAGGTACAAATCCTAAATCTGTCAATATTTTTATTTTTTCTTTCATGATCTTCCTCTAATCAATTCTTCTTTAATACAATGTAACACTGTTTCCACTTCATCTTTATCTCTATCTTTCACTGCGATAGCTATATCCTTACCATAACTCTCTCTTCGTATGTGAGCATAAAAGATAGTTTCATCGTCAGCTTCTATTCTTATTTTATAAAGTTTTCTCATATCTGTCAATTATTTCAATAATTAATCTACCTCTTTCTTTAATCATTCCCCTGCTTTCCATATCCAGTACCTTCTTTACCGCATACTTCCACACAAAAGGAAATTCTGTTTCAAGTTTATCAAATTCCATCCGGTCAAGATACATGTCGAATACCGTATGCTCCGATTCATGAAGGAAAACTATATTATCTCTGCAAGTGGCAACCGACTTATATAACCTTTTCGGAAGTATGTGACAGACGTTACATACTGTAGGAAAATGAATAGCCTTACCAGTCATAGACATTCGAATAGTACTCAATTCCTCCAACATAAGACGAAAAAACCCGGATAAATCCGGGTTCTCTAACTTTTTCTTCTTGCTGCTGTTTTTAATGGATGTAATTCTGTCTTTTTTCTTCGGAGTCAACTCTTTGCTCCTGCAAGCCTGGCATAAGCCATGACTTCTTATCATCACTTTTCGTCCGCATTTTTCGCAGACGTATAGCTTCTTTTCCTTGCTTTCCATTCGAATAATAATGATATTATTGAAAAGAATAATCCCGCTGAAGCCAGTAGATAAGGTACGTTCATTAATAATTTAGATACCTCGTCTGTCTTAATCACTATCAGAAGGAAAGCGCCTGCTGAAAGCAATGATATTATCGCCACAACAAGCGCTATGTTGGAAACTACATCAGCCTTACTCTTCACTCTTCTTCTCGCCTAATTTTTCAGCTCCCTTCTGAAGATCGTATTTAAACACTTCAATGATTTTCGTTTCCACAATAGACTCGCAATTCCAGTCTCCTAACGTACCCTGCATACCTTTAGTCAACACAGCTTCGGCATCCTTAGGATTGCCGGCCTGGATATACATATAGCATGGAGTTTTCTTTTCTTTACCTTTCTTTTCATCCAGTGTAATGTAATTCACCTTGCACTTATACCAGTACTCAGCTTCTCCGTTGAAAAAGATTTCTGACACTTTAATAGGGTTAATTTTTACAACCTCGAAAGAATTGTACAAATCCTTAAAGATCTCCAACGATCTTGATTCTGCCTCTGTATAAGACAAGGCATCCACCAAATACTTTTCAGTTACTTTCTTTTTTTTGCCGTTCTCGATATTATCAATCTCGGCTTTTACTGTGATTTCAAACCAACGATTCATGTCTATATTTTTATTCAAATTAATCAATCCATTTCCTTTTGTACCATAAAGCGTTTACACCTTGATAATTTCAATTTCTTGTATGTAATATCTCTTTGGTTTTTACCATCAATATCTCGAATATTAAAACTACCGGTTTTACGCCTTGCGAATATAAAATAATAACTGTTTTCAAACATAACCCTATCAAACAATCGGAAACCAAAAACTTCAAAAGGAGATTGATTTGGTCTTTTTATCCCTCCTTTTGGAATCTTTTGTTTATGGATCTGACGATTATGTCTTCTTACTAATCTTACTTTATAATAATATCCTAACCTTATAGCATCAAAGTTTTTAGAAATAACAAATGCATCGAAAACATGAGATTTTTCAATACCATGTTTAATCCTATTGTATTTTGTAACATAACCGAAAGTCATAGAAACTCTGTTGTATTTAGACCTTAGTTCTTCATACAATCTCCATTTCATTATTCCCATTACGGCTGCGTCGCGAAGCGACGATCCCCGTTTGATCTTTAAATCTATATTACCTTTATGGTATTCTTTATGACAAGTTTCACATAAGGTAATAAGATTAGATGGGGAATCTCCACCTGTCTTTCGTGATTCAATATGATGAACATTCAATACTGGGTCTTTTGACTTTCCCTTACAATGCTGGCATTTATGTCCATCTCTTGCTAAAACATATTCCCTAACGTTCCAAAATCCAAGTTGATCACCCTCCTGATATTCTTTACCTGATATATTAGGATTGTTAATCTTTTGAGTATCAAATTGAGCTACTTCGATAACAATACGAGATATTGGTAATATAGAACATACATTGTCAATAACACGAATATGGGCGTCTACTTTGTATTTCACCGAAGGTGCTACCCATCCCGGACGCTTACTTTTTATTCTATTATCAAAACGAGGTTTTCTATATCTCAATCTATTTCGTCTTGATCTTCGTAGCTCCCTTCTGGTAGACAAAAGATCTACGATATCATTTCTAAGAATAACTTCACTGCTGTAAAGTTCTTTGCTTTTCGTTGTAGCCGATAGACCAACATGTTTAGTACCAGCATCAACGCCTAACACAATTTCTTGTTTGTAATCAGATGTTACGTACATTAATTTGATGGTAAACGGACATAGGTTTACAACGATTGCCTTTTTGTCTTTAAGCAGTCTCCTAACCTTACCATGCCTTGTTGTAGGCATCATAGGTTTACCATTTATGTCTTGTACGTACACCATATCTACAAACGTTTTTAATGTTTATTCAACATAAGTCAGAGTGAAACTCTGTTAGTACCCATCGCCAATGTTATTTAAGGTTCTTTTTGTAAGCAACACTGTTCCTGAATACCAGAACTGTTTAATCACTTACCTTAGAGCTACGAACTTGGGCAAACATCCGTAGGTAACTATCTATTCTTAAATAACGTAGTGTTTGTTTCAACACTTAGGCTAATAATCGGAATAGCTTTTGGCTATTATGCATAATACAATACAAATTGTTTATGATTTGTATGGGTTATGCATTATTCTCGATTATTTACTATCGTGGCCACGAAATACTTACACCCCTCTAAGTGCGTCAGGGCTTCAATCATAGCTTCTTTTATCTCTTTTTCTTCCATTCTGTTTGTTTTTTTTTGGACAAAGATATGTCTTTTGATAATAAAAAAGATTCAAAATGATTTAATTTAGCTTAATTACTGCTCTTTTGATTCGTCCGGTATAGGCATGTCAAACTTTTTTCTGATAAACGACTCTGTTTCTTCATTGAATGGATAGGCCTCCTTAATAAAATTCATAGCTACCTCCATATCACCATCTGCTATATCTTTATACCTTTCAAAGATGCCAACCAGGTCATTGTTATATGAACGCTCTTGTTTTATGTTGTACACGTATTTCAACACCCTGTCTTTAATTTCATTGGCATTTTTCAAAGTGTTATTGAAGGAATTTATACTTTCCAATTCTGGATCTTGGTTTTCCTTGTTTACCTTATCAAACTCTTCTTTGCTATACCCCGCTTCCCCTTTAATAGCCGGGCAAACACTTTCTTTTATGATCCAAAACTGTTCATACGATCCTGTCAGAAACCTTGATTCTATTTTAAATGCATTATATTTAACAAGCAAATTAGCCACCTCAGTTGCACCTTCTATGGTTCTAAAACCGATGCCGACATCTTTTAACATAAATACTGGAACTCCAGTTCTTGGATACACGACTTCTTTTTCGTTCTTTATATTCCAATTTTTAGCTTCAATTGGAATACCCTTACCAACAAGCTCTTTGTCTATATACAGACTTATCTCTTCGTCTGTCAATGCCACAATCTCATCTCTGCTTAAATCAAAAACTGTTTTCATTTCTTTTTATTTATTAAATTAAACAATCTACCTCTTTGTTCAGGCTCCGTATATTCTACCCATATATCGGCTGCCACATTTCTAAGAAATTCCATAAAGTCATGATGATCCCTATATTCAACAGAATCGACTTTTCTCACAAAACTTAGGATTTCCTTTAACATCTTATTGTTTTCTTCAAGAAGTTCTCTGTCGGTCATAACCTTTCAAATTTTCTTCTTATGGTGTTGATTCTTTACCGCTCTGGCTACCTCCGACAACTCCACGTCCCTTTCCATTGTTACCCGAAAATCTTCTTCTGTTAAAGAAAAAGACATAGTTAATGTAGGAGTATCCTTAAAATACCAATCACATAATTCTTTTAACTCTTTACGTTCATCCTCGTTTTTACATTTATGAATGGTAAGGTAATTCATTCTTTCCTCTTTTTCTTTGTCTGTTAAATCTTTTTTCATAATTCTAACTTTTAAAATTGAGTATATAATTACCTAAGGTAATAGATCATCCAAATAAGCCCATGATTCCATTTCATCTAATCTGCATAAAATACATCCTGGACGGCTGGATATAAAAGTTCTGTTCTCTTCCAATATACCCATAATTGGATTCTTTGATCCTATTGTTGATTTCTTAGGGAGAAACACAATAAAACGGTGGCAATCTGGAATTACTGTTATAGAATGCCACACGCTGTTAATGCGCCATTCTGCACCAGCTTTAAAAAGAGGAACAGCAAATTCTATATCTTGTTTCATGTCTTATTATTGTTTAATTAATTTAAATATTTTTAGTTTTGAAATTATTTAATATGCTTATCGGCTGGATTGATTATCAATCCATCGTCACATGAAGGGAATGATATGTTAGATTCTCCATTATCAAGATTAGTCAGTTTAACCGTTCCAGCATATTCATCATCCACAAAAAACAATTGACCCGAAGAAACCACAAACCTGCATTGATATGCATTCATCATTGCTCCAAGTTGTCTAATCTTAGTTTTAATCTCTAAAAGTTGAGCGTTGTTGATTATATTCTTATTCATATTTTTTTAATTTTGAATTAATGTGAAAAGGGCAATTATAGTCGCAACTGATATAATAGATAAAATAACATTTGCCAATGTATGCCTTAAAAGGCGTCTTTCGAGATTTGCGATATGCTTTCTTAGTCCTTCGCAATGTTTTTTTGTAGACCTGGATTCTTTGAGTTCTTTGTTGTATTTTATCATATTTTTGTCACACCATTTCATTATATCAGCACTTGCTTTGTTAAGCATATCTCTGATTTTTTCATCATCATAGAATGGTATTTCAACATCAACACAAGTATTTGGCCTGTATAATAATCCGTATGTATCAAAGCACACTTTCAATGTGACAACTTCAGGCTTAGCCATTTCTTCGGCTTGTTTCTTTATCTGCTCATCTGTTGCTTCGGCTTTAGCTTTAAGCTCATTGTAGTCTTCTATATTCAGCAAAGCCATGTTTTCAAATTTTGTATTCATATCTACTATTTCTTATTTAGAGTGAATGTTTGCCAAATGCTTTATCCCAACGCCTGTTTGTTATCTGTACACGTACTACCAACGCATCACGATATTTACGGGATTATATGGTTCTTATGTGGCGGATGTTGATAATCCTAACAACGCATTCGTACTGATTTTTGCAAACTGTTCACTCAATTATTTTTAATTTTTAATTAATTCAACTCCTATAATATCTTCGTAATCAATATAGTGCATCATTGAAACACCGTTGTCATCATTAGCCATTATTTCAACACAAGCAGAACATCTATTGAATGCACCTTCGATTGTTATACCCGTTAATTGCCTAAAGAATCCTAAAAATTTCTTTGGCCTGATAATCCTAATACGGACAAGATCATTCCAAGTTATTCCTTTATATTCACAAATAGATTTAAACTTCTCGGCTGTCATAATTCGATTATTTTAGCTGTTAGTCATTTTTTGGAATCCAGTTATCCGTATCACAGTGAAAGCAATATCCGGTTTTAGGATGCTCCGCACCGTCTTTAGCTCCGCAGGTTCCGCAATAATATTCCTTATCATATTCTGGGGAAAGACCTTTATTTCGTTCTTTGATAACAGCTTTTCTTTCTTCGAGCATCATCATTTTATCAGGATTACGACTCAAATAAAACTTTCTGACTTTATGTATTTGCTTATCAAACAGATCATCGGACTCGGCAATTTGTTTTGCTGTATATTTACTCATGCTCAATTATTTTTAAAGTTTATCTATTATTTTGTCACCCATTTCCTGCCATTCATCACTCACGCTTATAACCAATCCTATGACAGTGAATGATAATAGCAACGTAAAAATAAGCCATAACAGAAAGCAGATAAAAACACATACATACCTCATGATTTTTTAGTTGTTAGATAAAAGCAAAATCGGTTCATTTGACTCCGCAATTGCTTTTATTTGTTCTGGATTGATAAAACTCTTGACTTGTTCGCTTATCTTACAAATAGACTTGATTATATCAACGAATAATTTCGAGGTACATTCGTTACACTCCACTTCCATTACCTGTTTATATCTATTGTATGATATGCTCGTTACACAATTCAGCCAGTGCGCATAAGTTCCTTTTTCTGTATTTAACCTGCCGTATTCTACTTTTGTCTCTCCATTTCCATATTCAATTACTCTTTTTAGAAATGGTTTTGCATAAACACTAAAACCGAAAGGTTGGGTGTTTAAGGCATCTAAACGGGAAGTTCCATCTCTCCATTTTCCATTTTCATCGCCTCCTGTCCATTCCTTAGAGGGGTTAGGGACAATATTTCCGTTTTTGTCATAGGAAAACGTGCAATTCGTTTCCAGTTGATACTTAATAACAGGCACTTCTTCTACTATTTTATAACTCAAACATCTCTTCAGAACTTCCCTGATTTGACTTTCCAAATCAGAAAGTGCTATACTATTGAAATATCCTTCGTTGCCTAATCTGTTTGTAGGTAATTTGATCCCATAAGAATGAATCTTGTCCACATCTTCTTTTGACAAGGTAGTGGTAAACACTCCTTCTTTGGTGACATTCACTTTAACAGTTACAGACAAACTGTTATTAGCGTTCTTTTCCGTTATATTTAGTGTTGTTAATGCTGCCATAATCAGATCTTTTTAAAATCAATTCGAATAAATATAATACATTCCTGCTTCATATACCTTATGTACATCAGGGTCATTCTTGTCTTCCGGTTCCAATTCACTCTCTTCACAAGTATAATCCCATTCAGAGTTGTAGTACATATCCTCGTCTGTTTTCTCCAAGGAACAATCTTTCATTAGATTCATATTTTCTCCCCATACTGCAACTTCTTGTCGTTGCTCTTCTTCTGTCATAAGGGATATTTTGTCTTTTAATTCTTTCCAGGTCATGATTTCTAAAATATGATCAATAATTCATTCTACATCAAAAAGTTGATCTAACACCAATAATTCTGCATCCATATCTTCATCTTTCGGGAAACGAACTTTTATGTTTCCGAACTTAGATGTCTTAAACAAGATGTAGGGGTTCATGTCTTCGGCGGTCACCGGCTTATATTCCTTAACTTCCGACATCTTGAGATACCAGTCGCCTATTTTTACAAATCCGGAGAAGATAGAACACAGATGCGCTTTTACGGACTGTATCTCCTTTTTATCTTTGAAAGGTATAATTTCGTCCTTTCCCCTTATCCTGATTGACAGAAAAGGACGAATGTTATCTGTTTCATTTTGAAATTTGAAGCCTGTTATAGCTTGTTTGGGGATTCTTCTTCCCATTAATATGAAATAAGCCATTGCAATAAGTTGTTTTACTTTGTATTCTATAATCCTACCAACAAGTTCCCCGATGATAGAAAATATTCTAATTCATAGAGGAAAGAAAAAAAGTAGCTCTTTCAAATTTTCTTCTTAGTTCATTAGACCATTGATGATCATAATCTGCCAATAATGATCCCATTTCCATTATTAAGGAATAAACTTCTTCTTTTCTTGCTAAAAAAGATTGTTTGTCTTTTTCTTTTAATGTTTTCATGACTGTAACTTAAAAATGAATAATTAATTGATTTATAAAAAATGTGTTAAAATGACATATAAATGCCTTGATCAATTGGACACAAATGTACAAGTTTTATTAAGATACCCTTCTGTCATCTCTATGAAATTCACACAATCTAATTTGCTTAACTTGTAAATCAATGCCGGATTGTGTACTATGGCTATAATTTGTGTTTGTGGTTTATGGAATGACAATACATTATAAATTTGCATTATGTTGTCAATGTCAAGATTCCTATCTGGCTCATCCATGAGAACCGTGTATTCAAAACTGCTTTCTGTTAATGTTATGCGGTTTCTTTCATAATACTTCAACAGGTTATCAATTCTTTTAATCCAAAACGCATTTGATTTTTTCTTGTATTCTACAAGATCTTGTATTGGAAATGTATAATCCTTTTGACCGAACATTAAATTGAAAAGTGATTCCAATGATAACACCATTTTCTCTCCATAAGATCTTCGAATATTATTCACATACAAATCTAAATTGCTGATGTTTTTCAATACACTATCTCGATTCATCTCCGCCGACGGTAATAAACGGAATACTTTCCCTGCATAATCGGATGATATGTCAATCCCATCAAGAACCTTGTCATCATCATCAAATATAGGTGGAAAATCCAGTGCCTCGATCGGCATTTCGGAACACATGGACTTCTCACATAACATATACATTGATATGATGTTAAGCAAGGTCGATTTTCCGCTACCGTTTTTCCCTATAATCACATTCACTCCTGGCTTGAAAATAAATTCTCTGCCATTTTCAAATGCTTCTATACCCGAAACATATTCAAAAGGAGTTTTTGTATTGTCTTTTATTTTTACCGATGTTATCATTGTAATTCTTTTTAAAAATCAATTACCGTCCGAACCCTGTCACTGTTGTACTTGTTGCCGGTGCCCGTGAGGCCACTGGAGAAGACCACGTACCACGCGACGGCCTGGCTGCTCTCAGTACTGGACCAATACCACGTCGAGGAGAGGGGAGATGCCGAAACATAAGTGAATGCTTTGTTTAGTTCGTCCATATAATGGGCCATTAAATTTAATTGACCAAGAGATGGTATATACTCGCCATCTTCCAGCAGATTTCTCAATTTTGGATTTCTGGCTACAAGGCGTTCCGTATTGCCGCGTCCGTCAATGTCAAACAGCGCATCACATTCACGTTCGTAATATGTCCCACTTCCGGATTCTTCACGGCTATCATCGTCAAGCAATTGTACGCTATCATGCTCCGTCAGTGAGATTGCAAATGACATGTATCTGTGCTTCAACCCGATGTATCGTACACAATCTTTTGAGTTATGGCCGGTAAACGGCTCTGCATGTCCATCTTTGTAGATTATATACAGTCCATCAGTTGACTCTTTCTTATCCTCTTCGGATGGCACTCTGTTTTCACATGTACATTTCTCACTTTTGGATCTTACGATTATATTCAACTCATTTAATACATGATTCCTGATGACGCTCTCGCACGCTTTTCTTACAAAATCATGATCTCTTTGTTTGAGTTCATCATTCACCATACATCTGATCCAATGTTCTATCTGGTTGTCACCTCCATATGTATTAACCATGTACCGTTTTACGTGTTTCTCCAATAACGGCTCTATGTTTTTGATTATATCTTCTTTGGTAAGGTGAAGTTCATTTAATATACAGTTCCTTACTGCCCTGTATTCTTTACTTGTGCTCATGATATGCCCATTTAATACTGTGAATCATATTTTCTTTCTCTCCCGCTGTCTTCCCCTATAGGATTATCCCATCCGTATTTTACAGCCGTAGCTTTAAATAGAGGTAGCCCGTAAAATCTATAATCATCCTCATCCCAGTCTTCAAGACCTTCTTCCAGGATGTAGTTCCACATCATTACACATTCAAACATTAAACTGGCTGATATTCCTCTCTGATTTAATGCCTTTTCAAAACCGAATCTTACATCTTCTTCAAGCTGTTTCAAAACATTCTCCCTGGTAAATTCAACTACAGTACTGTTCCACCTTTCTTCGTTATTGTATTCTTCGTTCGGCTCCATACCGAAATCCTTTATCATGTTATATGGGATAAATTTAGCCAGTCTGTTAAAATCTCTACCGTCTAAACATTTTGATGCTAATCCTTTAAGTTGTTCTAATGTTTTCATAAGCAATTTTGTTTTATAGGTTAATCCCATCCTCCAGTAGTGTACAAAGATACATCTTCCTCCTCTACGTTTACACCTTTAATAGCCTGTAGAAGTTTTTTCTTTGTCTCCCGGCACATATTGTAACCATATCCTTTATACCGATATGAGCGCTCCCATGTGCTTACTGGAAAAGGAATATTTTCATCAATGACCAGCCTCTTCATGTGAAGATGTTCGAAGAATTTCTCATGATAGAGTAGTTTGTACTCGTATGCTACTATACTTGCAGATGAGAATGGGAAATAATCATCTTCCTTTTCTTCGTATTTAGGCTCCTTATAGTAAGCCATTTTTGCTACAGTAAAGTCGAAGCTCCTGAGAATCTCTTCTGGCTTTCCGAACTCTGACTCTATGAACTCTATCCATACCCTTTCTCCCTCTTTCTGGAACGCACATACCTTCTTATTTCTATACTTAAATTTCCATCCTTCTTTCTGATGTTTTTCATCATTGAACAAATCAACAGCTTCCTGAAAATCGCTTTCGCTTTCAAAGAAAATATCAATGTCTTTTACTTTTTCTCCGGAAAGAATATTCTTAAAACATCCACCAGCTATAAACCCTTTATGACCTTCCATGTATTTGTCAAGCCATCTTATTTGCCAAAAATTATCTGGAGTATCTATCATAAAATTGTTCATATCATTCATATTTTACTTTTACCATGCGAGATAAAAATTCCGCTTCACAATAATACAGTGAGTGTAATTGCTCAGGTCGACTCCGTTGTCCGTAAATGTATCCAGGACTCGTTTTTCCACGTATTTGAGTTTTACCATTATCCCCTTCTTAAACACTTCTATTAACTTCTCATTGCACTCAATAGGTCCAATAAGACAGTATCTATTCGAAGGACTGTCTGATATACAATATGTCTGACATCCTAACATGTTGCTTAAAATTACTTCGTTCATAATTTCTCTATGATTCTAATATGGTGTCTACAAACTCCGTTATTTTATCAACGGATTCTTTTGATAAGGTATATCTTCTCCAATCCCATCTAAAATGCGCTTTTGGGAGATTTTTAGTAGAATATTTTTCATTTCCGTCCTTGTTAGTCCATTCGTAATTATCCTCCGGATCCGCCACTTTTATCCCCGATTTAGGTCCGTTACGAAAGCTATATAGCATTCTTATAACCGATTCAAAATCCGAACCTATATCAAATAGCATATGATACACCTTGTTTATTAAAGCCCTATCAGCTTGTTCCAAGTCTTCACCAAACAACTCTCTTACACTCCAATTTTTCATTTCTGAATAACGAATGAAATTAAGTTTCCCTTTTTCTATATTAGGATATTTTCTTGATAATACAAGCTCCAAATCTCTTACAAATGACTCTTTTAGCTTCTGTTGTCCTAACAAGGCGGTGTATTTGCTTACTATATCCATTATCCAAAGTTTTTTAATATTGCTCCAAACGAATCATATTTAACCCCTAATGTATCATGTGCCTTTTGGGATCCACATTCACATTCACCAACTCTTGCGCCGGACCCACACTCGCATAAGTCTATTCCCCAATGGTTGACGCAGTGGTCGCAGCAGCAGGACTGGTGAAGCCATGTGGCATCACCAGTATCCAAATCCAATTTTTCAAATGTTTCCCAAAACATGCTATTCGAAGCACCATTATCAAATCTGATAGTGACTGCGCCGCATTTACATTTTTGTATGTATTCTATTTTCATATATGTTCCATTTTCAAAATATCTGGGGACAGATATTCTTGCAACTCCAATTTGCGTACATTAAAGCGCCTCATCAGTTCCTAAAAGATGCTCGTTACCCTCAAAATGAATACAATAATCCCATAATGTTCCATTAGAACATTCGTACTTATAAGGCAATCTATTATAATCGTCCACAATTTCCCTTGCAAACAAACTGATATTCCATTTTTTATTTCCTTCTTTTCTTACCAGCACTTTATCAAACGGCTTAAACTCATATTTCGGCTCTTCTTTAATCCCGAAGAAGCGTTTCAGATACTCTTTAGCTTTAGGTTCTTTGCTTGCCTTTAATGCGTCAACCAACTTTTGTCTTTCGGACTCAGTGGCAAATCTGTATTTTTCTATCTGATTTTCCCAAGCAGATAAACCATCTTTTATTTTAAGAATACCTTTTTGATTTAAAGAGGCATAAAAAGACGTTAAATATTTCCCATGTGTATTTAAAATAAAGATATAGCTACCATCTTTATTACTTAACACCTCTCCATCTTTAAATGTAATATATTCTGGAACTTCAAGAAGGAGGCGATTTTCGCTGCTAAGTGCTTTTCCTGTAGCAGAAAACCAGTCTGCCGATACAGAAATCGAATGAATTACAACCAATAACGGACAATTTGACGAATTGTCTTCATATACGATTTCTGCTCTATTTTGTCCTTTCTCTGTCACAATACGACCTGCTATTTCCCCTATGTTTATTTTTTTCGCCGTTTCTAAATCAAACGGAATTGTTACTGTTTTCTGTTCCATAATCTTATTTGTTTTTATTAGTTCCTAAAAGATGTTCGTTTCCTTCGTATGGGATACACTGACTAAATCCTACCCCTCCTAAGCATTCGTATTTATTATCTCCTCCTGATTCTCTGGAAAATAGATGCAATTTCCACCTCTCTTGGTTAGTTCTTCTTACCAATACTCGTTCAAATGGTTTGAAGTCATGTTTCGGCATCTCATCTAATAGATACTCATATTCACTTAAATATCGTTTTATTATATCTATTTTTCTACTGTCTTCGACTTTTATAATCTTTTCTGCTAAAAATCTCTTCTCTTCTTCTATAGCCTTTCTTACATGCCGTTTTTTTATCTTCGTCATACACATGAGTCCATAATTTGTAATCAAACCCAATATCTCCAAATGTTGCCATTCCGCATATACATCCCATTACCCCTTTGGTAATAATTCCATCATATATGAATTGATATCCATTAGTGCTTGTTAATACATCTCCTTTCTTGAAATACGCCCCAGCCTCTACTTTCAATTCCAGAGTGGTGCCGCCAATAGTACAACCTTCCGTGTTGGCATATATAGCACTTATTCCATATCCATCTTTTCTTACAAAAAGTAAATTATAAGGACCGGCGCAGTCTTTCGACTCATATACAAATTCTATCTCAATATTATCAATTAATACCGAACCTTCTATTTCTCCGCTTTTAATTTTTCTCGCCGTATTTAAATCAAACGGAACAATAATTAGATTTTTCATATTTTTCTTGTTTTTAATTATGTGATTAATAAAATAAGATGGACTACTTACACCCATCCCAGTTGTTTTGCTATTCTCTCCATTTCGTTATATGCTATCCTATGACATCCAGCGGTTAGCAAATCGTTTTCGTACCGATTTAGACTCCACTGGTGACCGGTGACGTCCTCCACCAGACCGTGCCGAAACTCGGCGCCCCGGTGCATTGCCGACACAGCCCGCCACAGTTTTCTGGCTTCTGCTATTCCAATCTTTATCTGTTTACTTGTCTCAATAATATTTCCTTTTATACGAATCCAGGCGTTAGGTTTTTCACCAGGAATATAGAAAGGTGTATTCAAGAAATTGATTTCTCCTGACTTCCACTCTTCCAGTTTTTCATCAAAATCCTTGTAACGGGCTTCTTCTTCCTTTCTTAATCTCTCTAATTTTATTCTTTCTCTTTCTTCCTCACCCTTTCTCCATCTTTCAGATCTTTCTGAATACTTAATCCATGTACCTTCCCCGCAAACTTCATCAACAATCACATTAACGGTTCCAAGAACTTCCAGTACTTGATGATTCAACAATATCTGGAAAACACGTTTCAACTCACGGACATATTCACGTTTAATATTATCTGATTTCCATGATAATTTATGGTTAGTTCCAAGCCATTCGTTTGCACTCTTTTTAAGAAGACGCTGGGGAGTTCCCATGTTAAAGAACTGAATGTAATCCATCATATTCCCAAAAGCGCCCCAAATATCTGTATAAGATAATTCTGTTTTAGCTCTTTTGTATTTTTCAATAGACTTCTTAATTGATTCCAGTTTGCTGGCAACAAACCTCATATTACCAGTATCCGATATATTATCCCCTACACTGAAAACCATTGCCTGAGTTGGTATCGCATTACGAACATAGCGTTGATGTTTGCCCGTGGTAGCAGAATAATAATCTTCATTTATCAGGTATGCCTTCTTCCCTTGTTTGTTTTTTACTATTCTCCCGACTTCAAAGTGATGCCCATAAGAATAAATACTTGTACCTTCAAAGAAGAAATTGCTCCCTGATGCTGATTCTTTTTGTTCATGAGCCCACAAGTGAGCGACCATTGAATTGTTCATATAAATATCTTTTTAATTGTTTAACTTACCTTTATCATATGACATTCTCTTTTCGTATTTTTCAATACGTTCGGTTATCATATCGCAGAAGACTTGCCCCTCTTTTTCGGAACCTCTGAAGTAACCAACCATCTTCAGAATATTTCCGTCAAATTCATGGACAAACTTGTTATAATAATGTTCACCCATAACTTTCCCGTATTTTCCCATAAACAAATCCTTGTCTAACGACTCATCCTTGAAACAACGGTTGTAATCCCATCTTACAATACGAAACAATGTTTCAAAATCCAATCTTTCCATATCCTGTATTTTATTTAAGCTCAAACTTAATACCTTCCGGCAACTGAGAGCGGTCTACGTTATTCACAAAATCATCAAACTCTTCCTGTGTGATTTTTCCTCCATAATCGTTCCAGTTGAAAGACAAAGTGTTCGTGTGAGGATAATATATAACATTATTAATTGGCAATCCATAATCAAACACACAGAGTATTATCTTCTTTTCTGCTTCTGCTTGTCTGATTTTCTTATCGTATCGCTCACAAATTTCAGCACGTTTTGCCGCCATCTCTGCTTTATGGGCTTCCACTCTGCGTTTCTCTATATTTTCTGAGGAATAATGCCCGGCTTTAATACGCTCTTCAATAAGAGATCGTTCCTCGTCCGTTAGTGTTAAAACAAATCTTTCTTCTTCCGGCTTATATGGATTAACCCACTTCTTACCACACAATTTTTCAAGTTCCGCAATAAGTTCTTCTGATTCTCTTTTCCATCTATCCACGATCCCCAGATTGAAAAGCATATACCTGAAATACAACTTATCCTCAGAGGCTTTATATAATTCTACGCATTCTTGTTCTGATATACGCAAATACTCCATTGCCACAGACATACCACTTCTTCTAACGTGATATATGCCATTTTCCACCGGATACATAGGAGCACCATAATGGTTACAAAGATGCAACGATATGAATTTCGACAATTCCGGAAAATGTTTTGCGACTTCATCGTGGCAGCAGCCTCCTAAGTAATCCTCATATTTTCCATGCTTGTTTTTCCAGTCAACGTCGGCTGTTATGCTCCAGTCGCATATGTTATTTTTGCAGCCATCATCCAAAGAGATTCTAACTGTTATTCTATAATCTTCTTCATTTTCTGTAAAGAATTTTGTACCTGAATAAAACAGTTTGTTTGTAGTTTCCATATTATTTTAGTTTAATCATTACACTTATGAAAAATAAAATCTGCCCACTCCCTGTACCCTACGTTAAAACCAATAGGATCATACCTTTTGATCATAGTGCCATAATTCTCTCTACCGCAATACCTGTCCTTTCCTCCAATGATCCATGCCTCATCGCCTCTATCTGGAGATATTGAGTTAAGATACTTCTCATAATCTTTTCTACTCTTTCCCATCTTTGTCTTGATTTAAGCAATAGTTAATAAAATAAGCAACCTGTTCATTCTCCCCTGGATTATTATAATCATAAAAAGTCATATCAGTATAATCCAACATAACTACACGAAAATCGTTTTTTTGGGCATACACTTCCGTTAAATACATAGGATTTTCATCAATTTCTATTACCACCGGAAACTGATCATCAAAGTCAAATACATCATTAGTTTCTTTAAATTCTTTAAACTCTTTAAATTTTAGCTTTATAATTCCATTGTTTTCTGCTAATGCTTCTTTGATGTACTTTAATCTTTTTGCATTCAGACTGGCCTCTGCTTCTTCTATTTCTTTATACAATTTATTTAGATCCATATTCCACTATATTTATGTTATCGAATTTTTCTTTTATAATATCCAAGACTCCGTACTCGTTTGTTATCATAGCATGCATCCCTGGCTTCATTCTCCACAGATTAAAATACCTTGTCACATTCATAGTGGCATTAAATAATGATATTTCATATCTTGTGTTTCCATTTTTATCACGCCCTATGTTTTTAATATAACATATGTCTGGCTTGTATTTGAAATAATTAAAAAGCCTATACCATCCCTTCCCGTTACATGTTTCACGATTCCATATTCCAGCAAGCTTCCTATATCCCCTTACCGGTATTTTCTCTATTTCTTTTGGTACGATCTTGACATACTCTCCTTCTCCGATTGGTATGGTCATATTACCTGCCTCTTCCGTGCAAAAGTATTCTATTTCAGATGCCATTCCTTTATACACATAGAACCGGTATAGGTTCCCGTCAGGGTCTACCCGATCCATGTAATATAATATCACTTTGTCTACTTTTATCTTTTTCATTCCTTTATTCTCCTTATCTTTAAATCGTTATTCCCACAGTATTCCTTCAACCAACTATCCGTTAGATAACGATTAACTCTATCGTATTTCTTTTTCGGACCCTTGCTCCAGAATTTCCATTCGTTTGTGATATTGTACCCATATTTATCAAACCAATGGATATAATACACTACGTTACCGTACAAATCCACTCTTTTTCTTTCCTGTATGACTACCTCGTAAGGCATCTTCTTGTCTCTTTTCTCCATATTTGTCCTCTTTTCTTGAATAAAAAAAACGGCACCTATCTTCGCAGACCAGTGCCGGTAACTAACTTACATGGAAAACTATTTTACTTCAACTAATTCTACAGAGCTGTAGAATTTAGTGAAGCTACCAACAAATTCTCTTATATTTTTATATTCTTCTGGTCGTTTTCTGTTACCGTCTTTTATGTAATTCACCCACAGTCTATCCTCTATGTTCTTAATCGCATTTTCTATCGTAAATTCGTCGCTGACACACATTAAGCACGAAGATCCGGTTTTCTTATGTGGTTTGTACATTCTTGAAAAAGACCATATTTTTATCCTGTCGTATATATATCCGTTGTTAGGATAAACGAATCCTATTCGACTGTCACCTTCTTTGGCGTAAAACACACCTGGCTCCTTCCCGCCCTTTCTATATACTACAAATCCTTTTTCTTTTAGGATCTTAACCACTTTGTCTAATTTATTTTCCACGTTCATTTTCATGCAAGTATTTAAAAACGACTCTCATTATAGTTGCGAAGTTCTCCACCTTAACCCACTCATGAGCTACTGCTCTAAGTACAGATGTTTCATATGTTGGAACATTGTCTTCTTCAATCATCTTACAAGAGGCCAGAACTCCTTCGGTCGGCTTTAGTCCGCGGTCATGCAGCTCGCAGAGACCGTCTGGCCGGCGGAACACGCACCACCCGTCTTTCTCTGTTGGCTGGATCATCGCTATTGGTTTTTCTTTCACTGCAAGATACCCGACCATCCACATTGTTTCTTTTAACCTGTCAGCGTATCCGGCATCTATGATAGCCTCTATGTCTTTTGGCGTACCAATACAAGGAACCTTACACATATTCTTGCATTTATCACATGTACAAGGTTGCTCCCATCTGTTATGATCTATGCCAACCAACTTCTTTATCCGTTCTACTTCCTCTTTCATACTTCTTTTGTTAGTTCATCATAATAAGCTTTCAGTTCCGGTGAAGCGTATTCCATAAATGCTTCAAACAAGTAGGGTACCTCTATTATCATATTCACATTACAACCTTCTGCCTGTGAAAGCAATTCAGGATCATTACTGTACAGACACGCAACATGAGCACCTATATTAAATACATGCAAATCTATCCTTACGTATTCTATACATGAAGACAATGCATTAAACAAATTCTTTACTTCATTCTTGTCAAAAAGTTCTACAAATTCTCTCAACCCCATCATTTTACTACCCTTTCTATGTGTTTAATTAATACTACCGCCATTCCATTGCCGGTTTTTATCGCACATTCCGATCCTTTTATCCATTCTACACACCCTACATACTTTTCTGTAGCATGAAATCCGGGATTGTATTTTCCAGATGTACTGAACTCTACCGTATCCCCTACCTTCAGATCATCAAAAGCAATAGACCATGTGGTCCAAATTCTATCATGTCTCCCAGGCTGAATGGCTCCGATTACGCCTTTTTTACGACCGTTTTTTATCGCCCTTAGTATTATCTTTCTATCACCTTCGATAAGGCTGCAAAAGCGCCCGTAAAAGGTCAAATCAACCTGTTTTCCTCCTATTTCTTCTCTTATTTTTGTTATTCTGTTCATTTTCTGATTTTGTTTTATTTTTTTCTTTGTTTTTTCTATCTTCTATAGAAGATGATAATAACATTATCTTTTCTATGTTACTTTTTGACTGTAAAAAAGAATCGCATTTCATTACTACTACCACCTTCTTAAGTTTCCCATTATCGTATAGCGATACACGCATCATGTTTTGCACCTCGTCCACTATCAGACCTGGAGTAGTCTTAGCCATTTTGCGTAGTTTATTATACTCCGGTCTTTCCATTTCCTCTGTTTATTACTCTATAGTATTTATCCTTATCCCCTTCTTCCAACTTCTCCAAGTAGAAAATTCCATCATGCAAATGAGACAAACAAAATCTGTATCCGTATTTCTGCGTTCTTCTTACATGATCCCGCAATCTTATCTCTTCACTTTTGTCTTGTACTTTGATTTTAATACTGTCTCCTTCTTTGATTGTGTATAAAATAGTTTGAATCTCTTCTTTTTTCATCTTATAAAATATTTTAACGGCAGCACCTATACTCACGCACCAATACTGCCTTATGTTTAACAATTAAATACTTAACTCTTCAATGGTCAAGCCTTTTTCTTTTGCCCATTTTAGCATCGCGCATAATTCTGTTTCTGACTTATATTTCGGATCACGCCACGCCCATCCGAATTTATCCAGGACATGATGATATAATTCGTCGGCCTTTGCCGTGTAAATGTCTTTGAATAAATGCTCCGAACCTTCTGGTATAAGCATCTCTGTTGTTGCAAAATCGGAATACGACAAACATCCGTAAGCATATTCTGTTATTTCACTCCACGCTTCTCCGGCTTTAAATCCAAATTCTTTTACAAAAGCCAAAGTTAGATACATATTTATTGACACACTCCCATCGCTAAAGCAAATGGGATTCTTGGATACAAACGTATGGAACCCCTGCATTTCTGCAACCGGAATTACCCATACTCTCCAATTCGGAAATGCCCTTCCGAAGTATATTACGGGCTGCAAGAATATCACGGTCGTTTACTGCTCCGCACGCCGGGCACGCCCACGTGCGGTCGCGTAACGACAGTCCTTTATTAATGCAGCCACATTCGCAAGTTTTGGAAGAAGGATACCATTTGTCAATCTTGTGTATCGTTACTCCATATTTTAAAGCAACATACGTAAGTTTGTCAATAAAAGAAGAGTGACTAAGATCGGAAACTTTCTTTCCCCACAAACGTTTCATTCCTTCAATGTTTAGATCTTCAATAAAAATATAATCATACTGTTTGCATAACTGGTGTGCTAATCCCCATTGAAAATCTGATCGAAGATCTTTTATTTTACGATACGTTTGTTGGAGTTCAAACAGTCTCCTTCTTCTATTGTTAGATCCTTTCTTTGCATTAGAAAGCCGTTTGTTTAGTTTTCTAATCTTGTTTTGATATTGTTTGAAGAATAGTGGAGAATCGATTTTGCTACCATCGCTTTTAGTTAGATAAGTTTTCAGCCCAAAATCCAATCCTATAGATGCACCATCATGTGTCTTTCTATAAGAGTTTATAAGATTATGATCTGTAACTATAATCAAACTAAAACGGGAACAGGTTTCTCTAACTATTCTAATTTGTTTAACATTACCTTCGTAGACCTTACTGTATGAAAACTTAAAACGTTTCTTTCCTTTGTTAATTGTTAGACAATTACCATTCAGGGTAAACCCACCTTGTTTGAAAACCAAAGAGTTGAATTTCTCCGGTGATTTAAACTTAGGAGGTCGTTTGGCCAATTTCTTGAAGAAACGGTTATAAGATTCATCAAGACGTTCAAGTATTTCTTGTGTTGTTTGGGAATGAAGAAGATTTCTTTTAATTCTTTTGGTAAAATGTTTCTTCATTTTACCAACTGAGATATATTTTCCAAACAGTTTGTAATACCTACGTTGTAGAGCTAACGCATGATTCCATACAAAACAACATTCACGAAGCATCTTGTCAAGATACTTCGTTTTCTTTGAATGATAGATGTTGTATTTGTAGGAAATCATTTTTTTATCTGTAATTTTGATTCAAAATTAATCAAACCAATTCATCCACCTTCTAAAGTATGGTGGATGAATTGGTTAAATAATCATAACTTTTTGTATTTACGTACATTTTTCTTGCCATAGAATCTACACATGGCACGAATCTGACTATAAAATACTTTTGTCCTCCTGGCCTCAAAGTATTTAAACATTTCTTCATTCTTTGTTTCCCACACGTAATCCGTTTGAGAACTCATGTGATTTTTGTCCTTGCGTGAATAATGGTAATATGATACCACAACACGTTTCGCACCATTCTTTACAGGTACGATATTCACATCTATGTTATTATCTGTCATATTATTATCGTTTTATATATTATACAAATACAAAGAGCGCATACCTTCACAGGCCGGCGCTCTTTTCAATAAAAATGAAAAAACTAACATTACATAAACATATTGTTTTCTGCTCTTTATTACAATACTTTTGTCCCACAATTGTTATATCGTCCGTACTCTTTTTTCGTATCATTCAAGATTTCAAACACCATCTTCTTATGATCTTTGTTTGGTAACTTGTCTTTAACAGCCGATATCACGCTCGCTATAGACGTAAAGCCTGAATCTGTTATTGAACACAACAACAAACCTCTGTCGTCGTCTGTGCTTATCGCTGACGCCTTTATAATATCATTCCTATATTGTGTGAGATCGCCGGAATCGAACCGACTTGCTGCACCATGAATCCCATAAAGCAAATGCTCCGATCTTCGCAGATGGGAGCATTCTGTCTAAAGCATAAGAAAATTAATGAAGAAATTTTTCTCACTTACGCCATAGCATCTAAAATAGCTATCAGCACTATTTCTATGACAAACATAATAGAAAATATCTTAAATGCCTTTTTCATATCGCTATCTCCTCCTTTTTATTTTTTTTTAGTTCCACAATAAACTGTTCCGGCTCTGCTCCGACCTACGTTCCACCTACAACCGCAGGCCTTAGCCCAAGGCGCCGCCTACTCCCCCTCTATGGCAGCCTGTTCGTACCTACAAATCCAATCTCCATCTATACAACTATCACTACGCGATAATAAACATTTATCCTTATAACAATCATAAAAAATACACCTATCACAACTGTAATCCTTAACGTCTACACAGCTAACTACCTTAGCATATACTATACCATCACCGTCTTCTATTCCTTTCACCCCAAAAATAGAACCTTCTCCCTCCTTACTCAAATCTAAGTCAGGCGCAAAGTCATATACGTTCATACCATCCATATTTTAATTGTTAAACATCCCGCTTAAAAAAAAATACTCACATAATGCAGTCCTCAACCCTTAATCTGTTGGAAGGAACCTATATAATGCTGTTTTAAACCCTTATCATATTGAATTTTGTGGAAATGATCTACAGAACACTGTTTTAAAACGCTTATCTATTGAATTTTGTTGGTAGGGAGTGCCCTCCCTCTCCCCCTCTCCAACCCCGGCTAATCCTCCGGCTTCCCGCATAGAACCTACGCTCTCACACCTCGCTACCGGCATACGGAGAGCGCTACAAGCTTATACTCTGGCATGAAGTGTGGGGTGTTTGGAGATAATATCATTCCATAGAGAGAATAGAGAGTCTTCAACCCACGCCCTACCGTCTGCTTCTCCTATCAAGATAGATATTTAAACCTATAATCAAAGCCAATAAAGAAAAACAAAAGACCATTACAATATTATACTGATCCGGTCCGTACTCCAACATAGAACGAATACCAACCGACAGAAAATACAAGTCAGCTACTAATAAAAACCACCACATAGAATAAAAAAAATACAATAAGTATGTCCGAAAATACGGGGATTATAAAACCTAACTAATTGATAATCAAGCATACCTAATTTTTAAGAAAAATACAATAAGCCTAATTTTCAATCCATAGAGACGAAAAAGGCGGCATCCGACGCCCTATTTTGGGTCAGAAAACCGCCTAAAGTTTCGTTTTAGACCAATTTTAACGACATGATATAGACAAAATACCGGCATTATATCCGAATACTCCTATTTTAGTTTCGTTTTAGACCAATATAGCTCACATCCGCCGTTCACTCTCAGAATATCTTACCCTTAAATAGAAAGGGTAGGATACGAAAATAGGGCTGCTCCGATATTCGGAACAACCCTATCCCTATTTAAATACTGTTTATGTTTTCTTTCACGTATGTTCGTGATGTATGGACTTTACGTTTGCATTTGTCCTTTCCCGTATCGGCATGATACGCTTCTTTAAGATCACGATACAGCATAAATTCACGATACGCTCTTTTCCGCTTTTCTTTAGCTTCTTTCCTGGACAGACCGCGGACGTCTACCATATGAGATTTAAATTTCCCTTCCATTTTCTTTATGCTTTAATTATGATTAACTCCAGCGGTTAAGTGCTTCAATATAGAAACCTTCCGCCTCTTTGTACTCACTTTCGCTCAATGTTTCCACCGTCTCGATATAGTTACGCAATGTTATTTTTACGCAACTGTTTTTAGATTTATTGAACGCTTCAATTAAAGCGTTGATCATTGCTTTCTTTTCCATGCTATTATATTATTTATAATTTAGAGGTTGCTCCGGAATCGAACCGGACGCGCATTCCTATCCTATAGAGATTTTATGCTACAACCAACAGCCTGTAATTAGTACGTGGTTCTTGTGTACAGGCCCGTACTATGTTGTTATTATATTTTCCGTCTGCTACACTATTTCGCCACACATAACGGCATAGTGTCCTTGCGTTTTGATACGGCACGTACCTACATGGTAGGCTACATGCTTGTACCCTGTAATTTAATCTACAGCCCGATCCTATTTAACGTGTAGATCAGTAAGACACGTTCCCGAACGGAGACAAACATCGTACAACGGTATGCTTTCTAAACTATACTCACATACCTAACATAAACCATACCTATTCGGATGGTCCATGCAGTAATACCAACCCTTTAATTGCCAACGGCAAGGGCAAAGGTATATCTATCCCCAATATGTAAAATAACTCTCTGTTTTGTCGGCTTCAGTCTAAAGCATACGCGGGACGTGCACCCACCAACAACGGCGTACAGACGCGTTTAAAGGTACGCGCCCAACCTTGTTTTTTCACTGCTGATTACTTTCGTGTGCTAAATACTCAGATACGCACTTTGCAACGGTGCGGATAGAATAAGACTTAATCTTAACGGCCACATAAGTAGCTTTATATTCGTCCGTCTCTTTAACGATCCATTTTGCACTACTTTTCGTTTCCAACGTTTCCGCGGTTGCAAATCCGAAAGGCTTATACTCACCGCCATAAACTACATTATCGGAACACCAATCAGCCGTTTTTGCCTCAATTCCTTTCTCTTTATCTACTTTGCTATCCTTATATACTTTAGAGTATAGGGAAAACTTAACAAAGGTATCATCAACTTTTGGTAACATTTGGCTACACACAGCCACCAGGCGTTTTTTATCCTTGGCCAGAGATGCAACCTTTACAGCGTATTCTGCCGGTATTTCCAAGGCCTTGCAAATAGCCTTTAGATCAGCTCCATTAGCAAATAGAGCGTTGTACAGTTTAACAGCACCTACCAAATTTGCAGCATTTTCTTTGATAACGGCATTTTGTAGTTTGTTTACATTTTTTTTCGTAATCATATCCCAATATATTTTAATTGTTAAACAAATGATATTCAAATTAATGACCCACAACGCAGGCAATTACAGATACATATATAGCCAGCCCAACGGGTACACTATATAGGTTCACTATGTTAACTCGTAATCTCTCTCGATCACGACGCAAATATACGACATTTATCAATATTACATATATATATGCTATATTTTTTTTGTTAACTTGTATTAATTTCGATTCTATTATCTGATTATCAGTAAGTTACAAAAAACACAAGAGCAGTATTACACGCGTACATTAATATGTAGGATATATTCTTATTTAAGTGTCTTATAATCAATAGGTTATAATAACACATTGATTATCAATAATTTAAATAAGTGATTGATAATCAGAGAGTTTGTGGGTTTGAGGTAAAACGCGTTTCCGGTTTTCCAGCGAAGGGGGTGCGGGGGAGAAAACGCGTTTCGGGGGCGGGAGGTTCGTGATAGGTACCCCCTCTCTCCCATCACATAAACATCTTTCATATCCCTCATTACATAAACATCTTTTACCCTCTCTCCCATCACCCACCCACCTCACACACAACAAGAAAATAGGATTGATAGAAACCAATCCTATTTAAAACACGACCTTATTAATTTATTTAATTGAAGTAAGTTTATGGTTTTCAAGGAAGTCCTTAAACTGGTCACTTGATACATCTATAACAAATCCAGCAGCACCAGCATGTCCTCCACCACCGAATCTCTTACTTACCTCACAGCAATCTACGCTGTCTTCCACGCATTCATAAAGAGAGAACCGGACTTTACCACCTGGCATGATACAAAATGGCATCAGGGCTTTAATTTTTCTACCGTCTAACCAGTCTCGTGTAAGAGAATCAAATACTTTAGAACTAAATTCCGTGGTATTCATCGCCACGACCTTCACCTCATCGACGTAAGCTTCGAACGAATACGCACTTACCTCTTGTTCGTTTTTACCAGCCATGTAGCTAATTATAGCACGTCCTTCTTTAGCGAGATCATAAAAAATAAGATCAATTTCATTGTCCTTCATATCTTCTTTAAAATGGTCATACAAATACGACAATGCTATTAATACATTGAGTCTTATTTTTGATCTCAAGGCATACTGGACAGCTACTACCGTATCCCAGCCTAATTCAGATTCTTTATTCCACACATCGTAGTCTGACAGGCACCGGACGATCGCCGGCACCTTCCCCATAAGCAGGTCGGCGGCAAGTGCGCACGCACCAGTACCGACTCTCCTCAACCCTGGAACTACGAACCCCCATGTTTTACTATCTTCGATAATTCCCTTATGGTGATCTATCCACATCAGGCTCTTTCCTTCATCAAGCCACTTTTTGAAAACCGTTTTAGAATCGGCTCCGAAAGACACGTCAAGAACATAAACAACATCTAAATCACGCACCTTGCTGGTAACTTTCTTAACATCATCTTCATACGAATACGGGATATAAACAACATCCTTGTTTTTACCGTGTTCATACATAGTTGCGATGGCTGCCGATACAACGCCATCTAAATCCGATTTATGATAAACTATCGCTGTTTTCTTTACTTTCATGATATAAGCTTGTATATTTGATACTACCGTCTTTTAATGTTTCTATTTTTATAACATCACTATATGAATTAAAATTCTGATCTTTATCAATCCTTATATTCAGCACATCATCTACGGTTGCAGTTTTTCCATCATCGGTTTCAATCTTATAAAAATCTTTTAAAGTGATTTTTATATTAAGACCAACACCATATGGATTTTCAAGGATATATATATGATCGTTGTTGAGAATAACTATTCCTTCACTTGTATGTTCTTTGGACAATACATACTCTAAATCAAGATCTTTACCAAGAAACTGAATAACGTCCATATAGTCAACGCCGGCCTTCTCAGCGCATACCTTATCCGAATCAGAGAACTGCCCTGGAAGACCACTGGCGTCCCCGACCATCAACGAACATCCCTTAAGTTGACTAAAGTTCATACCACGCATTACCGTGTCTTTACACTTCATAAGAATATCATCAATCATGCCAGTGTTAGGCTTCCTCATCGGATCTTGTTCGTCATTTGAATAACACAACCTTTTTTCATATAGGACGCCTCTTATGCCTCTCTTTACCGCCAGATCATGTACGGACCTCAGTACGTATTCTATCTTAGCTTCAATATCAGCTCCAGAAACAAACCCAGCTTCTACTCCTCCTTGATTGCTTACGATAGCAAATACCTTAACACCGTTCTCCTGCATGAGGTCAAGAGCCTTATTCACCACATCCATCTTAATCCTCATATCTGTCAAGTCTGTAGCGAACGTATTCCCAGAAGCGGTTTCTATAAGCGTCCCGTCAAAATCAAATAGCAGTATTCTTTTGTTTTTAATATCTATATCGTTCATCATTTTTCACTCCTACTCTTTTTTATTACCCTAAGCTGAAGACGGAATAGATTACTGTCTTCTTTTATAATATCATACACAGCATAAGAATTTTCTCCTATATCCCATCCAAGATAATCGAGCAGGTCTTTTAAGTAAATTCTCTTGTATTTTACACCAAGGTTATTTACCTTAAACGATCTCTCGTCTTCAACATCAGAAGCAGCCAGATAAAAAACCGTATTTTCAACTCCTTCAAATGCCTTCCCTTCTTCTAAGCCGATAACAACCGCATCCGTTACCCCCATCCAATTCAAATTATCGACAGAGATAGTCATTATCTTACTTTTGCTGATTGACAACTTCCGGATCTTGCTTTCTTTAGTTTTAGATCCTAAAAAATCCTTACTGTTAAAAAAATCTACTTTCATGGTTATAATATTTTATATTGATGTTGCAAACATACATAATAATATCAACAATACTATTTAAAAACAGTTAAAATATGATATTATAATGCTGGTAATTTTTTAAACTGCTCCGGACTTACTTCGGATATGGTCCCACGGAAAGCAAGACGCGAACCGTAGGTCAAATCCTGGCTCGACGCATATTTACCAGCACCCGAATACGCCACGCCGCCATACTCATTCGAATTAAAATAGGAGCGAGCCAAAACAAGGGAATTGTCCGATGCCTGATAATAACGATCTGAATAATATTTTAAATTGCTACCGCCAACTCTTGTAGGCACCACATCAAAAAACGGACCATTTTCGGCTGCTATATTTTTTATCCAACCGCTGACAGTCCCGGCGTTCACGTTGCGAATCGAACCGTCAGGATCGGTTATTTTCCAAACTCGGTTATTTATTTCTACACCTTCAACAAATTCACAGATACCACCAAATACGCCTTCAAGTCCTAAGCCACAAACGTACTTTGAATATTCGTTTTCGGTATCCGCACCACCGGTTGCGTTGCTGCTTCCCGTTGTTGTAGCCGGATCACAGGTTGCGCCACCGGGTCCTAATACGCCTTGCAGGTTACGTGTTTTGTATTTAGCATACAACATCATAGCAATCACGCAATGTTGTTGGAAATCTATCACCTGGTATCCGGTACCACGTGCTTTTGCGTAACTTCTGAAATCAGATAATGATACGTTAGTCGTAGGAGTAACATCACTCCAGCTATATAATCTATTCAAAGATACATATCCTTTATATGCTCCAACAAGAGATTTCGGGACATGGATGTAAGTGCCGTCAATATCATGATCAGCAAAATGATAAAGAAATCTATTATCATCCACCTTATACCATTTATACCAAAATTCTAAGAAAACGACCATCACATCACCTTCTGGTCCGGTAAGATTAGCCTGATTACCATCAAGATACAAATTGCTGTTGTCTTCCTTCAACCTACATACAAAAACCTCTCCTCCTCCCATAGCGCTCTTGCAAAGAACTCTATAAAAGCCACTTGTAATCAACCTATTTAAAAAATCACTGTCTTCGCTTATTGTTATATTAGCCGGATCTGATACAGATTTATCAAAAACTATAAAATTATCAGTAGGTAAATACCCCCCCCCCCTATTTTGTTAAAAAATCTTCTTCTCATAATTGTCTTATTTTGGGATAAAGATAGTTTTAATTTATGAAAATCAATAATAGGATTTCCGTATAATAAAACTATATTTGTCAAGATATTAATTAACTAAAAAAAATCATTTATATCATGGCAGAAATGAAAATAGGTTTTGTAACCTTCAATCCGGGATCAGGTGACGGTGATCAGGCAGTTACCGTATCAGGTGAAAAATACGAAGGTCGTGTACAGCGTACGTTACAAGTAGAATTTGGTGCCGAATCCGGGGATGTTAAGAAAAGTGCTACCATAAACCAAGCTCCGGTAGCTGAGTTCGTAAAAATAGATCCTACTGCATCTGTAGGGAAAGAAGGTGGTACTGTAACAATCAACGGCACAAGTAACTCAACTAAATTAACGTTCTCCTTAACTCCAGACGAGTCTCATCCTCTGACGCTGGAAATACCAGCCTCCTATCAGGCAGCAGGCAAGGCTACCAATAACGGTGCTGTTATTGCCGACGACCCTGGTGCAACAGGGGGATTTGCTTTCAGTATCGTATTCTCCGGTATTCCAGAAAACGCTGATGTAAATGATCTGGTAAATACTCTTAAGGTGACGGCCGCCGGTGGTCAGACAGCTAATACGGTTATTACCCAGACAGCAGGTGATCCGTTCTTGGAAATAGACAAGGAGGTAATTAACTTGGATACAAACGGTACTCCTCAGACTATCAACGTTAATGCAAACATCAGGTGGACTATCACTCAAGCTGTTTCTAAGTTGGTAAGGAAAGTAATGAAATAACAATTACTTACAGAAAAAGAAAAGGGGCGTCTATTTGGCGTCCCTTTTTTCTATGCATTGTATGTAGTATTTATCTTTTTGCCTACTGACAAAAATCTTTTTAAAAATCATCTGTTTTATGATATGGACTCTTTTCCCGTCATCTAATTCCCTCCATATTTCATTAAAGATCAAATCTATTAATTCCATGACCTTCTTATCAGAGACAAGATTCTTTCTACCGGGACTGACCCATCCATCATCAGTCATCTTACCGGCTATCCTATTAGCTATCCTGCTTAATTCACGTGGGGTGCTCATTTTAATATACCTTTAAATATTCTACCTTTTTCACACTGAAGTATGCAGTCTCTCATGGGATGATCTTGTTCGTGATCGTCACACATCGGAAATTCTTTTCCATAGGGGAAAGCAATGTGCGGGCACTGCGCCCTGAACGCATCCCAGGCCGACTTCCTCACAGCCTCAGCCCCGGCACGCACGCCCTTCTCTCTTTCCTTGGCTGGGTCAGCATACACGTTTGAAATAGCTCTTTTCTTCCAAGTGAGCATATTGTAGTAAAACTTATCCACCAGTTTCCTACCGACTACATCAAACTTCTGTCTATGAATTAAAGGTGCGACCTTAACGACGTTCTTCCTATTTTTACTAACATCGACATAAATCAGCCCGGCATAAGACGGAACTTCATTTACGTCAATCATATTAGGCGGACAGGCGTAGTAGAAATAGTTTGGAGGATAGCTTATGACACCACCTACTTTAATAATGCCGTCTTTAAGAACCTTATGTTTTTTATCCTTTTTGAAGTCGTTAAAGAAATCTTGTTTAGACATCTTAACCTCTACTTCATAAGCGTACAATGATCTTGTTATGGCCAGGAAGTCAGATTCCCAATCATATATATGAAGATTGTTAATAACATACATCGGATTACTTAACAGATCCCTATTAAGGATCTTAAGCATTTGTTGCTCTGGGTAGTTCATTGTCTTACTTTTTTAGAGGCTTGTGGCGGAATCGAACCGCCCTACGAGATTTTGCAGATCCCTGACTAAACCACTCATCCAACAAGCCATGTAGCCCAACCGGGAGTCGAACCCGGAACTAAAGTTTAGGAAACTTTTGTTATATCCGTTTAACTACCAGGCTATTTAATGTTTGCTATGTTCACACACCGCAAACATTCAGATAATTAACATTTCCACAAAAACTTAATCGTTATCCAAGGAGGATTCGAACCTCCGCTAACAGAACCAAAATCTGTTGTGCTACCACTACACCATTGGACAGTGGTCCCGGAGGGATTTGAACCCACGATCTTGCGGTTATGAGCCGCCTGCTTTCACCACTAAGCTACAGGACCTTAAAAATATGCAGGAGCCTTCACAGACGCCTGCATATAACAGCTAAATATTAACCAATAATTATCCTAAAAACTCTCTCAACGCAAAGTTAAGTACTAACCCATAATATGGCAAACATTAAAATATAAAAAGGATTAAAATACCTACTTCTTTTTTTTCTTCTTCTTTTTAGTGTCTTTTACTCGTTCAGCTTCGTTTTCGGGCTCCACAATATCACCGGCTTCTTCCTGGATCACATCCGTCTCAGGAACAACATCAGACTTCTCCGGTTCTGCCACATCCTTATCTGACTCCTCATCTTTATCCAATTCCGGCTCAGCGGAATCGTTTTTGTCTTTACCGATTATACCTATCTGGTAGCCTCTTAATTCTACTTGCATTAATTTCAACTTCGATTCTAACTCCTGTATTGCCTTGGCTCCAACCGAAACCTCATTTTCCAAATCTCCGATTCTGATCCTGGCTTCAATCAATGCATTTGATTTCTTTTTTAATTCAAATGATATACTGTTTTTCTTTTCTTCCAAGTTACTGATTTTGTAATTAGCCTCATCAAGATCGGACTTAGCTTTGTCAAGATCAGCCTTGGCCGCATCAAGTTCTTCCGTTTTCTTCTTGACGCTTTTTATCAGCTTTTTCTGATTTTCCTTCAAGGCGTCAATCTTTTCCTTAGACTCAGAAAGATCTTTGCCAATAGATAAAATCTCTTTATCCTTTGAAGCGATATCTGACTTAAGTTCGGAAAGCCTTTCCTTGTAAAAATCAGCCTTATCCTGCATTTCCTCAATTTCTTTTGCAAGATTTTCGGATTTAATAGCTTTCTCCCTGTACATTGACAGCTTGCTGTCTGTGATGAATGTAAAACCTAACATGCTCATTTTCAAAATATTTAAACATTACTTAACTCCAGAACTACCAAGACCTTTTTCTCCACGTTCATTTCCGTCTTCTACCTCAATATCTGTCACCTCTTCCAATACCATTTTGTATTGTGGAACTATTTCCATCTGAGCTATTCGATCGTTTTTATGGATTACGGTCGGTTTTTTATTGATTTTAGTAAGATTAACCATATACTCTCCTTTGTAGGTAAATTCGCATTTACCTGGCGCGTTAGTAACTACCACTCCCTCGTCAAAAGAGAATCCTGATCTTCCTTCTACATTCACGCACCATCCTTCTGGGATATTCAACTTGAAGCCGGTTCCGATTCTAACAGAATAGCCTTGATATAAGGTAATTGATTCAAAATCGGAAGGAACATCTATTTCCACTCCCATATCATTCACCATCTTCACCACTCTATATGCACGAATATCACAACATGCATCGCCATCATGTTTGTATTCAGGTACTACGACATCAGGATAAAGTTTCTTAATACCTACCTGCACAGTCTTCTGATAACCTGGAGTCAAATACGATTCAGGTATTTTATTAACGACCTTATCTTCTTTTTTATGTTTGTTGTTCTTTTCAGAAACAGTATCCTTCTTATTATCTTCTTTTTCAGAAAGAAGTCTTTCAATATCTTCTAACTTATCCATATCTATATTTTTATAGTACAATAAACAATACCTTCTTTTTTTATGTCCTTAGTTGATTCATAGCACTCACGAAAAGTACTTATGTCTGCATCATTAGGATCATCGACCCACTCATCTCCTTGCTTATATTTTTCTCTGGTTTCTGAGTAGATCATACATAATTTATCCCCATGCTTCGCCATAATCCTTTCTTCTGTCACTTTCCTACGAAGTTTAATAAGGGGAAATCTTGTAACTATTTCTACCATCATTCTACACTATCTTTAAAAGCCCAAGAGATGTTATTCTCCTGGGCTGATGTTTATATTAAAATGGAAGGTCATCTTCTTCCATAGGAGGGAAGTTCGTCATCTGTGCTTGCGGCTGTGGCTGATGCTGAGGCTTGGTGCTCCTTGTGGTAGGTGCCGTGGCAGGTGCAGCCGGCTGAGCCGGGGCCTGATACTGAGCAGGCTGTTGAGCAGGCTGTTGGTAATTCTGATACGGAATAGCACTCGGAACAGACTGAGGTTGTTGAACCTGTTGAGGCGCTGCCGGCTGCTGGGTATAAGTCTGAGGGGCTGTAGGCTCTTGCTGAGCATTTCCTCCTATCCCTAATTTAGCCATTATACCGGCTCTGATGTCTTTAATAGAAGCATTGAACCTGTTTGAATATTCAGTAATCTTTTGATAAGTAAAGTTATTTTGAGCTGAATAATCGAGGCTTTTCTTGCCATCAAATCCTGTAACTTCAACAGGATCAGGCCAACCATTTACGCCTTTTTTATAATAACGTTCAACAAGCTGATCTTTTTCTCCGTCTACTCCAGCATATGCAATAATAAGTTCTGAAGAACCAAATTCATCATCTTTCTTCTTCTTAAAGACATTGAAATAAATTTCACGACTAAAATCGATATTTTCGTAGTATTTTACGAAGCTCTTAACAAAGCCCTTGATATTTCCTTTTTGATTTACGAGAGGTATGGAAATACAATAGTTTTCATTAAGCTCGTAATCTTTCAACACGATAAGGAAATTAGTAGCAGTATTTCCATTAGAGAAAGTACTTGTCTTTAACCCGATGTAGTTGATGTACCCAACTATTCCATTATAATACTCTTTCCAATATCCCGCCGGCTGACCGTTATTAGGATTTATGTGCTGAACAAAACCTTCTTTTGGTTCGTTACTTTTTTCATACAAGTTACCATCTGAATTAATATACAGATAATAAGTTGTACCAAAACTTCTGTTTTCTCTAAAAGCCATATTATTGTTTTTTTTATAGATTATACAATGTTTGATTTAAGACGTATGTTGATTCGTATTTAGGATTGAACATCTTTATCATCTTATACTGATCAGACCAATCCATAACAGTATCTCCTTTTATAAGAGATTTTACGGATGAAAGTATATTTTCCTTACCGATAGAAAAATTAAAACACGGACCTTCAAGCGCATTTAAAGGCATTGATTCCATTATCCTTTTTCTATTTCCAAAATCCTCAGACATTACCGTTATACCGTTTTCTTCATCTACCTTAACATTAACAACATTATCCACTAAAGTCATAGAATTAAGAACAGATATAAACAAATCCCTGTCGAACTTAACCCTTGACGATTTCTCGAATTTGTTACATACGTATTCGTAGTTAGGATACTGTTGTTCTACGTTCATATCCGATATAATCACATTATCAAAGCATAAGAACGTCCTAACGCCATCTGTGGAAATACTGATCTCCGTATCTTTATCAGATAGAAAGCGGTATAAGATGGAAGCTGCAACCTCACTTAGCATAATCGACCTTTCTTCTACCGCATTAGCATACTCTTTCCTATTTATAAACAGACGGAACATATCAGTAGAAACAATGTCAATATAGTCCTTCTTCACATTAAGAAGAATCGAGCATATAGCCGGTCTAAATTCATCCGATCCAACAAACGCAAAAGATCTTTTCATAGACTGAATGAAAGATGAGCTCATAACACGAATGCCATCACCTACAGGATAAAAGAAATCAGGGAAAGCCTTATCCTCAATCCAAGTAGAAGAAAAAGATCCTCTATCGTATTTAAAAACGATACTGTAATCGTTTTTAATCTCTATCTCTATATCCTGGTTATGATTTTTAAAAAACGAAATAAGAGTCCCGGCATCTACTAAAATAGCAAAATTCTGGTCACAAGAAATATCAGTATTCACATCGAAAATATCATCCGTATATGTTATACGTTCGTTCATGGCTTGTATCCGGATATGATCAAAATATAAAGTAATTTTTATATTCGATGTGACACAATCCTTTAAGACCTTATCAAACATCTTTGAAATGCTTGAAAGTTTCTCATTCATTAGTATGCCAGGAACTCTTACTTTCATTTTTTTTTAAAACTTACGATTATGACTATCTAACACTGCAAATGTATTATTTTAAAATCTAATTTTGAATTAATTGGATTTAAAATGATTTAAAATAGATTAAATACTTCTTCTTGCTGCTTCTGCTATCAGCATTGCGTCAACTATACCGTCATGAGCGGTCTTACATCTTTCATTTTTAACAAACGTATCGTTTGGCCAAAGCCTTTTAGCGCAAGCTAATGACGTTTTCTTAGTATTTACCTTACTGGCTTCCATAACCTTATCAGAATGCGTCCAAACTAATTTCTGCCATGTTTTAGGGGCTATGAAATTAACGGAGCAACTTATGTCCGGAAATGCCATACAGAGGGATAGGAACAGCCCATGCAGTTGGCCTTTGTTCTCCATGAGAGAAGCTGTAGAGGACGTGCTGACCCCGTACAGGGCGTGGACGTCCTCTATGACAAACACTACCCTATCAGGATTGTTTTCTACGATCGTATCCCGGCAAAAAATATATTCTTTAGTCAAGTCTACCGGTCCTGAATTTGCTATTCTTGGAGTTGAGATTCTCGATATTAGTTTGCTGTCTTGATCTATGCAAGCTATAGCTCCATCTTTTCCCGGATCTGCTGCTATATATAATACCATGCCTACACTAATTTAAATTCATGTCAATTTTGCCAATGCTGTCATCATCGTCAAAACCTCCATTGTCCGTAAGTTCGTAATCAATAGCTACAGAGCCGTTACTAAGAATGTAAAAACCTTTAAACATCTTTCCTATTTCAATGGGATACACGACATTTACGTCCCTTCCAATATCCTCAAACGGCATAGCGATATCTTCTGATTTAGCTTCCTTTTGTTTTGCTAATACACCAACGGGTATATTTTTACCTTTTATAGATGCGTATGTAACCATATACAGAATATCGTTATTGACAAACGCCCTATCACTACTTACCTTATCCAAGCTGATATATATAATGTGTTTTATAAAACTATCGATATCTCCACATATATTAATAGCTTCTACTTCTTTAGGAATAACGACTTCCACTTCTTCTGGTTTTATATTTTTCTTTTTCATTGCATTAGTCTTTTTGTGTTTTGTTTTACTTCTTCAACAAGATCCTGATCTTTCATCATCTCCTGCTTAAGTTTCTCATTCTCCTTAATTCTTTTCACCCTATCGGCAAGAATCTTTTTGTATTTCTTATCCGATATTTTTATAAACCAAGGACAGTTCCTTGATGGAATCCTTTTACATGGATAGTCAGTGAGACCGTTCGGTCCAAACTGCTCACATCGGTTGCATTTTTCTTCGCCTGTCATTGTAATTATATTTTAGGGAAACATTCTTCCAGTTCTCTATAAGAGCACTCTACTACAACAGAATCTCCTTTAGGGAGAAATACTAAAATAGAATCGATAGAAAAAACACTATCTACTTTCCTTACAAGTTGGCCATGCTTGTAAGAAGACATGACCAACCTAATTCCATACGCATCTGAATAAGATCCTTTCCTACATGGAAGTATATTTTCAACAACATAATCAAAACCTCCGATATTAACTTCATCGCCGGAACTGATTTCCATAATAGGAATCATTTTGGCTCTTCTGTCTATGCTTATTTTCATTTTGCTACTTCGAATTTGATTTGCTCCTTCGGTTCATAATTCCATACCTCAAAATCATCAGCTACAAAATCATAAAATCCTTTCCCTTCCATACGAGACGAGATAGTAACCTGCGGAACCGGGCCGAAGAGGGATCGACAAAGGAGTTCGTTTGCCTGCTCTTCGTGCCGGTCATATACGTGCATATCTTGAATGAAGTGCGTAAAAATAGCCGGCTTCAGGCCTGCGTCGTGAGCAAACATCATCATCAACGCCGCGTACTGTGCTACGTTCCATAGACCGGCAACAATAGCATCCTGGCTGCGCTGATAAAGCGTCATATACAGCTCATCTCCTTTAACAGATAAATTAATCTGAAACGCACATTCTTGAAGAGGTTTTAGTCCATTGGTTTCAGGATCGAACATGGATGCTACTATTCTTCTTGATGAACGATCATTCTTGAGTGACCAAAGAATGAAGTCTGTTTGGTTAAGAAAACCGTAAAGACCATCATGGATGTCTATCATACCCTCTGGAGCTTTACCGGTACCCATATAAACATGTCTGTTCACCATATCTCCATAACATCCTTCTATCTTTCCATTATCATCAGCCCACTGATCCCAGATATGAGAATGAAGATCTTTTAAATCAGTACTTCTCTTTCTCCATATCCAGATCACCTCATCTATAGCCTTCCATAAATTAGTAGGTCTCAGCGAACCAAGAGGAAATTCCCGACGAAGATCGTACTGGTTGCATACTTGCAGGATACGCTTCACCTTGACGCCTGTCCCGTCACCGTAGACCGGTCGCTTTACCTCTTCCCACGGCTGGCTCATTATAAGAGCCAAATTGTCTTGAAATATTTTATCTACTCTTGCCATATTCTTATTAGGTACTTATATACTATAGTATCACCATCTCAAGGTTATGCCAACAAACAAGGATTATTGAAAATTCTAAGAGGAATGGTTATAAAGACGATTAATTTCTTCTTGTTCTAAACACGGACCACCTACAACTTTCTCTGTTGCTTTTCTTTGTCTAACAAAATCTTCAGCTTCGGAAAAAGTTGTAGCATAAATATATCCACCATACTTTTCTCCATTTATATCAAATTCTGTCACAAACTTCTTTTGTTTTTCTTCTTTTGTTTTCATAACTGTAATTTTTAAAAGTGAATAATTAATTGATTTATAAAAAAATAAAGCGGTGATAAACTAAGTTATCTTAACCAACAACCATCCAATCATCAGCCAACATATCTGATTGCGAAGCTAACCATCCGTTTACGATATTATCGTTAGCATCTTTCATGCACAGATAAGCGCAAAATTTAATCATGTTGGTTTCAGTTACGTCATAATAATCGTTTACGTATTTTTTTAACGAATCCGGCAATGACTTTACTTTATTAACTATCATATCAGTGGACAACCAATCTTCCGGGCGCTGGAATACGAACATACCTTTACCATTCCATCCGGCACGTGCAATCAACGCACCTTTTTTTACTTCTTCTAAAGCTTCTCCAAATTTCATAACTATATTTTTTATAAATTAAACTCTGCAAAATCTATTTCAGATCCGGTTGACAAATTAATCATTGACTTTTCAAGCTCTTCCATTGGAACCGGTTTCACAATACCTCCATTACCAAGAGTCCTTTTATAGAAGTTTATCACCACCTGATCGCTGGTTTTTACCGTCTTAGGAATAGGTTGACGAAGATATAATCCATCAAGAGACTTTACTCTTGAAAGAGCCGTATATAGCTGTCCTGTTTCAAAAGAATTAGATACGTCCATCATAGCCGCATCCAATGTCAGGCCTTGGGCTTTATGAATCGTGATAGAATAACCTATTTTTATAGGATACTGAATAATAGCTCCTACTACTTCAGATTCTATCTTATATCCGTTTCTTACGTATTTTACTTTCTCAAACGAACATGGTGTTATAACAACCTTAGTATGCTCATCATCTTTCGGTTTATCAAGGACTACTTCAATCTCCCCCTTTTTTATAGATAATACAGTACCAAGAGAGCCATTGAAGTACTCTCCTCCGTTTCTTGTTATCATAACTCTTGATCCTTCTTTCAAGAAAAGAGTTTTTTCAACCGGAGCATCTTTAGGATAATCACCGTTTATAACAGCTTCTAATTTTCTTAAAGAGCCTGGTAACGATGATATTCTCATTTCGTTAATAGCCGTAGCTTTTGAGTTGGTAGTTACAATCTCAACATATCCTTGATTATTATCAGACTGAATACATCTGCTGTTTATTGTATCAAATACATCATCATCCATCTGCCCTTCACGCACCTTATTAAGGACACTAATAAACTTCTCATCTTTCTGACGGTATATTTTTTCAAAAGAAACCATTTCCATACCAGAAGCCATTAGAGACTTGGAGCTAAAGAAGTAAGATGTATCGTATATTTCTCTAAAAAAATCCTCCTTAATTACTGGCGGAAGTTGAAATAAATCACCTACCATAATAAGTTTCACGCCGCCAAACGGGTCCTTGTCTCCTCTTGCATGACGAAGTATATCAGCTACGTTGTCAAGAAGATCAGGGCGAACCATAGAAATCTCGTCTATGATAAGATACTTTATATTCTGTAAAATCTTTTCCGAACCTCCGTTGAATTTATATTCGCAGTTATCCATAAACGCGCCTTTTCGTATTTCAGGTATATACGGCTGCATTCCTATTCTAAAAAATGAATGAATGGTTTGACCACCTGCATTAACAGCAGCAACACCTGTAGGAGCTACAACAACCGCATTTTTTAATGCCGGTATAATACGCTTAAGGAACGTTGTTTTTCCACTTCCTCCTTTACCGGTTATAAACAGCGGTTTTGGTGACTTACAAATAGACTTAATAGCCTTTCCTTGTGCGACATTACCTTCGGACATAACTGAACGAAGAACGCACTCCATGATTTTTTTGTCGTAACTTATAGCCATCTTTTTTCTGATTTTGTTCTACAAAACAAAAGTATGAAAATAAAATAAAACCTAAAATATAAAATGAATTAATTAGGATTAAAAAGAAATAATAAGTTGGATAAGTAGTTTTAGATCAGACAGTAATATGATTTCGTATAGATATGGTTATGGCATATTGGTGGCTAACGGGTGTTTCCGTCAATATCCTACGAGATTATCGTTTTTCGGCTCTGTCGGCGACTACTAAGAACAGACCCTCTCTCAAGTACCAAACATTACAATGATGAATACTGAGATATAGGATAAAGATAGCTATCATTATAGAATGATAGCTCTTCAAATGGTATATCCTTGAATACAGATTCACCATCTAATTCTTTATCATTGTCTACTGTTGTATTAATGTTAGGTAATGATTGGATCGATATATCCATATTCCCTATCTTTTCCTTAAACTGTTCTGCCTTAACATACGTATAGATGTCTTCGCTTACCGATCCCACCGCTTTAGCCATCTCGCCGGCGAACTCAGCATACATATCCCGTACCTCATTAAAACCTGCCTTTTTGTCAGGAGCGGTATTGTTATAGGATTTCATTCTCCTACTTACCCTACCGCATACCCCGGCAATGGACGTCCCCACCTCAGCGCAGCAGGCTTCCGCATCAGCCATGCCTGCCTTTACTGTGGCTACTTTCTCCTTGCTCCATCCACTAACCTTGTCGTATGATTGTTTAAGACGGTTTAAGAACATGTCCATTCTTCGCTTCTTATCTTCTGCTATGATAGCGCGATAGTACTTTCTTATAATCTGGTTTTGTGTACTTCGCTCATATCCGTCCCAGAAGTCTTTGTGCGCTTCTTTAGCCATAACAGAAGCCAATGACCTTGCTTCTTCTTCTTTTGTCTTTTTACGATCTATTCCAAGGATTTCGCCATCTTCGGAAACAACTTCCTCTGCGTTTAGGAAACGTAGGATATGAGTATTGTCTTTTAAGAAGAAATTGAAATCGTCTTTCTTACTCACTTTTTCTTTTTCTCCTTTCTCTATATCCTTCTCTCCAAAATACCATCTGTTTGTTGCTCCTTTTTTATACAAGGTCCAGGTATTTGCTATTTGCCAGAAAACAGCTCCGTGCCTATATACCGGAATCAGCTTACCTATTGGGTAGTTATGTTCGTTTGCTTCAATGTAAGCACGAGGATTATCTACGTATGTTATAAATTGTATGTTTTCGAACCTTTTTACGAGCTTGTCTTGTATCGCCATACCGACGATCTCTTTCGCTTTTGTTAGTCCTACATTCAAGTACAAGGCAATTGTTTTATTACTTATCGTCGAATCAATTAATCCATAATACGAGTGGCTTCCGTCTACGACATCAGCCTGAGAGTTTGTCTCTCCACTGTTCAGTACAGACTCATTGTTTCTGACTAAATTAACAAACATCGCCTCTCTTATCCTGTCAAGGACTTTTTCATGGTTTGTTATTTCATTTTTCTTTATCTTAATTAAAATCCTATTCTTTGGAAGATTCACTTTCCCACATCCGAGAGTAAGCTGTACGCCATTAACACGATATCTTCTTGCGACGAACGTACTATCCGTCATACGGAACAGTTCGTTAAACATCGGATGTCCTGTCATGTTCTTGAACTTCGAATACCCGATTCCAAGTTTATGAAGAAGATCTTTCTGGTTTTTGAATCTTATTCTCGAATCCCGGCGGGAGATTTTTATCATACAGTATAAAGAATACAATTCCATGAACAGTGAATCATCTGACCACTGTTCCAAAAGTCTGAGACTTATGTTAATATTTCTACCTAATTGTAGCTTCATAATCTGTAACAAAAAAAATCGGATGGATTTTTGGGAATATCCATCCGATTCATGTCTTTCTTTCGTTCGGAAAATTCCAAAATCCCGTTACAGATTTGAAGAATATAAGAACAAATTATGATAAGACAAGTAATATTTTTTTTTATCATAATTTATTTCTAATAATTCTTGAATCTGTAACGTACAGCAAATGTAGAAATAAATTATGAATGTTAAACAATAAGGTCTTATTTTTTTTATGCTACAGTGCAAATATCGGGACAAATCCTGAATCCATTGTCATAAAATACGTTAATTTTAAATTTATAAATCCTTAATCCTTATCTTTGTATCAAAACGATAATCTCATGAAAGAAAGTGATAATAAAGATGTTAGTAATAGGGCTTATAGGCTTTTAGTACCTTATTCCAATACGGTAGATATGGCGAAGAAGATACTTCTGTTTTATAACGGATACTTAATGGCCTCCGGCAATGAGAAGAATGTCATAGATGCGAGGCACTTAAATCTTCTTGCCTATTATTTTGTGTTTGGATATTCGTATGAGACCAAGAAGAAGTTTTCTCATTGTTTCAGTACCGATCTTCAATATGTATCGGTTTTGGATACGGAGATGAAGAAGCGTGGTATTTTGATTGACCGTGAAGGGAATTACAGGACAAGGTGTTTGTGCCCGGATATAGAGAACATGCGCCGTCTTTTTGTATTGGAGGGTTCAAGAGATCAATGTGCGTTGGTTTCTTTATTTTACAGAAAGAAAACTTTTGAATCAGATGCCGAAGAATGATTTCCCTATATCATTTGAGTCACATATTATAGATGATGTGATGGATAAGACCGGGGGCGTTTACGACCGAAACCAAATACGTGACGTTTTCAGAGCCAGTATTTCTTATGCTAATAACTTATGTACGTACACAGATAACGTGTCTGTATCGTTCCCGTATGTAGGCGATATGGTTTGTAACCTTCATGAGATGGAGAGGCGCAAACACAATCTTGAGCGTCTTAAATCCAAGGTAGAAAAATTATCTAAGTATCAGGAAAAAGAACTTCAGTGTCTTGATATTAAGATAAGGATGATAAAGGATGCTTATGACTCAGGTGAGATAAAAAGTGGGGATATGTTGATAAAACACAACAAATTATCTATCTTTAAATCTCGTAAAGGTCATAGTTTTAGTGAAATACAAAATATTCAAGAACAGGAATTTAATAGATAAGTCATGAAAAAGATTTTGCAAGCGGAAGTTATATACGATGCTTTTATGGATACGATATTAAAAAAACTTCCAAGAAAAAAAGAGGATTATCCTGATTGGTACAAAGAACGTCTTGAAAAGTGTGAAGGATGTAAATTCAACACCAAGAACGTTCCTAACTCTATGCTTCCTCTTTCTTTATACGTAAGCAAGAAAATAGGTAAAAATCGTTGTTCGGTATGTACGTGCTTCATCAAGCAAAAGGCCTGGAGCAAGACAGAGGAGTGTGCGCTTGGGGAGGGGCTTCCCCGTCCTTCGTGGATGGACCGTCAGTATTCTATTGATTTTTATGATGAGAAGTCAAGATGGAACAGATTAGAGCTTATTACAATGGATTCTGATGAGTTTAATGTTATTTCTACAGATGACAAGCAATATAACATTGACCTATCTAAAGACGGTAAATCATTTGAAATCATTTTTGAACCGGTAGAGAAAGGAAACAGTATAAAGTTTTCATTCGTTCTTGAGTCGAAGCATGATATGAAGATAACAGCATCAGAGACATCTTGTGGTTGTACGTCATCTAATTTGAATATCATAGACTCCCGTCACTTTAAGTTCAATATAGAGATACATACATCAGGATTTGGAATAGGAAGATTCGTAAAACATATGACCGTTCACTATCAAAAAGATGGGTCTCAAAAAGAGGAATCGATTCCGTTTAATTTTGAAGGTACTATAATTCAAAAAAGTTAAGTTATGGGCGGATGTGGTAAAGCAAGGCATTTACAATGCGAGGATAAAAGGAAGTCCTTATTTTCTATGTTGCAGGCATCTTGTGACGATCTCCCCGATTATTCTGCCGGGGACATTCTCTATGCCGTACTTAGATCTTTTGCAAAGAAAAGAGGATTGTCTGTTTCTTTTTTAAGGACGTTGACAGACAGCGAGCTTTTTGAAGTGGCTGATTATAATTTATCAATGGAGTTGATGGACGTTATTATTCATGATAAAAAGGTTCTTGATAATGAAGAAGATTGATTTTGATTCAGATATAAAACATCTTATTTCTTATTACAACCATCTACTGTCTGCGCAAGATAAGGTGGGAGAGGAGATGGAAGAGATAACTAAGGATATTATTAGGAAGAAGGATGAGGAAAACAACATAGAGTTGGAAGACTTTATTGATTTAGAAGAAAAGTCGTTTATGACCAACTTGTATCAACAAGAGATGCTGAAAGTATCTTCTTCTATAAAGGCCGTTTACAGGTTATCTATTAACGCCGGTCATGATCTCAATGTAGATGATGACAGTAAGAAGGTTCTTGATAGGATAGTAAATGACGGAGAATCAGATTTTATTATGTACGTTGATAATAATACTGGTTCTGTTGTATTCAAAGACGAATCTGTTGAGGAAGGAATAAAAAACATGTGTAAGTATCGTGTTGATCCATCTTCTCTTGAAGACAGGTTTAATATGCTTAAGTCTCAGTATGAGGATTTTTTAAAAATTATTAATAATGAAGGTAAGAAAGCCGACTAACGATGATGTCTCTTACGTAGATCGGAAACTTCTTGTGCTAAGGGATCAGATAGATAAGGCTGAACGTTATCTATCTGAAAACCCTTGGGATAAAATAGAAGATTCCGATAAGAGAGAGAAAGAATTTAGGTTTCAAAAAAGCTTGTCTGATAGCTTAATGCAATGGACTGAATCTTATATTAAGATGTGTGGGATAATGGATGTCTATAATCAGCTTGAGGCTGCCAAAAATAAGAAAAGCCTAAAAGGAGGACAAACAGTATCAGGTATTCAGTCTTTTGTGAAGAATGAAGCTAAGAACAAGTTCAATAAGTAGTTTTGTCATGAATTTTGATAGCAAAGAACTTTATATAAATATGGGTAACGATATTCCGTTATGGAATGACCTTTATTCTTATGAAGAGCAAGACGATGATGTCAAGCAATTCTGGGAGAATGAGGCTATGAAACTCCTTAACGGTGTTACCATAAATGGTGTATTTATCCATCCTTGGCTATATTGGCATATCAATTTCTGGAAGATGATGATTGACGTAGGAGATGATCGTATTCCTGGAAATTCTCAGCTTCGTGATAATGAATGGATGTTTGCCGAATTTCTAAAGCAGGCTGAAGAAGAGAATAAAGGAATATTCATGTTCGGGTGCCGTCGTTTTGGAAAAGCCCTTCTTGACTCCGAGATACTTTATCTTGAGGACCGGGAAAAGATGATAGGAAATATCGTTGTAGGGGATAAGATATATGACGATAAAGGGAATTTGGTAGAAGTCGTAGGTGTCTATCCTCAAGGGAAAGTAACTACATACAGAGTCGTATTCGAAGACGGTCGTAACGTTATTTGCTGCGGTAATCATCAATGGCGTGTCAATCATGGAGGAAAATGGCATGTTAGGAGTCTTAGAGCCATAGCCGGATTGGATTATAAGAGTATGTCTATTCCAGTAGGTGAGGCCCTTAACTACCCTACGGCAAAGCTGCCGGTTCCGCCGTCGGCCTACGCCTCGATGCTGGCGGCTTATCTCGGTGGCTATGGTGGGGATATGTTTTTCGATAAATACATTTGTAAGAAATTTTTAAGATCGTCCATAGATCAAAAAAAAGATTTTATAGAAAACTTCATTCGTTCTTTCAGAAACGTAGTAACCGGAGAAGAAGAGCTTACGTTGTCTCATATTGACATGGATGTCATAAATTTTGTACAACGTATGTTTTGGGCTTCAGGTTGGTATGCTAAATTGGAGGGGAACAAACTTATACTATCAAGGAATCGTAAGGAATTAAAAATAAGATCCATATCGATATACGGAAAGGAGCATGCCACTTGTATAACCGTTGATAATGACTCTCATTTATTTTTGACCACCAATTACATCGTTACTCATAATACGGCCATAATGAGTTCGTTTTTGGCTCGTAATGCTACAATGACATACAATTTGACACATAATGTTATTGGGTCAAGTAAGGAGGACCTTATGAGTCTTGGTGAGTATCTTGAGTTTGGTCTTGATAATATACATCCTTATCTAAGAATAAATAGAACAGGTAATGATTGGTTTAAAGAGGTTATTATGGGTACTAAGACGGTGAACAATATTCGTGACGTTCACGCTCGTATTCGTATTACCAATATTGATAGCGGTAAAGCCGGTGCCTCTCTTAAGACCGCATCTGGAACACCATATACATCTATTTATGATGAGGTAGGTAAATTTCCATTTTTAGCAGCATACTTACAAGGTCGTCCTGCCCATATGATGCACGGTAGAATGAGGGGGATGATGATATGCTCCGGTACGGGCGGCAACGTTGAAAAGTCTCAAGATGCTCAAAAAGTGATGAATAACCCTGCTGAATACGGGTTTATTGTCATGAATTATGATCTGCTTAATAAACGTTGTTTAAAACCAACTTGGCGTATTAGTCAATCCGGTTGTTTTGTTCCTGCTCAGATGTCTCATGCTTATGATAAGGAAACAACAACCTTAGATAAGTACCTTGGAATAGAGAAAGCTACAGGTCTTAAGAAAATAGATATTCAGGTATCAAAATTTGATGATAATACTAAGAAGATAAAATCTCGTCTTGATGAACTTGTCAAAAAGGATAGAGCTTTATACGTTCAGGAACGAATGGCATTTCCTTTGTCTATAGATGATTGTTTTCTTAATACGAATGTAAATAGGTTTCCTGTAGAAGATGCTTTGAAGCACAAAAGCCGTCTTCTTGAAGAAGGTAGGCCTGGTAAAACAGTGGATATTTATCAGATAGACGGCATGAAAATGGGGTATAATTTTAGTGATAAGCAGCTTGCTGATTATCCGTTCCAAGGTGGTAACATAGATGCTCCTGTTGTTATATATGAGGATCCACCAGAAGAAGGAGGTGTTTTTGATTACACTTATGTCTCATCGCTTGACCCCTATAAATCTGACAAGGCTGATACTGATTCTGTTGGTTCGTTTTATGTACTTAAAAGATATGTAAAAATCAACGATCCATTTGCTTATTGCATAGTAGCATCATACGCATCACGTCCTCCATCTTCCGATGATTTTTGTAGGAATTGTGAAATACTTCAAGAGGCGTATGGAGCTAAGTGTCTTATGGAGAATGCCGACCGAATGTATGAATTTTATCTTACGAGACGAAATAAGCAGCTTATGTTGCTGGAAGATGGCGAACGTCTTGCCGGTAAGATTATCCGTGCCGGAGCCCGTCAGAACAATAAGCTCGGTTTGGCTCCTACGGTTCCCAATCAGCGTATGCTTTTCAATACCGTTATTCAATATTGTTGGGAGGATGTTGTTGTTGGGTATGATGATGATGGTAATGAAATAACACAGAAAGGTATTTACCGTATCCCTGATATAGAACTTCTTGATGAGATCATAGCCTTCGGCCCCGGGACCAACACCGACCGTATCATAGCCTTCGGCCACGCTCTTCTTCTGGCTAAGTATTATGATGATATGGGTTACATGCCTGAAAGTACGACTCAGAAGGAGAATCAAAAGAAGAGAGAGCGCAAGAAGATAGAACAGGTCAAAGGATTTACGGTAAGAAGACATAACCCTTATAAAATGAGGTGACGAGAACAAATTCCTTATCTTTGTGAAAAATAGGATAATAGGATGGAATATTTCAATAGAGATCAGGCTTTTCCGGCCAGAGGAGTATTTTCAGGTTTGCCGGTACAGGCGATACCTACCAAGAGAAAAACCAAGGAGTGGTTTAAAGCCACTATGGATTCTCTTGAATTGATTGGTTTGAAGCAGCTTGATGAGAACCAGAAGTTCAAGGATTTTTATAGAATGATGGAAGGTAAGTTATCCTTTATGGAGCTGAAAGACGTAATTCCTTATCTTAAGGATGTTCAGTCTATAAGGGACAATGTAAATATTCCATCATTCTTACGTCATTATGATATAATAGGTACGATCGTAAACGCTTTTGTAGGATGGTTGGGCAACCTTTCTGACAAGTATAATGTAGTTGGATTGGACGAATCTGAAGTGAATCAGTATTCTGCCACGAAGGAGAATCTCCTTCATAATTACATTAAAGAGGAATTGGACAGAAGGGTTAGGCAAGAATTGTTAAATAGGGGATTGGATCCGGATTATAATAATTTTGCAAGCGAAGAAGAAAAGCAGGCTTATGCTCAACAGATACAAGAGGTGAAAGCATCTATGACCCCTCCTGAGATAGAGAATTTCATGAATACAAAATGGAAGACTGCCGAGGTTATATGGGGTTCTCATACGCTTGAAGCAGACAGGGGGCGTTTTTACATGGATGAGATAGACACCGAGAATTTCATCGACTATCTTCTTACCGGTCGTTGTTTTAGAAACTATCATGTAGGATACGACTATTATAAGCCGGAGAGGTGGTCTCCGTTGAATACGTTTTACTCTAAGACATTAGATAGCAAGTATCCGCAGTACGGTGATTATATTGGTCGTGTTCATTATTATACTGCCAATGATATTATAGTAAGGTGGGGGCATCTTCTTACGGCAAAAGACAAGCAAAAGCTTATAGGAGGTGCTGATAATTTCAATGGTACTTATAACAATGGTGATAATGGAAGCTATGTAAGTTTATCCAAATCGGCGAGTGTAGGGATGTTATATCAGAATAAGGTAATACCTTGGAAAGGATATAATGATTATGCTTCTATAAAAGCTTATGAGGATTATTACGGTATTCCAGCCGGCACATATACCGGATACGATAGTAATGGCAACGAATATCACAGAACCAGATTCATGCCAAATTTAGAGCATGGTAATTATTATAACCGTGCCCAGAGTTTAAGCGACGAGCATGTTCGTAGTGATTTGTATCAGGTAACTGAATCATATTGGGTATCCCCGGCTCAGGTGTATGTAATTACCTACCAAACTGAAACCGGATTAGTAACTACCGAAATGGTAACCGACGAGCTTCTTCAGGACTTTTTACAGGAAAATGGTATTAAGAAAATTACCAGAACCATGAGTAAGGGAATGGAGAACCCGGAGATTAATACCTATTTCGTAGATTACGTTCCACAGGTAAGGTACGGGGTTAAAATAAGTGGAGGTGCCCTCGCTCAGGACAACCTGTATCTGGATGGAGAACCTATCGATCACCAGATAAAAGGGGATAGCAACATCTATGACTTTGTTTTACCTGTTGCCGGATATATCGGTACTTCTATGGCTAACAGGATTCAGCCATATCAAATATTCTATAATTTCTCCATAAACCAGATAAACAATATTCTTGAAAAGGAGATCGGTAAATTCTTCTTAGGAGATATAAATCTGGTTCCGAGTGAATACAAGGATTTGGGTGAAGATGTGGCTGATATATGGGCAAACCTTCTTGATGTAGCTAAGTCTGTAGGTGCTCTTACATTAGATACCTCATCTCAAAACACGAAAGGTGGTGTCCCTTTCAACCAGTTTGCTGTCTATGATTTGTCCCAGACAGAGCAACTTAAAACAAGAATGGAACTTGCTGAATGGTCGAGGATGAAATGTTTTGAAATGGTTGGTATCACGCCTCAAGTAATTAACGGCCCCAACAGGTATGAGACCGCCACCGGGGTCCAGCAGGGCGTTACAGCATCTATGTTACAAACACAGATATACTTTGATAACTTCGGTTACTTCAAGAAACGCGCTTTGGATCTTCATCTGGCTGTTGCTCAACAATGTCAGGAAGAAGGAAAGGATATTTCTGTAATGTACACAAAAAGTGATCTTACCAGAGCGTTTTTATCTATAGGAACCGACGGTCTTAGTCTAAGGCATCTTGGTGTTCAGGCATTATCTAATTCCAAGAAAAGGGATGAGCTTGAGAAATTTAAAACTTTCATGTTGCAGCTAAATACAGCCGGAGGCGATATTTACGATCTTGCATCTATCTTCACATCAGATTCTATGGTGGAACTTATACAGAATGCAAGGAATACTCGCGCATACAACGAGCGTCAGATGCAGCAGCAACAACAGAATCAGATGCAGCTTAACCAGCAACAGATACAAGCTGAAGCTGCTGAGAAGGATAAGCAACGTCAGCATGAACTTGCTTTGGAAGACAAGAAAGGTCAATACAGGATACTTCAAGAGAAGATTCAGGCGGCAGGCAGGGCGGCAGACGCCAAGAGCGACGCTACCTCCCTCAACTTCCTGGCTTCTGTTTCAGATCAGACCGTAAGGCAAGCTGATATAGAAAGCAATGAAAGGATAGAGGATAAGAAAATTGAAAACGATTCCAAACTTCATGATGATGAAATGAGAATGAAAATGGAAGAGTTAAAATTAAAATCCAAAGAGCTTGCTCAACGAGCGAGGGAAGATGCCACCAAAAGGTATGTAGCCGGAATCAATAAGAATTAAGGATTAAACATCCCCAAATTTCATTAGAAAATCTCTAATAAAATTTGGGGATGTTTAATTTTTAGTGAAGATTAAACACTTATAAGTTTTTTGTCTGAAATATAGGTATTTAAATATTTTTGCAGTATGGGAAAATTAGAAAAAAATGGAATAGTAGAATTGGACGATATTTTTAGTATCGGTCCAGTTGATGATGTTTATAATAGGGAAGAAGATATTCTGCCTATTAATGGTAATGAACCGGCTAAAAAAGATGAGAAGCCTGTAGAAGAAGGTTCTCAAATTAAAGAAGAGCCGGTTGTCGATCCTACTCCTGATCCTAAAGAGGATAAAAAAGGAGAAGAGAATGTGGTTGACGTTAAACAGGATCCGGTAGAGACCCCGGTTGTCAATTACAGAAAAGTATTGGATGCCCTTTCTTCAAGAGGGATCATTCCCGATTTGAAAGATGTGGTATTTAGCGGTGAAAACGGCGAAGAGATTACTATCAATGATCTTGATTTTAGTAAAGAAGATTCGTTGTGTGACATACTATCTACAGTCCTTGAAAGCCAGAAAGAGGATATTGTTAAGGATAAGATAGATGTTACTTCTGTTTCTGATATTACCAAGAAGCTTATTCAGGCTGATAAGGCTGGCGCTAATATCGTTGATATTCTTAAGCAATATGATACGAATGTCGCTCCGATAGAAAAGCTTGACATTGAAAACAAAGCAGATCAGATAAAGATCGTTCGCCATTATGTTGATCTTCTTGGGTTGCCTAAAGATGAAGCTGATGAGTTTTTCAAAGGCATTATCAATAAAGGAGAAGAGTATGTTGAAGCAAAGGCTATAAAGTATAAGGCTGAGCTTGATAAGAGAATGGATGATATTATCCAGCAACGTACTAAAGAGGCTGCCGAAAAGAAGGCGAAGGATGCAGAAGATTTTAGAAGGTATAAGAAAGACCTTAAGTCTTCTATCCAGGCAAAGTATCAGCTAAATGACACTATGGTATCTAAAGCTCTTGATTTTGCCCTAAAACCTTCTGAATCGAATCCCGGAATTACCAAAGCATTTAATAGGGTAAGGGAGATGATGATGAATCCGGAAGAAGCGCCAGATTTGATTATGTTTCTTATGAACCCAGGAGAGTTCATAAAACAGAAGTCGAATCAAGCTGTAGTTGATGAGAAGAAGAAAATTTATAAGCTCATCAGCCACACAAATAAAGACAAGAGGGTAGCTCCGGTAGATGATAAAGGTGATCAAGTTCAAGGTGTGAAGTTCGATGAAATAACAATTGATTAGAAATGATATTAGTTGAAAGACATATAGTTAAAGACAGCAGATTTGAGGGAATATGCCTCAAATCTGGTTTGTTATATAATTATGTCTTATATAATGTCAGAAAGGGAATATTCGATGGTGTCTATATAAAGGAATACGAGTTTTCGACCAAACTTTGTAGGGAAAATCAATTTGATTTTAGGAATTTACCTAATCATGTGTCCCAAGAGGTAATAAGTCAAGTTTTTAAAAACATAAAATTATGGATTAAGTCGAAGAAGGATTTTGAAAAAAATCCTTCAAAATACAATAATCGAAAACCAAATCTTCCTTCATATAAAAACGGAAGTAAGCAAAATATAGTTGTTTTTACTAACGGAGATTGTCGAATAAAAAATGATAGTCATATTCATTTTGTTAAAAATGTAATCGAACCAATCAAAACAAATGTAAAGAAAGATGAATTAAAACAAGTTAGAATAATACCTCAAGCTACCTGTTATGTAGTAGAGGTAGTTTATGAAAGAAAGGAAACTGATTTTGGTTTAGATAAAGACAATTTTCTTTCGATTGATTTAGGATTGAATAATTTATGTTCATGTATTAGTAATGTAGAAACTAATTCTTTCATTATAAACGGACGGGTTATGAAATCAGTAAATCAGTGGTACAATAAGAAGAAAGCTAAGTTGATGTCTTTCATTAGTGATGTAGGTACTTCAAATAAGATTAAAAGGATTACTTTATTCCGAAATTGTTGGATAGAAGACAAGTTGCATAAGATCAGTAGATATATTGTAGACTTTTGTAAATCAAACAATATTGGTACGATTATCATAGGATTGAATAAAGAATGGAAAAACGAGATAAATATTGGTAAAAGGAATAACCAACATTTTGTTTCTATTCCTCATTCTAAATTGATAGATAAGATCGTTTACAAAGCAAAGCTTTTAGGAATTAATGTTGTTATACATGAAGAGTCCTATACATCAAAGATCGATCATCTTGCTTTTGAACCTCTAAAGAAACAGGGATCCTACTTAGGTAGAAGAAAGAAACGCGGATCGTTCCAAAGTTCTGTTGGAAAGCTGATCAATGCAGATATTAATGGAGCAATTGGAATAGCAAGAAAAGTAGTCGGTGATTCTTTTATTGAAAAGATAATCGGTAGTGGGTTTGCGTTTAATCCAATTAGATTAAATATTTTATAGAATAGATATAAATCTAATGAATATATTTTAATAACGTGAAATCAGTATAGATTAAAAATTAAAACATTTTTTCGTTCATGGCTAATGTACTTTTAACAAAAAATTTCCCGGCCACCATGAATGGTGACACGGTGATTGGATATACCGATGCTAAAGTCGTTAAGCAAAGTATCGTAGAGCACGATCTTAGCTCTTTAGAAGATTGGTACTACGAAGATCCTGATAAGAACCATCTGGGTATGCTTGAGTTGTTTTCTAACATTACAAACTATCCTCTGCCTATGTATATGGGTATGATCAAACAGGATGCTACTATTACCGTAAATGGTATCAATGGTTCATTCCGTTATGATCTTCCGGTATCAGAAACGTATGAGGTGGTTACAGTAGAAGACACGTCTTTGAAATATGCAAAACCTGGTATTGATGAAAGCTTCTTCGAAATTGTGTTGAATGCACAATTCAAACAAGGAGATGTTATTACTTACGATGTGATTAACGGTTGCCAGGCTCTTATCTCTACAGAGCGCCCTCCGAAACAAGAAGGTGAAAACTGGAGATATTGGTGTAAGCTGTGGGGTCGTTCTCGTGCTAAATACTTCCCGAAAGACATGCTTCGCGCCGGTATTAAATACTGGAAGGTAACAAACGTTCTTGGTGAGTTCTCTACTCAGTTCTCTGGTGTAGGAGGTGCTTCTAAGGCCGGTTCTATGACTTGTGAATTTACGCTTGGTGGACACCGTGGTGTTGAAGGTGAAACGACTATGTACGCTGGTATTAAGTCTTTGGCTTATGCGGACGAACGTACACAGAATTTCATCGACAAGGCTTACCAGAAAGTTCGTCAGCTTTCTGAAATCAGAGGAGGTGATGCAAGTTATGCCATTATCGGTTCTCGTCTTGGTGACGGAAGCATTGATATGCGTACGGCACGTGTAGCCAATACAGTGTCTTTGTTCTGTTTGGCTGAGTTGGCTAAGATGGAAGCATACGAACTTATGTTCATGCGTGGAGGTAGAGTTAAGGGTCATAATGGTGTTTTGATGAAAAACGAAGGTTTGTACCATCAACTTCGCCGTGGTTTCGTTATCTCATATGCACGTCCGGGCGGTATCAAGCGCGAACACTTCCTGGCTGCTGCTGACTATATTTTCCGTGGTCGTAGCGATATGCCGATTGAAAATCGTGTAATGAAATTCAAGGTAGGTGCTATGGCTTACAAGAACATCGTTGAAATCTTCCGTGATGAGTTCTTCTCTCAATTGGGTGCCTTGGCTCCGCTTATGGGTACAGAACGTATTATCAATAATCCGGTAACAGGATCAAACGATGCTCTTGAATTAGGAACTGTAAAGATCAAGGGTGTTACTATTCCGGGTATTGGTAAGGTTATTGTAGAACACGAACCTTCTTTGGATTACGTTGATATGGTAGATAGAAGCCAGTTGGTAGACGGTATGACTCCTATCACATCATATTCATGTATTATGGAAGACTTGACCGCTCCTGAATATTCCAATGCATTCGCCGGCATCCCTGCTTCAGCCGAAGCTCGTATTGGTAATATCAACAGCAACGTATTCTACGTTAAGCCTGATATCGGTTCTATGTGGTGGGGTTACGAACAAGGTAGATGGTCATCCAGAGTATCGGCTCAAGAAATTGTATCCAGCCATCCTCGTATGTCAGAACAATTCTGGTGCCATTCTGTATCGGCTTGTTGGGTAAAAGATACCAGCCGGTTCGTAACAATTGAATTGTTACCAAGCTCTTTGTAATCATAACTTTTAATATTAACTTGCGGTCGGCTTTAAAACCGGCCGCAAATTTTGTTTCTAACATAGTCTTTTCATATATGAAAAGACGTAGGGTATATAAAAAAATGGGAAAAAAGATTTTTGAAGAAAGCCATGAGTCTAAGAAACTGCTGGCTACCGTAGGAGGAATGAAGATATATTCCGACTCTATTTATGTTATAACAGGTAAGATGGATGAAGAAGCTCCTTCCGGATATCAGGAAAGAGGCATTTCCAAGACTCCTTTCCCTGGGAACAAGACAGTATCTTGTTGTGGATGGGACAAGGATCTTAGGGTGTATGATACAGGTTTCTTTATCAATTCAGCATGTTATAAAGGTTACTCACTTGAAGACAAGAAGAATGAAATGGATATGCGTATTAAGAATATTCGGTATCCGTTTGAAGAAACTGTCAATGAGGACCTGGACCAAAAGAACTTCGATTTCTGGGATTCTTACAGAATTGACTTATATGATGGTCGTTTGTTCTACACTAATGACGTTCGTGATTTATTTGAGCTGTATATAGCTATTTTATCCAAGTCTCTTACTCCTAAAGAGGAAGACGGTAATCCGATGTACGTTGAATCTTATTATTGTGTAGAAGACAAGACTACGGCCGTAGATATCAGGAAACAACGTCAGATTGACAAGGCTGATATTTTATACGAGTTCATGAACAAACTGAAAGGATCCGAGGCTGAAAGGAAAAGCATCTACGATCTGCTTTTGTATCTTGATATCATATATAGCGTAGAGCTTGATCAGAGCATGGTTCAATACATATTCACTAATTGGATTGATGCTAAGAATACGAACGTTGACATGTATAAAGAAGCAAGCTCAAGGTTCTTGTCTGATGATGAATCTTCTGAGGGAATGCAGGTGATCAAATTCCATCGTATGATTAGGGAAATGATCGAGGGACTGGCTGTCACCGTCAACACCGACGGACTGTATCTGAATGGCGAGCTCCTGGGCGCCGACGCTATCTCTGCGTCTATGGCTCTTGCTTCCAATAAGTCGATGTTAGAAACCAAGTCACGTGTTCTGGAAGCGTATAATGCTTTAAAGAACAAGCATAAAAAAATAGAAGGAGATAAGTCTGACAAGAAGAAAAAGGAAGACGAAAAAAGTTTTGATATTGATCAATACGCTGATAAAAAAGAATAATTTATGAAGATTGTTGATTGTTATCTTCGGGCCTTACAGAAGGCTGAAGAAAACATGACCAACGGTGGTATAAAACTTGACAAGGCACGTTTTGTTCAGCTTTTTAATGACGAACAAAACCGCCTTGTTCGTTATATCCTTGATAAGAAAAACGAAGAGGATATACGTTATATCCAAAAGTTAGTTGTGTATTCAAAAGAACTTGACGAGAAAGGAGATAAAGATAATCCGGAAAGCACTTTGTTTTCATTGCCTTCTGATTTCTTTTCTTTTTCAAACATATCAGGCGTATTTACCAAAGGTGAATGCACGGTCACTGATTTTACCATGTGGGAGGCTAAGAACGAAAACCCGCATGAGCTTCTTGCCGACTTTTTTAACAAACCTGATTTTGATTTTAGGGAAACGTTCTACACTATAGGCGAAGATTCGGTAAGGGTGTACAAGTCTGGTTTTGAAGTAGACACCGTTTACCTTACGTATTACCGCTATCCTAAGGAAGTTGACATCGAAGGATATGTTAAATCCGATGGTTCTAATTCAACCGATATAGATCCTGAATTAGATGATAAATTAATTGGTATTATCCTTAACATGATTGAAAAGCAATTTGCTTTGAATGAAAGCGAATATGGACGTTATCAAATAGACTCAAACAACGTCCAATCTCCTTTATAGCAGAATAAAGACGTGTCCTAAATTAAAGACTATCAAAAAGCATTAAGAATTAATTAATTCCTAATGCTTTTTGTTGCTTATATGACTATCGCTATTTTTGAGACAGATAACAGAATATTAATTTTTAAAATATTATAAGGCTATGGCTATCCATAAACCGTATGACAGACACATTATCTGTCCTCCGCACGCTAAGTTGGCGGACGTAGATTCTTTGTTGCTTCAAGAAGGTCAGATCGCTATCTATGATTTGGATGGTGAGCAGACTAAAGATGGTTTGAAAGCGTTGAAAGACTTGAAAGGATATCGTAAGGACGAACAACGTTTCCAGATCAGAATCGGACGTAATGAGATGGTGAACGACCGTGTATCTGATGATAAATCATTCTCTACACCTACGTTTGCTATTGATGAAATTATAGAAGTGTATGCTTCTGCTCCGAAGAGCAAAGAAATTAAAGTAGATGAAGTTATTTTCGGTTACAACGGAATTGACGACAATACCGCTATTACAGCAAGAAAAGGCGATCGTATCCCTATTCATATTAAGCTGACAGGACGTTTGTTCGAGCTTCGTGGTTATCCGATGGGTGAGGTGAATATCGATGATTACATCATTTTCGAAAACTGTCCTGGTCGTGAGGATATGTGTTCAGAATGTGATCCTTGCGAAGATGTTGATATTTTGGCTGCTATCTTGAAAACAATCGAACGTATCAAGAATCAGCCGATTGCAGGTGGTGGAAAGGTAGGTGATTTTGTAGAAATCCATCCTATCCATTCTTGTGACGAGTTGGAAAAAACTCCGGTGGAAACCGACATGAATTTCTATTGTATGGAAATGTGTGATACCGGTGATGCTTATGCCCTGGCTCAGCTTAAGGCTGCTTATCCTGGTTTGGATATCAAGAGAGTCGGACGTCATCTTTCTACTTCCAAATATCAGGTGATGAAAGAAGGTGGTAAGCCTGCTGATTATACTCAAAAGCTGTCTTCTATAATGAAAGGCTGCGAAGAGTGTCCTGAAGGATATACTAAGGTAGACGGCGGTTTGATTTATGCCGTAACGTTAGAGGATGATGGCGTTGATCAGTCTACTGTAGTAGAAAGCATTAAGAATGCCGTTAGTAGCACTGCCGAGAAAACAGCAGCCCAAGATGGCGGCGTAGGTATGTACACTGTGGCCGTAAGCAAGAAACTGACGAAGGCTGATATCGATGCATTTGTAGAAACCAATCCGACTGCCACAGTAACGTTCGTTGCTAAAACAGCAGATATGTGTAGCAATCCTACTGTTACTACCGTTAGCTGGGAAGCATGTGGTTCTTGTAAGATTTCGAAAGAAGCTTATGAAATTACGTTGCCAGATGATGAATGTGGTAACAGTGCTAAAGAAGAATTACAGGCAGCATTCCCGTATCTGACAATCGAAGATTACGGTACACCTGGTGGATGTCAACACAAATTCAAAACAACGGTCGTTACTAACATGGTTTGCGACGAATGCGATAAAATTTTCAAAGACTTCTTCGTATCAAAAGCTCCCGAATCTTATCGTGGACGTAACTGGAAACGTTTGGGTGCCGTAGCAGGAGATCAGTCCATTATCGCCGATCCGCTTCCTAAGAACTGCAAATGCGGTATCTTGTTCCGTGGTATTGACTACATGATTTCTCCGTCTGACTGTTTGATTGACCGTCTGACATTCCAAGAAGGATCTGTTCGTATTGCTGTAAATGGCGGTTATCCGGATGAACAGCGCGAGGCTATCAGCACGTACTTCAACCCGATCCACACCGAATACAAACAGCACTGGGCTCCGCGTACTCACCTCGGCGCTGAATTGCTGGATAAAGAACGCGAACAACGTATGTTCTTCGACTTCCGTAAGACTCACCAAGAACTTATGGAACGGATGTTTACCAACGAAGAAACCCGCTTAGACCTGTTGGCTCCGTATGCTGATTATTCAGTAACGTTGAAGCCGGCACGTTACTCTAACGGCTTCGGTAGGGTAATTGATGATCATATTACAGTACACTTCCATGTACCGTATGGCGCTCACGAAGGTATTCAAGACCTTATGGACTTGTTAGCTGCTTCGGCAAATATCAAGCCCTGCAAGATTTGATTTTCCTTTTTTCTATATATCCCAAGGGGGAGGAGGCTGGTCCTCCACCCCCTTTTTGTAATAAAACAATTTGAAATAAGTTAGTTTCATATGAATGGCGTGGATTTTTTATCCGGTGCCTTAGGTAGGGGCATTGACAAAATAACCAACATAGTTGGAAAATGGGGTTCCTCCCAACCGGTAGATGACAGCAAATCCGGTATAAAAATAGGGGACAAAATCTACCAGGTGGTTGTGTCCTTAAATGGCTGTTATTGGTATCTTGACGAAGAAGGTAAGAAGCATCCTGTTTCTGGTATTCCTGCTACAACAGAATGGGAGTGGATTAATATAGCTGAGAAAGTTATCAAAGATTTCAAAACCTGTTACCGTACACCTGGTGGAAAGGTTGAAGTATGGAGTTGGTATCTTCTTAACGATCAGATGGATGTTCTTAAAGAAACCCATAGAATTACCGACAGTACCGACATGGATAATCCGGTAGGTAAGGTTCTTACTAAAATACCGGACGAGTGGGTTATGATCGACTGCGATCTTCCTGATATGACAGAACGCGATATTACATTCGTTAACAGATGTTATAAGACTCCGGATGGTAAGGTTGAAATAGAAGGATTGGAAGCCATAGATGATAAGATAAATATCAGGGAGTCTATTTATACCGTTATTCAGTCGACGGACGATAATTTCCCTGCCGGCCATGTTTTTAAACTAATTCCAGAGAATTGGGTTCGAATGGTTTGTGACTTTCCTGACATGACAGAACGAGACGTAACTTACGTTCTTGAATGTTACACTACTAAAAAAGGAAAAGTTCAAGTAGAAGGTTTGGTAGCCATAGATAACATCCTTGGAGCCAGGGAAGAGGTTTATACCGTTCTTCAGTCAACTGATCCTGATATTAAGGTAGGAACCGTGCTGGATTCCATTCCCGAAGATTGGGTGAGGATGGTCTGCGATTTTCCTGACATGACGGACAGGGAAATTGTTGAAGTGGACGAATGTTATAAGACTGATGGTGGCAAGGTCAATATAAAAGGTTATCAAGCTATTGATGCCGTTCTTGGTGTAAGGGAACAGTATTATTATATTGTTAAGACAACGGACGACGCCTATCCTCAGTGGACGAGAATAGATAAGATACCTAACGAATGGACGAAAACCGAATGCGATTTCCCTGATCTTACAGAAAGACATATTATGTCCGTAGATGAATGTTATACTACTCCTGGTGGTAAAATACATCTTGGTGGATACAGGTCGGTAGATAGCATAATAGGTGTCCGGGACGAGTATCTTATTGTCTTAGAAACGACCGACCCTGATATACAAAGAGGCGCCACATTCAGCAAAATACAAGAAGGATGGCAGCGTATTGTTTGTGATTTCCCTGATGCTACTACATCCGATACAGAAATAGTAGAAAACTGTTATAAGACAGAAAAGGGTAAGGTTCAGATCCGAACATACATAACAATGGACGGATACGGAAATACAAGGGAATTGAGACATATGGTTCTTAAAACAACCGACCCTGATTACAATATCGGATCCAATATCGATCAGATACCGGTAGGGTGGTTAAGTATCGAGTGTGATTTTGCGTCTGCTACACAGCGCCATATAAGACAGGTCAAAAACTGCTACGTTTCTGATGCAGGGAGCATCTACGTTGAGGGAGAAATCGTTTACGACAATGACCTTGACGTGGACAAGATGGCGCTGACGGTCATGGAAAGCACTGACCCGGCGATCGCCGTAGGGACGGAGCTGGCTGCCATTCCCTCTGGCTACGTGAGAACAGTTTGTAGATGTAATTGTTGCAACCACTAAATCTTATTGTCATGAGCTGTAACGAATATTTTTTAGTAACACTGGAGTCTAAATCGACTCCAGTTCGTCATAAATACACGAATTTAACAGATGAATGGTATGGTCCTGATGGCGTTAAGTACGAGGATCCTGATACGATAACTAAGATCGAAGAACAAGCTACAGATAAGAATCGTATAGGGGATAACATTTTATATCAGAAACTTATTGAAATACATTCTCAAGGAGAGTCAATAAAATCGGACATCGGAGACATAGGTCAGGTATTAGATTACATAAATGGGGAGGAAGTGTAATGGGAACCATATCAGATAAGTTAATGAGGATCATAAATACCAAAGAGGACATAAGGCAAGCCCTTATATCCAAAGGGTATGATGTACCTACTTCCATACCTTTTAAAGAGTATGCGAAAATGATATTAGACCTGCCATGTAAAGCAGATTCCTTCCCGGATATAGAAGGTATCGTAGCCAGATATTCAGCATTAGGTCTCACTAATGAACAAATGGCAGAAAATCCCGTATGGGTTGATAAGACGGGTAACGGACACGATCTACAGTTAAAAAACTTAGCCTGGGGTGGGATGTCTGGGGTAGGTGGGTATGAAATGAATTTCAATTTATGGAGAAACAATGTTTCAGGCATTCCAGATATTTCTATGTCTACGACGACTACCTCAGTTAGTGTAAGTGTTGGAAATTCTACTTATGATAACAATCTTATTTATATTCATATAAGTAATTGGGATATAAATAAGAATCACTGGTTGAAGGTCACATCTACTTATGAAGATGGAGATCTCGCCTTTATATTTTATAATAATAGCAATACTAAAAAGATTGGATTGCCAGCTAACGGCTATGTAAACATACTTGCATACCCTGAATTTAAAGGCAATTATATGTATATCTCAACTACATCTAATAAGCAAGGTTCATTTACCATCGAACAACTTCCCCTCTACCCTGGTGCACTCGTTTTTGACGGAGTAGACGATTATGGTGTTTGTGAGAATTTCCCTATTCTGACTAAGGAAAAGGGATATACGGTTGTGGCGTTGAGACAGTGGATTACAAGGGGTGAAATAGCCCAAGGATTAGTATCTAATGTAAAGAATTGGCTCAAGGATGGTGCCTTCTTGTTAGAATATAGAAATATACAAGCCGATCATCTTAATAAGCCTATATCTTTTGGAGCAATAGGGAGTGAAAATGATTTACCACACATCCTTACTTATCAGACATCTAAAAGTTATAATGGTGTTTCGATTACAACTGGTAATTTTGAGGGAACAGATGTGCTACATGTTGGGAAATTAGCTCCAACTAATGTAGGAACTTGTATTAACGCTGCTATCTGGGAACTTGTATTTCTCGACCACGATGCCACCGAAGAAGAACTGACCAAGATCAAAGACTACTTCGTCAAAACCTATCCTTGGTTATTCCCCTACCAAGCATGGACAGTGGTAGGCAAAACCAACGAAGACGAAGATCGTGCTACTATTGCCAACATTACGGGCAATGGTAATAATCTTGTACTGTCGAATTTTGGGTTTGCAGAAGGGAGTGGGTATGGGTTGTATGCTCAAAATTACATTTCATACGCCATTACTAACAGAGCTGTTTATACAAAAACCAATTCATCGATTCACGTTACAAAGTCTATAACAGCAGGGGTTAATTTCACAGAATCTGCGAGAGATGTAACCATTCCATCGTACAGAATAAAAGTTACTGGTATACAGTCTGGTCAAGAGATGATTTATAGAGGGAGTAATAATACTTTTTTAACGAATATTCCATCAGACGGAATTTATGTTCTTCCTGCTGTAGAAAATGGATCTAATTTAGGATTTCAATTTGTTTCGTATACGGGTGATTGTGATATCACCATAGAGCAAATCCCCGAATACGAAGGTTATCTGGTTACTGATGGGGTGGATGATAGAGTACAAGATAGTTCTTTTAAACTAAATAAAGATTGGACACTTGTGGGAGAATGGGTATTTTTAAATCAAAAGGCAACAAATGCAGGAATTACTAAACCATTCAGCTTTGTTGTCTATAACAGAACAACAGGATTAAGCCTATTCATAAATACGGGAACATCAGGAATTACTATAGAGAACGTTAAATCTATAAAAGCCATATGCTCTGATGGACGTATATACTTTGACGATTGGTCTAAAATGTTAATTAGTAAAGATCAAGACATAACAAGCAGTACCTCTGTTTTGTCAATCGGTTTTAACGGTACAGCATATACTCAAATGGCTTTTAAGAATTTAGGCATCTACAACAACCAGCTCCTCTCCAAAGACGACTGTATCAAAGCATATAACTATTTACAAACCCTAAAATCAAAGTAATATGAAATTCATTATCATACCAAAAGAAGTATATGATTCCGTATCTGAAGAAAAGAGACGTGAATTAAGAACAGGCAGTCCAAGAACGAGTGTAGATGGTTCTAAAGTTATTTTGCACATAGAACATTATGACCATCTATTCAAGTCTTTAGACATGCAGGCTGATGACGAACCTCAATATCCGTATCCGGTATATGATAGCCCTTCTTCTGAGTTTGAATCTGTTCTTTCATCTAAAGAATGGGTGTCTGATGTTAATGACGAGCGTCTTTGATCTTGTTATGGTTGGGACAATTGCTATATTTGTAAAAAAGTTGAATAATTAAAGCGTGTGGTAGCGTTATCTACCATATAATCATCATGTTTCAGATAATAATCGGATGCGTTTTGGCTAATATCCTTACGATAGCAATCATCGGTTTATCCCTGTATTTAGTGTATCGTAAAAACGAAGACCGTTTAAAGGCTTTGGATTCTAAGATTGATCAGAAGGTTGAGGACGTAAAAAACAAGGTTGGCGCGGTGATGGACATCGTAGACCAGATCAAGAAATTGTTGGACAAAATCAATAAAAAATAAAAAATGGCAGAAGTAGGTTATAACAGTAAATTCGAAGGTCTGGAGGTTGATTCCAGACTTGAGAATGTGGTGCAGGCCGCTCCTGGGACGGGCTCAGAGTCGGGGAAGGGAGGCCTCATCCCGGCTCCCCCTGCCGGAAGTCAGGACGGTAGCAAGACTCTTCTTAGTGACATGACATGGGGCGATTATGTAAACAAGAAGTATATAGATGATGCTGTATCGGCAGCAGGGTGGAAGAAGCAGATTGTTAGCAAACTTCCTACTGTTGAAGAGGCGAAGGATAATGTCATGTATCTTGTAAAAGATGATGTGGCATCTACAGAAACCAAAAACGTGTATAATGAATATATTTTGGTTACTGAAGAAAGTGGTGGTAAGGTGCTTGAATCGCTTGGTATGGTAAGTACCGGAGTAGATTCGACTTATCTTGATCTATCCATATTTCCCAGTACTTCTGGAACTCTTGATGAGGATTCGTATGCAAAAGTTATAGATGCTTACAATAACAGGATTACATTAGGTAAGCTTAGTTTTTATTATTTTTCTTTGGATTATTTTTTAGATAATGATAATTCTGAATTAAAAATAATAGCTGTTTTATTTAATAACACCAACTCAAAGGAAGACGTATCTGGATCTTATATAGACATTGAGATGGTAACTTATGTTGTTTCCCAAGATAAGACATATAGAGCTATAGCTAATACGGCTACGTTGTCTAATGACATGTTATCTTATTTGAAGTTTATGGCTAAGACTCCTAATGTTGTCACAACATTAGCAAGTTTGCCAATAGATGCTCATAATATCATAGCCAACGTAGCTTCCGCTACGAACCTGTCTATGGCCGTATCTGCTGAGGATGTTGGGAGGGAATGGCAGGTGCGGGTCAACAACACTACCGGCACAGACATCACGCAGCCGCTTCCTACCTCTGGCCTGTTCCAGAGCATGTCAGGCGATAGCGTAGTAGTACCTAAAAATAGTTTTATAGAATTAAGTATCTGGTATATTAATGATAAGTTAGTTATCAGAGTAGGTGAACAAGCTTAACAGAAAGGATAGAGTATGGTTTATGTAAATAAAAACGTAAAAGGTTTTTACTGGGAAGGATACGAGTTGGATTCCTCTTCTTACGAAGTAGGGTATTCTTACCAAGATTTCTTAGATGGTAAATGGGTTCAACTTGACTCCGATCAAGAAAAATTCCATCAAGACAATCCTGATGCGAGTGTGAAAGAAGTTATTGCCATGCAGCTTGACCCGGAGCCTCCTGGACCAACTGAAGAGGAGTTGCTTGCCAAGGCTAAGGATAAGAAAGTTTCTGAGGCCAGGGAATATGCTTATTCTGATGCTGTCCGCTCTTATAGCTTGGATGGTAAACAGATATGGTATAACAGCAGCATGAGGCAGAAGGTTAAAAACGATATTGATGTAGCAAAAGGGAGCGGGATATACACCATATCTGTAGCAGATTCAGAATACGAGCTTGATATTGCTAATACGGCAATGAATGAAATGCATGTATATGAATCTGAATGCGATGATCGTACTGCTGCCATAGAAAAGGAAATAGCTTCTAAAATTGACAGGAGTGAAGTTGAATCTATGAAAGTGGATGAAGGATATCCTGAGAAGTTGGCAAGGACAAAGGATCAGATCATAGAAAAAAATAAGATCCTTGAAGCTAACGATCCGGAGAAGGCTACAGCCATGTACATGAGGGCGATGATCAATACGCCGGCTATGTTGGAGAATACTGACCAGAGTCTGGCTCTTAAGATAAAAGGATTGTATCCTATTTGGGATAAGGATGGAGTTTATGGCGACAAAGGTCTTCCTATGGGAACTGCTGTTGTAAAGGGGCAGCGTTTTCGTAGTAAAAACCAGCCTTCAGATTTGGATTGGACTTTGTTTGAAGTAAGGCAAAATCACAATCTACAAGCTGATTGGGTTCCTGGCCAGGGAGGTGGAGCCGAAAGTCTGTATATGGTTGTTCAAGAAAAGCATTCAGGTACCGTAGACGATCCTATTCCTTGGGTATATAATTCTATTTTAGAGAACGGAAAGTATTACATAGACAAAGAAATTAAGTATCTTTGCATAAGAGATTCAGGCATCCCTTTGGCTTACGAGAATCTTTCTGATCTTGTATCAGCCGGATACGTAAGGGTTGTTTAGGTCGTAATTTGTTGTTAATGTTATGGATGGCCCCTGTATATTTATTTATGCAGGGGTTTTTCTTTAATCCAAACTCCGCTTATTTTAATATTTGGTAAGGTCCTGATTATCTTTGTGAAAAAGGTTAAGTTATGGAAAGAAGTGATATTATAAAAGAATTGAGTCAGTATTTTAGTATTGTTGAATTAGTTGGTCCTAAAGAATACGGTAGAGACAAAGATCTTTGCTGGAGGTATTTAAGAACTGAGTTGCTTCACACGATACTGGTTTTAAGGAAAGACATTTTGAAAACTCCGATGACGGTCAATACATGGAAGTCAGGTGGAAGGTTTGATGAGCGTGGGTTTAGGAACAATATCTCGGATATAGTAAAATCAAAGACCGTATCAGGGTCGTTGTATATCAGTCCTCATATGCTTGGAGCAGCCATCGATTTCGATGCCAAGGGCATGACGGCAGAAGAGACAAGGAATAAAATAATTCAGTTGCAGGATTTACTTCCTTGTCCCATTAGATTAGAATCAGGTACCAATTGGGTCCATATTGACGTATATGACTCTCTTGGAAGTAGCAAGAAAGTAACTATGTTCTAATATGGCTTATCGTTTTGTAGGAAGGATGAATTTAGAAAGTTTCTGGGCTTTTCTCATTTCCGGATTATCAGCGTTGTGGATGAATTTCCAGGAGATTCACCACCTTATATATTCTATATTGTTTATATTAGCTATAAATCTTTTGTTAGCTACTATAAAAAGTATCAAACACTGCTATATCCGAAGAAAGAGAAAGAGGCCTTTTAAGATATTGACATGCATAAGCGAAATGGGAGTTTTGAAAATCCTTCTTGAGTTCGCGGCCTGCTCTTTCGGGTTGTTTACCATATCCGGAATGGATCTTATTATGTCTATGGGAGGGCATAAATCCCCAGAGTTTATAGACATGCTTCTTCAGTGGATTACGATATTCGCCTTAATATTATACGGTGGAATGGCATTCAAACGCCTCGGCGACCTTGCACCTGATTTAATGATAGTAAAAGGCGTTAAGTATTTCTTTAGCAAAGTAAGTTGGTGGCAAAAAGTTCCATTCGGAGAAGAGCTTAAAGAAGGTATTAACAACGGTGATATACAAGAGCTTTTAGACGAAGATAAGGAGGGTAAAAGATGTGTTTGCAAAAAATGAGAGCCGGGCATGTGTTAGGAGTTCTTCTACTGTGTTTTATATCTTTCTTATTTGGTAAAACATGCAAGAAGAAAGAAATAATACACGATATAGAAATAGATACGGTAATAGATACCATTATCCAACCTATTCCTGTTCCTCAGTATATAGTTGACGTAGGGGAGGTAGAAATACCTTTCCCTATGGATGCTATAGTTAAAAAAGATACGATAAAAGACACTGTTTATATCAATATACCAATACAGAGAAAAACGTATCAGACAGATGATTATAGAGCGGTAATAAGTGGATACCGACCAAATTTAGATACAATGACAATCTACCACAAAAGAGAAATAATATACGAAAAAAGTAGACGGTGGGGATTAGGAATCACCGCCGGATACGGATTGTCTAAAGATGGTTTTTCTCCTTGTTTGAGTATGGGTGTATTTTATAGAATATGGTGAGAAGCCACTGATGTAAGACGGACAAAGCCTGTCTTACGCCTATCCTGAAGTTCTATCCTACAACGGCAACCCCCTACCCTGCAACCTACCCGGCCTGCCTCGTGCTGCGGTCTGAAGGGACCTGCTATGCTGCCTGGGCTGTCCTGCGCCACGACACACTACAGCCTCGCCTACCTGCCTTGCCCGCTTATCCACTGGCTACTTCATGGTTTTAAATAAAAGTTCATTCACGCCTCACTCGCTTCGCTCGATTCGGCATAAATTCACTAAATAATTAAATCAATATCTCTACGTTCTCTCATATCGTTCCCTACGGTCACGATATTCGTTCACTTAAAGGATTAAACAATAAGCCAAACAATATATAGGGCAATACGTTCCTTCACCTCACTCCCTTCGGTCGATTCGGTTTCAGTCACTCCATATAAAGAATAAGGTCTTAAAAGTTAAAATAATATGAATAACAAATAATTAATTAAAACAATATGAATAATAATTCAGGGAATGAAGAATAAAAGCGGGAACGATAAAATCGGGACTGTTTTTATTCAAGATAACTTGGTCCACCCTGATGCTCAGTGTGTTACAGGATGATCGCTATTTGGTGCCGTTTTTGTCGTAATGCGATTAGGTACAGGTACAAAAAAAGACCTGTCCCTTATTTTCTCAAACCAAGGACAGGCTAAAAGCTTTTAGTAAAATTTGGAGCCAATAAACAATTTTGTTACATTTGCTCCAAAAAAAAATAACAAATATATGGCGAATATACTCCAAATATTAGACGGGCGCAAGCTTCACGACAGACTTCTTAAGAAAGAGTCGGTCTCACCTTTAGAGGTTATACGCAATGAGTATAACCATTTTAGCTATAATGTAGTGCGTAGACCGGAAGGTCAATGTTTAGGAAATTTAAGGTATTTTAATCTTAATTATGATAGCAAAACAGGTCATTTCTTTAAAAAAGAGTTCAATTTAAGACATAGCAGTAATTTTGTAATCACCTACTATTGGAAAGATCGAGTGCGTTGTTTTATTGTTTGGAACTACGGATTTGGTCGTTATTTCCCGTATGCTGATTTTGTGGAGGCTATGGTGTACGATTATCTCATATACGGTCGTCGATCAGTTCCATATAGTACAAAGGTTCAGGAGACCGAGAACAGGTGTGTTAGATTTTATATAAATTCTGAGATATCTCATCTTAGAAAAGTGGGATACAAGGCTTACAGGGAAGAATTTAAGAAAGAACACCCCGAATATTTCATAGATGAAAGTTGCCGCGTTTTTCGTTGTCTTGACATGTCATTAAATAGGGAGGAGAAAATAGCGGCCTGCCATGCTCACAAGCGTGATCTTAAAACTTACATCGTTGACTCTTTTATTAATAGGATTATGAAGAATCCCACAACGCTCCATTTCTGGTTTTCTGAATATGTGGATAGAGAAGGAAAAAATCGCACATGTTTTTCCGATAAAGCTGTTGAGTCATTGAATAAAAGGTTGAAGAATAATGGTTTGAATACGTTGAAGAACATAACCTTGTATCGACTATTCAGGAGTAGGGTTAAAGAAAGATTTGGTTGCAATATTAGGACCTTCTTCAATAATGTCCTAATGAGCGCATCTACCGAAGAGGTCATCACTAAAGCTATTAAGAAAATAAAAGGCAAGAGTATGATGAGCTTGTATATTTCGGCATTGAAAAAGTACCGTAAGATATGCGAAGTGTATTATTCTGACGAAGATATATCCTTCGACGATATATTCCGGGAATACGGAGTAGATCTTCGAATGTGCGGGTAGGGTCCTTGTTCTCCATAACAATACATGCCAATGTTGTGTTTTATCGCTTCATTTCCATATCTTTGTAGAAAAAGAGAAGGAAATGAATTACATTGATATTTTACCACAGATAAGAAATAATATTTTCTATGTCAGGATAGTAATGACCGACTACGATGTGGAAAATCAGATGGTTATTAGAATAGTAGCCAGAAGAAATGACGGTTTGTACAAGACGGAAGTAGTACAGTATCCAAATGAAGGAACTGATTACAACGGAGAAATCATTGTTCCTATGTTTGGTATGGCTAAGTCATTGGTGGCCCAAATAGTAGGAGTAAAGATAAATGGTACTGAGGTACGTGTTAATAGCACTGAAGTAGAGGGGGCTGATATAACAGCCAGATACGATGATTCCCTTACCAGAATGGGATGGGAGGAGAGTATGAACAACATCCATATTGATTTTGAGGTTATAAGCACCAACAACCCTAAAACGCTTCGCATAGCCGATCAGTCGGAATGGGGGATACTTGCAGACAGACCGGCTATTATAGAGATCGTGCCACCTGAAGACGAGAATAAGTATGTTTATTATCTTGGTAAGAATCAGTTGAATGTATTCAACAGTAAGACTCTTGGCATAAATCCAGGTCGCGGAAATGATTTTGAAAACCTAAAAGATGGTATATACGATATTACCATAAAAGGCAGTCCTTCCTCTTATTCATTTAACAGAAAGTATTTAAAAACGGATCTGATCCGTCTTAACATAGATAAGATATGGGCCAGGTCAACTGTGTTATGTGATCATGAGGATGATGACGTTATTGACAAAATAAAAGAAATAGAGTTTCTGCTGGCTGCGGCTGAAGCTAATATGAGATTAGGGAATTTTGAAAACGTAAAACAATTATACGAAAAAGCATCTAAATTGATTTACGTTCTCAATAATTGTGAAAATTGTGGTTGCAAAATATAATCAATTAAATATAAGTGAATTATGGGATGCGGATGTGGAAGAAGCAACATTGCTTCTGTTAATAAAAGTCGGGCTATAAAGCCTCAGTCAAATACTACACCTAAAGCTGATTCTAATGCGGCTTGTATTCAGAAATATGATGAACTTGCTGTATTGGACAAGAAAATTATAGACCTTCATCGCAAGTTCAGGTTTGTAGGAGGTGTAAGTAAAAGGTATGCTGATATTCAAAAGCTGGTAAGAGGCTGGATCGTTAATTTGAAGAACGAGTGCCCAGATCCGGATGATCTTGCTACTTATTCTGAATACATAAATAAAGAATACGCCAGGTATTTTACCGTGAAGTGATATGGCAGCTACCGGAAGTACACAGCAAATCCTTTTCCCTTCATCTTACTTATGTGAGTGTGCTGATCGTTTTATAGCATGTAAGGCTGATCAGTATCTACAATATCATAAGTATAAGGTAGGTATCAAGCCTGATATGGATACGGTTCTTAAAATAGATCGTATGAGAAGAATCGTATGTGAAGGGGAATGTGGGCTGTGTCCGGACGAGATTCAGAAATTTAAAGAAGAACTTAATAAGATCTTGTCATGAAAAAGATGTATTATAACAAAGAATACAGAAAAGCTTTCAAGAAATCGAATTGTCCGGAAGATCTTGGTTCTGAAGAAACGTTTATCGTTCATGAAGCTGAATTTTGTTCGGATATAAGCCAAGATGATGCAGATAGGAAAGCGGAAGAGTTTGCGGAGAAAGAAGGTCCGTTGTATGCTAATAAAGTAGGTGGCTGTTGCGAGGTATATTATAACACAAGACAGGAAGGGGATTTCTTTAAAAATGATTGTCCTGATGGTCAAAAACAAGAACAACCCACACATCACGTGGTAGAGGCCGGGCGTGTATGGTCTAAGTTCAGTACCGAAATAGCCAACTACGAAGCTGCGAAGATTCTTGAGCAAGAAGGGCAGGCTGCCGCTAACGAATCTGGAGTATGTAAAACCGTTTATTACAACGAAGATCAACATGGTTGGTTTAGTAAACGTTGTAAGGAAGGATGGAAGGCTCCTGAGAAATACAGGAGGATATACGCCGGTACCGTAACGTCTTTCATTAGCGTTGATGATGCCAATGAAAAGGCTAAGAAGATACTGGAAGAAGAGGGCATGAAATGGGTTAATGAAAATACCAAATGCGAGCCTGTTGTTGATGAATGCAAATTTGATTTTTGAAAATGAGCAACGTAAAATTTAATCCGACAGAAGGTGAGAATGATAAACTGGTGTCGGTGTTTTCTGAAATAAATGAAGGTCTTGATACGACTTTGAATTACACTATTTCCGATGAAGGGAATAAGGCTAAGAAGAACATAGTCGTTAATCAAGTTGGTAAAAGGGAAAAGTTTTTATCGAAGAAAGGGGAGGAATCTGAGCCTTTTGTTTTGTCTGATGGTAATACTTTCAACGTTCTTAAAGAAGGTGCTTCGGGATCGGCATCCGCTTGGGCTGAGGATCAGCTTCCTCCAGAAGCCACGGAATCAGTTGGCAACAAAAGCCTTCTCCCTTCTTGGGATTTTTACCTTATAGACATGACTCAAAATACCGGAGATAAAGTGCGTCCGGTCGGGAAGCTTCGTAAGAATAATCTCCTTAGATTTGAAAACGGAGATTTTGCTCCTACGGTGGGTATAACCGAGGAAATGAGAGCCGAATGCGATGTGGAACTGTATTTGGATAACGGTCATAAAAATAAGTATTGTGATGCCGGAGCATTTGACGCTAAGGCTTTTTACGAAGAGTATGGTATTGGTCAAAAACTTTATAATGTATCAGGATCAGAGGTAAGGATTTTAAGACCTTGGGAGACTACTTCAAAGAATTATAGCATATTCTTAGGATGTAGCAAGAGTCTGTATGTAGCTGATAAGGTAGTTGGCAAAAGTGGGAAAATATGGTCTGGGGTGTACGACGCGGACACGGTTCCTATGCTGGACGGACTTGACCTGCGCCAGACGTGCCCTGTGCTGCCGCCCACAGCCTTATCTCCTGGACCGGTATGTACAGTAGACTCCAAGGCAAGATCTTTCTTTTTCTTGTATGAAGGAGAAACAAATTGTAAATCCGGAGCCGGAGTTGGTAACGCCTGCACGATGTTTCTAAATGGAAGAACTTATCCGAGAAGCAATGACGTAAATCAAATCAATATAGCTAAGTATTCGAGGGCTAATAACGTAGATCCTGAATCTTCTTATCCTTTTTCTGAAGGTGGGTTCTTGACCTTGAATGCTTATATCATATACCTTGAAATGCTGTATGGTACTAAATACTTGGTTAATCCAGATACTTTTGGATCAGGTATATCAAGTAACTCCGGGGTAGGTAATGATGTTAATTACCATAAATACGGAGGATTGAAATACCGTAAAAAAGGAGAAGATACATGGATGTATGCCACATGGAACAACAGTTCTTCTATTATCCATTATGAACCTACTAAAAAAACTCATTTCTCTTACCTCATAAATTCAGAGTATCCTAAAGAACAATGCATGGAAAGCCAGATGGCGGCTTCTTTTGCATTTGAAACAGGCGTAGAAGAAGGATCAGAGTTTGATTTTTATGGAGGAAAATACTGGTATAAAAACGTCCAGGGAGCCAAGAGTATGGCTGAAGGTCATATGAATGTTATTGTGTTTAAGGAAATGACCGGCACTATATCAGCCTTAAACGAAAATGACGAACCGGCAGAATTTGATTTGGAAGTTATTTTAAGGATGTCTTTGTACGATGGCATGAATTTGTCTGGAGACGTCTTTAGGTATTGCGGAGGAGGATACGAACAGGTAGGGACTTGTTTAAATGATCCTAATGTCACTCGAATAGGTAATACTATTGATATTTATATAGAGCCAGATCAAAAGAAATGGGGATATGAAAAACAGACTACAATCCAAGAAGGTAAGGTTTTTGATTTTGAATCTAAATATAAAAAGGTGGCAACTACCCAGAATTTAGGAGATAGTTTTGCTTTACACCGTATCCCTTATACCGGATGGAAGGATAAAAAAGGGGGAAATATCGGAACAGGAGAATGTCTTTATACATGGGACAATTGCTACTGGGCTTCAGCTATCGGTTCCAAGACCAGAGTGGCTGCTCGTTTCGGCGGTTATGCGACCCATGGCATTTGCTCGCCTCGTGCTCTGAATGCGCATTACGCCGCTTCTACTACGCATCGCCACAATTGCGGCCTTGCCCAGTTGTTATTAGACGTCAGTCAACCGCAGGTTTGATGGGTGCAACCCATTGATGGCGCAGCCATCATAAGCGCAGCGCTAAGGCGCAGCCTTATATACTATATCACGGCGCAGCCGTATCTTGTCAATATAATATTTTATAGCTACAAAACAAAAATTTAAAATATTTAATACAAATTGTTTTGTAGCTATAAAATATTATACATATATTTGCAATGTCATTAGACAACAGAGGTAGTTAACATTATAAACAATAAAAATCTATTCAATGAAATCCGTTAGTCTGCTAACAAGTCTTACATTGGGATCTGACCTCTGAAATAGCAAATAACGGTTGAGAAAAAGGTTAAAAAGAATTGGCTGCTCGTTTCGGCGGTAATGCGAACAATGGCAATTGCTCGCCTCGTAATCTGAATGCGAATAACGCCGCTTCTAATACGAATCGCAACAATTGCGGCCTTGCCCTGTGTGGGCTAAAAAATTGGGTATATTCTTTTTAATCTTTCCCAGGAGTGGAGAATCAATAAAAGACAAGCGTATGAGGTTATATGATAAAAATATGATAGAGATGCGCGACGGTCGTAAGCCCGTCATTAGCCCACAACTGAAATCAGTTTCAAACTATATAGATGTAAGTTTGGATGATATTAGAGAAGCATGCGAAGCAGCATTTAAAAACCATTCTAAAAAGAATGATGTTGTTAATTTTAATTCTGATTTTGATGGTAATTCGTTAAAATTGTATGAATGGTATTTAGATGGTACTTATGTTAGCAAAATCAAATATCGCAAACTTGTAAAAGAAAACAAGAATGGTAAGGTTCGTGAAATAAACAGCCCGGATCTTACCACCAGAATCTATCAGCATCTTGTTTTAGTAAAGTTAGGTCCTTTGTATTATGAGAAGGATAATATGAATGGTCTTAATTGTAAGCCTGGATTTGGCATAACAGCATCGTCTAAATCAAGGTCTCTTATTAAAAAGATGAAGCACGTTTATTATGATAGACTTGATTTGAAGTATTGTTTGGTTATAGATCAACGTAAATGTTATAACCATGTAAAAGACAAAGTGTTTAGAAAAGTACTTAAGAACTTTATTTCAAACAAAAAGTTTATAGATTTTGTAATAGACGTAAGTTTCGTATCTGGAGAGCTACCTATAGGAACCCCTACAAGCCCTTTCATTCATCATCTCCTTATGAAAGATTTTGATGATCTTGCAAAGAGAATAGCTCCTTTTTCATTGAGATATGCCGACGATAATTTCCTTGCTTTCTATACTAAGGAGGATGCTAATACTGCCAAATGGAGGATTAAGAATTATTGGTGGTATGAGCTTAAGATAAGATCTAAAAGGCATACTTGTATTATAACAGACATGGATAAACCTCTTGATTTTTGCGGGTATGTTTTCCACCGTAACAACAAAGGCGTATCCGAACACAATAAAGGTCATGTGAGAATAAGGAAGAGGGTAGCCAAAGACGCGAAGAAGTGTATTACAAATGAAAGCTGGTCTTCTTACTTCGGTCTTTTAAAACACTGTGACAGTTATTCATTAATGTCAAAAATAGAAAATATCATGAAATTACGAGATTTAACAAGCACGATTCGTATTGATAAGAAAATGGATGCGGACAACATCGATGTAAAGAACCTTGAAGGTATTGTATTTGATATCGTGAACTATGAAATACGAAGCAATAACAAGAATGAACCAAACTGGATAAAGTGCTTGATAGGTATTCCTGAAACCAATAAAGAAGGGATTCCTACCGGTAGGAAACTCGCAAGGGAATTTCATGGTAATTATCAAGGTATAGTAAATTTTATTTCAAAATGTGAACTTACTTATGGCAAAGATGCTATTCTCCCTATTACCGATGTAGAGATAGAAAACAGATGCGGATACGTTTTTAAAGGCAGCACTAACCGCTTGGAATACATTGATTGACTTCTTATTGTGATGGTGTGAATGAAAATTATTATCTTGCACCAAAAAAAAAG